ATAATATATGATAATATTATAATAGGTTCAATTACCGATGGTTTATTTACCGATGGTTTATTTACCGATGGTTCAATTAAACATTATCCCTCTTAAATAGTTAAACTTATATTTTCATTTTTACAAAATTATCCACTGTAGTATTTTTAATAAATTCATCTATTATATCATTTTTTATATTTTTCAATAAATCATCTTGCCATGATACTTTGCATTGTGTATTTGGTTCAATTCGATTTAATGCACATCTTGCATAATGATGAACCCAACTACCTTTACGCTTATTTTCAAAAGAATGCTCATTCCCATAATCATTCATTTTTTTAAAGTTAAGACATGGTCTTGGGGTTCTATCTTGGAATAAATCGGTATCGGAATCCCCCATAGCACTATGATATTGCGAACATCTAATATTGTATATTCCATTGTTATTTTTTGGTCGGAGGCAATAAATAAGAGGTTGGTTGATATCAAGTTTCTTAATAGTAGAGCCCGACATTTTAGTACTTGTCGAACTTTTTAATTCTATTTTCTTTATTACTATATCCCCTCCTGGGAATACAAATTTAAGATTTATATCGGGAATATTACATTCAATCCCAACATTATTATATATTGAATTATGCATTTTAATAGTTTTCCATGCTTCATTGCAACAATTACATGCTAGTTGAGAATATTCCGAATCTAAATTTGATTCTCCACTATTCCATTTAACATACGATAATTCTTTTTGTTTTGTATTAAGTAATCTAGCAGTTTCTTTTGCAATATTATATATTACATTATCAGTTATTAATGTTATTGGATTAGTTGTTTTGTTTGTTGTTTTGTTTGTTGTTGAAAAGATCATCTATTAAATATAATATATATTATTATACTTAAATATCATTTTTATTATATTTCTATTATAAAATTATTTCTTAGCTGGTTTTTTCTTAGCTGGTTTTTTCTTAGCGGGTTTTTTCTTAGCTGGTTTTTTCTTGGCTGGTTTTTTCTTAGCTGGTTTTTTCTTAGCTGGTTTTTTCTTAGCTGGTTTTTTCTTGACTGGCTTTTTCTTGACTGGTTTTTTCTTGACTGGCTTTTTCTTGACTGGTTTTTTCTTGACTTGTTTTTTCTTGATGGGTTTTTTCTTAGCTGGTTTTTTCTTGATTGTTTTTTTCTTAGATGATCTGCCAAAAAGTTTATTAATAAACCCACCACCTGATTGACCATCTGATTGACCATCTGATTGACCACCTGATTGACCACCTGATTGACCAGGTGTAAGTGGGGTATTGAAAATCGAATCAAACTGTGATTGATTAGAACTGGGTTGTCCATTTAATTCGAAAAATGGAACCCCTCCAAGACCGTTCACAATTTTACCTTGTGGAACGACGCCTGGGGATGTTTTCCCTGCAAATGGATATGCTGCTGCTTCACCTCCTCGGTGACTTTTTGTTTTTTTTTTTGTACAACTCATTATATATTAAATCAATATATAATAAATTTAATTTAATGTTTTTTAAATGTATAATTATGCTAATAACATTCTAATAATCTTGCAGATGGGTCTAATTGTTTGCAAAATGGATGTCTCCAATAATATGGAACAAGTGTGATATTTCCAAAATACATATTATAAATAGTTCTATACCAATATGATTCTTTATCATAAGGTTGGGGTCCATCAAATTCCTTTTTATTAAAATCAATGTCATTCGGAATTATTTTATCTACATGTTCCTTAATCACATCAAACCAATTTCGATCAGGTGAACTAACTCCATCACTAAATGCTTCTTTTCTACGATATAATAAATCATTTGGTAAATATCCCTCAAATGCCTTTCTCAAATAATATTTTTCCATTCGATCTTTACCAAACATCTTATATTTCACAGGCAATGACATAACATAATTTACCAAATCAATATCCCCAAACGGGACTCTAGATTCTAATCCAGCTCCACTAATACTACGATCTGACCGCAGCACATCAAAATAACAAATATTTTTTAACATATCAATATTTGATTTTAAAAACGATTCGTCATCAGGCGCATTCATAAATCCTCTATATGACCCAAATATTTCATCTGAAACATCACCGCAATAAATAACAACATCAGGTGTATTTTTTTTAATATACTTGCTTACTAAATAATTACCAACAGATGCTCGTATAGTAGTTGTACAATAACTTTCAATTTGTTTAATTGTATCTGGGATAGCTTCTAAGAATTCTTTTTCAGTTACACAAATTTCATGGTGATCCGTCCCCAAGTAAGTAGCTGCAATTCTTGCCCAATACAAGTCAACACTGCCTTTTAATCCAATACTATAAGTTTTTAATTCTCCCTTTTTATAATTTTTAGATACAAGTGCTGTTACAAGCGTACTATCTAATCCCCCTGAAAGCAAGCATCCAACTGTTCTATCGCTCATTAACCTTTTATTAACTCCATTTGTTAATAATGTTCTTATTTTGTTACACACCATTTCTTCGTCATCACATGAAACTATTTTATAATCAAATGAATAATATTTAATAAAATCATGTTTATTGCTCATTTTCCAACCACATCCAGGAGGGAATTGTTTTAAATTTGTATTATCCATGAATAGAAGACTTTTAGCCTCACTACAAAATCCTATATCATTGTCACTCATACAAATATACAATGGTCTAATTCCCAGTGGATCTCTTGCTACAAAAATATCATCTAATTCTTCGTCATATAAAATAAATGAAAAAACACCATCTAACTTTTTGAGCATATTTTCAAACCCAATCTTTTTATAAAGATGTATAATAATTTCACAATCACTATTTGTTTCATAATCTAAATCTAAATTATATTCTTTGATTAATTGTTGATAATTATAAATTTCACCATTACAAACAAGATATGTTTTTTTAATATAGAATGGTTGGTCGCTTTTAAAATCCAATCCGTTAACCATTAATCTATGGAACCCTAAATTGATTTTATTTTTATTTTTATTTTTATTAATGGTCATTAATTTACAGTTATCTGGTCCCCTATGATTTGTTTTAATAAAATATTTTAGAATATCAGAATATTCATGTTTTTGTTTGTTTTTTTGTTCGTTTTTTTGTTCAATATACGCAAAAATCCCACACATAATATTAATATTAATATTAATATTAATTGTAATTAAGCTTTATACGGTCTGGTTTAATAAAATAGTATATAAATTATCAGAAAATGTTGATATCATAATAATTATAATAATAAGCAAAGTATTGATATTAACACCGTGTTGTATAGATAACTTGAATAAAAGAAATAAAATAAAACTGATTGTCATATTTTCTATTTCTGTCTTTGATATATTTTTAAAATACCCTTTTGCTTTTTTAACACTATCGAATATAACTGAAAATATATACACACAGCATAGTAAAATGATCAAACCAATTAATATATTTTTTTCAAGTTCATTATCAGATACATAGCTATATTTAAATAAAATACCTATAATAATACAATACAGTCCTGCTAAAAGTATCATTTTACTCCAATTTTTTAAATAATATGCTCCGATATAAGCACCAATTGTTTTATCATCTTTCAATGAAGTTGTAAAAAGGGGGAAGTTTTCTCCATGTGAATGTGAGTTCCAAATTTCATACGGAATAATGACAAGTAAAAATATTACACCGAATATTATTTTTTTTTCAGTATCATCTCCTCCATTTAATTCACATATATGAAGGAAGTATATCAAGTATAATAAGATTGCTTTAATTAAAAAACTGGGGATATATGTACAGGCGGTGTAACCTGTCATTTCCCACCATGTTTTTGGTCCACTGCAATATGTCATTATATATATTACATCCAAATTAATTAGATTTAATAAATGCATAATATACCAACGATATGATATATACAATAGTTGAATAAACTCCTGCAGAAATACCAGATACAACCATATCCGATGTGTCAGTTGAGTCAGCTGATATATGTTTTTTATATTTATTGATAATGCTAATAGCTCCTAGAAGTTGACAAACAATATATTCAGACATATTTGACTTTGCATAATTACCTAATAATCCCTCAATAGGATTATGTGCAGCCGATTGTTCCATCTCATCATAAGCACTGCTATAGTCATATATGGTTTTTTTATTATTTTTATACAGGGCATTTAAACTAGGATTATATCTTTGTTTATATATATCATGTGCAAGTTTATATTTGAATAATTCAACATATTTTTTTATACCAGTTTCATTTAGTTCTTCTTTAATTTCAATAGAGGTATTAAACACCATTCCAGCCAACTTATTTAAATCCGATGCATTTTCACAATTAAATGATTGTCCTTCCAATTGCTGACCATCTGTACTAAGGTCTAATCCGTCAAGTGTTTTATATAAAAATTCTATTAGTGACGGAACTGTCTCTGCGTATAACATGATGGGTGGAAAAATAGCCAATGCCATCGCCTTTAAAAATGTATTCATTTTTTCTGAAATTTGTAATGGAATACCAAAAATAAATGAGATCATGTTTGAAAACACATTATCCATTTTTGAAATAATATACAATGTGGATGGAAGTCGGTTAATAAGATAAATTATACTAAAAGTGATGCCTGTCCAAAATCCAATTTTACTCGAAGAATGTGAATTTTTACATAATACACTTAATGTACTTCCTTGATCAGAACTTTTGGAATAAAAAACCAATAACCCAGTAATAGTTGCAAGCGAATATACTGTTAAATATATACTAGCACATATCAAAATTAAAAATATAATATCAATAATAATATTTAATATAGGCAGCACTTTTCTTTTGTTATTCCCATCCAATAAACTCACAAATCCATATTTTATAGTACCAATAACTAAGTTTGACCAAACAGTTATTAATCCACTAAATAATAATAAAATAAAAAATAAAATTACAATAATTGTGAAAACAATTATGAAAAATTTACTCTTTCCTCCTTTGAGCCCCTTTAATGATATATGATCACCATCAGATATTCCATAATATAAAAAATTATTTTCTGAATTTAAAATTCTCCCCTTATATCGAAGTATACCATGACCGAACTGTTGATTAATAATGTAAACAGATTCTAGTTTATCAACCTTTAATTTAACATGATCTACGTAGACGTGCATGTTACTATATAAAAATAATATATATTTATTTATTTTTATATCCAAATAAATTTAATAAATTTGATTTTATTAATATTGAAATTGAGATGTGTTTCTTTTAAATAATTAACCAAACAGTTGCAATCTTCTACTGGTATATTACTTGTTATTATATAATTCATTATTGTAAAATCAAAATGATTATTATTTATATTTGAAAATTTTCTAATAATGTTATGCTTTTCAAAAAATGTTATATAATATTTTTCTTCAAATTTATCATTTGTATAAAATAAAATATTATGTGTTTTATGATTTTTAATAAATGAGTTAATGTTTTTTAATTTATTACTTTTTCGTTTACTTGAAATATATAGGTTATATGAATTATTATTTTTAATTTTTCTCCTACACATTGGACAAGAATCATTTTTAATAATTTTTTTTACACATGTTAAACAAAAATTATGACCACAATTAAAAAAAATATCAGGGTTAGCATCAAAACAAGTTGGACAGAAATCCTCTTTGAATATTTTTATTTTTTTAATATTATATATATTTATATAATTTATTTTGTCAAATATTTCATCGTATTCATTTGATTTTATATTAATAATCTCACTACAAATATCATTTTTAATATTATTTTTTCTTAATAAATATTTATAAATCATATTATTAATTTTACCATTCGATACATATCCATTAATTATAATTCGAAACAAAGATTTGCAAATTGATGATGTAAACATAATAATAAATTTTGTTTTTAAGTTTTTTAAAATATTATTATTAGGAGAGGGATTATCTAATATTAATATTTTAGTCTTTAACGCATCTTTGAAATTAATATTATTTTTTAATAATTTATAAAAAGATCTATATTGCAATACATCACATCCCTTCCATAATTTTTCATTATTTGATATAATTAATGTATTGTCAATTTCATTTATTAATTTATAATTATTAAATAAATTTGTATAAATAATGCATCCACTAATAAAACTATTATTAAGTTCAATATTATGAGCAAGCCATTCCTTTGTATAATCTTGTATATAGTAATCTTCCAAGTTCCCCTTAAAGTCACATGTTTTCCCATTATCGAAATACATGGGTGTTAATGCATTTGCAAACATTTATATTTATATTTATATTTAAATATAAATTTATATCTTTAATTATAAAATGGATTCCAATAATGCTGAACAAAATAAACAAAATAAACAATTACAACAATTACAACAACAATTACAAGAACAATTACAAGAACAACAGCAACAACAGTCTAAATCACCTAAACCTAAAAAAAAAGAAACAAGAGAAGATCTATTAAAAAAATTAAGGTCTAAGACAAATGTCAAAAAAATGCAAAGACAGTCTAAAATATCAAAAAAACATATGATTAAATCTGCAACCAATAAGGTTGGTGGAATTGATCCAACATTGTTAGATGGATTAAAATTAAATAAGGATACTAAAAATATGTTAAAGAAGTATATGCCTGGAATACAATAAGTCTAATTATTTAATTTCTTCAATCGTTTTGCCAACAACTTATTTTGAATATCAACAGATTCTCTCAAAGTATTAATACATTCACATAAATTATTACCAGTTGAATCTTCTAAAAACAAAGATAATACTTGGTATAATGGATTTTCAGTTAAATCTATCTCTTCTGTAATATACTCCGATTCTGCATCCGATTGTGCATCCGATTGTGCATCCGATTCATAAAATGTATTAGATGATTTAGGTGCATTTAGTATACCAGGTGCATTTAGTATATCGGACGCATTTAATGTACCTCGCATATCCTTTGAACTTCGTACATCCTTTGAACTTCGTACATCCTTTGAACTTCGTACATCCTTTGAACTTCGTACATCCTTTGAACTTTGTACATCCTTTGAACTTTGTGTACTTTGTACATCCTGTGTACTTTGTGTATTAGGAGATTCGGGTGTTTCAGACGAATAAGACATTATAAGTTTTAATTGTAAAAAATTTATGATTTTTAAACGATATTAAATATAATAATAGATATAATCAATAAAATAAGGATAATAATTATTTTAAAATAAGGAAAACTATTATTAGTGGTTAATACAATATTTGGAAAAATTTTATTTGGAAATTTCTTGTATATATTCATTCGAATGTTGTTCTTCATTTTTAATGATATAATATATATTATCTACCTTATATAAAAAGCATATTTCATCATATTTCTTGCCAATTATTTTAATAGTACAATTATAATCTTTAAATGTATAAATAATATATCTAATTTTAAACATTTCACTAAAAATAAATAAATAATTAATAAAATCAGTATCATATTTTTCACATTTTTTAAAAGATTCTTTTATATTTTGCATTATTTTATAAGTTACATTCCCTTGATCTAATATTTTTCTAATAACATAGTGATTTAATTTATATGATATAAGTTTCATTATATGATTTTCACTCGAAATATCATCATTTATATCACATTGATTTATAACATCATTTACAACATCATTTACATCGCATTTATTGATAACATCATTCAGATTATTTAATTTATATCTTATACAATTTGGACCAATTGTTCCTGAGACATTGTCCAATACAGTTTCTGGTAAGCTATTTGAAGTCGATGACATATATTTCTCATTATCATTATACAATTCTTCAAAATAATCATTAATATATATATTCCCATAACGTCCATTATAATATGGAAAAAAATCAGCGATATTGTATATATCATTTGTTTTAAGATTAATAATATCATCATATCCATTTTCAACAAAATCATTTATATTAACAAAATCATATTTATTAATATCATACATAAGCGGATCAATCCCAGGTCCTTCACCTTGGTTATTACACCACCAGAAATTATCTTCTGATGGATTGTTCATGGGATTGTTCATGGGATTGTTCATGGGATTGTTCATGGGATTGTCCAAATATCTTACATGGATATTTAAATTGGAATCATAATTAACAATAACTGCAACAAAATATTTTATAAATTTATCATTATGTTTAACCAAAATTTTAGTTCTTTTTTTAAGATCGGTATTATTACAATATTTTTCAAAATTCTTAATATTTTCAATATTTATTTTACTAATGTTCATCTTGGTATTTAATAATATTATATTAATAATCATTGAACCTATTTTTTTAAGTGAATAAATACTGATACATAGAATGATGCGATTGCATATACAACCATTAAATAAACAACAAGTGCCCTGTTGATCGGATTTTTACTTTTTTTAAGATCTAAAATTTTAGGCTTAACTGATAAAATGAAAATTACTACAATAATATAAAAAAATACAGCATAATTTATATTGTTATTAAATATCATTAATATAATATAATATGATAAAATATATTATTATTTTACTTATATTGTTATTTATTGTAGGAAGAACAATTATACATGAACAATTTTCACAAAATGAACTGAACTTACGTGATAATTATTATAAAAAAAAATATATTTATACAAATAATAATATTGGATATTTAGTTGATAATAACAAGGATACAATTAAAAAAATTGTAGTTAATTTTTCTAAGAATTTAATTAAAAAAACAAAAATATTATTCACAAAAATAATACCATACAATGATGTATTGACTCTCATGGACGAATTAGTGAATACATTTACGAATATAAATTTTATAATATGCGATGATGTAACTATAAATAATTTATTTTTTGAATTTTTTAATAAGAGTAAGTATAATAAATTTAGATTTGTGTCTACATTAAATAGAAAAATTATATTTCCAATATGCAATTTAACAAACGAACGGGTTGCTAAAAATATAATTCGTGAAATTGGTATGGAAGATAGTAAGAGGAATAGGTATATTGGGAAGGATGTTAAGAATTTTTATAAATTAAAAAATATTAATATTAATTTACATTTTTATAAAAAAAGAAATGATTCATTGGATGCTTTAACAAACAATCATATTGATTTATATCTTTACATTGACTCATTTCCGAATGATACTTTGCACAAAATTTTCGTGAAAAATAAGAATTTTACATTAAATAATAATTCATTTCAAACAATTTTTAAGAATGATGCATATTCATATTATAAAAAAATTAATTTTGATTTAAATAAAATTGTTGATTATTTGCCAAGAAAAACAACAACAACATTTTATACAACATTTAAACCCGATATTGAGTTATATTCGTTTAATATTTCATTATACACTGGGATTGATACAGATTTTAAAACTATATATAATATTAAAAAGTATTTGTCAAATCATAAAGAAAATAATGATATTTATAATAATAATTATAGTAATTTTTCATTGTATTTCTTAAATCATCCTGCTGTAAATAAATATTTAGAAGAAGAAAATTACATTTCTTCATATAAAAACAAAGAATGTATAAATGTAACTGGAAAATGTACTCCTGACATGTTACACGTTACACGTTTGCAATATTTGTAATATTTGTAATATTTGCAATATTTGTAATATTGGCAGTGTTGTATTGTTTTACTTTATAATTTTTTTTTTTAAAATAATTAAATCTATCGTTAATATCGTTATCAAATGCATAATCAGGTGAATTAAATTTTGTTACTTGTTTATCACAACAAGTATCCAATGGGGAAATAACAAACCATTTATTATTATCACAATTATAACATTGAGGTTTAACGCTCGGATCAAAAAATTTATATCCTATTTTTTTTATATTTTGTGGCATTTGACAATGTCCATTTAAACATTTTCCAAAATCATTTCTATAATTTTTATTACTTTTATAGAAAAAACATTCATTATGTTGCTTACATGGTTTGTCCCATATACCAACTTCTTTTTTACGACCATAAAGGTCAATTGCACTTTCACAGTCCATTTTATTAAGCGCTCTAGATATTTTTCCTGTTTTAATAGAAAAACACCCCCAATGATTTGTTTTTTTTTTAATTACATCTACATAAATACTTGGTGTAATTATTTTTTCTGATTTTTCTAGATATTTATGTTCCTTGAGTCTTTCATTGTCAATTCCTTTTTTTAAAAAAAGATCTGAGGTATATTCATTCCCGACTAATTTATAAGAATCTAACATAATTTTACCATTTTGTTCAAACCCTCTTATATATATCACATATCCGTATAGACCATATTCTTGTAACAGAACAACAAATATGCCAAACTTTTTATGATTTGTTTTTCTATTTATAAATACATTTCCAATTGCATATTTATATATAATAAACTGTTCTTTTACAATACTATATATTTTCAATATCATATTGTCAATTGTTTTATATTTACTTTTTTTAATTTTATAATCAACATACATATCTTTTGTTAAATCCAACTCTTTATTTTGCCACGATGGCTGATCATGAATATAAAAACTAAATTTTTGATAATCTATATCATTTGTTTTTTTTAAATTTTTTTTAAATAAAGTCTCCATATATTTATGTCGCAATATTTGTCGCTCATTAATAACAGTATCCTCATTTATATAATCAATTACAGGAATATCCAATATTGTTGTATTATTTTTGCTAACAGGTGGTCTCATATATTTTAATCCAGAATAGGTATTATCTGGTACAAACCATGCTTCTTTATTATTTTTCAGCTCTTTTTGTGTTAATGTATGAGTATCAAATTTTTCAATAAGTGGATATGTGCAGTAAATTAATAGAATGACTAAAATAATTATAGAAATTATTTTAATGTTCATATAGATAAACCTAATATTAAAATATTTTTTAAGTATTTTTAAGTTATTTTATCATAATATATTTTTGTTATATTAATTAGGAGTATCATAATTATTAGTTACTTCTGACATACCATCTCCATAATTTTCAGTTCCTTGTGGCATTTCTCCGTAATCATCACCCATTGACATATTTTCATTTGTTTGATGTGGTTGAATTGTCAAATAGTTTTCTTCAAATACTTCCTTATCCTTTTTAATTTCAGAATAATATACTTCTTTATAAGATTCGACTTGGTCTTCATTTGGGTTTACTCCATGAGTTTCCATATATTCAATTTTAAATGTATCTTCAAGTTGTTTATCAATATTTTCATCAGATTCTATATCTAATATAGTTGGTTCAATGAATTCGCCAATACCTTTTGCTAATTTACGTTCTTTAATGCCTTCTTGTTGTCTTCTATCCAATTTGTTATAATAATCAACTTTTTCAACAAATTTATCATATGTTTCATTGCTAATTTTAAGAGGAACCTTATCTTCATTGTATTTTTTAATTAATGTAAATAAAAAGTTTGATATAATATTATCACCAATTGATGCAATTTTATTCATTTCTGAGAATAAAAGATAACTTATAATAACAGCAAATTTATCACGTGAATCAAAATTATCTAATAAGTTATCCAAATATTCCATTGTATATTCAATTTTAATTTTATTAAATTCGGAAGATGATTTTAAAAAGGGTTCAATTATATTATCACTTCTATAAATAATTTCTTGCATGATCTTCGATGTTTCTGAATCAGCAAATGATATTTTTTCAATTGTTTTTTTATAGTTATTCTTTATCATCCATAAATATTTTCTTAAATATTCATTTAAAAATACAATAGGTTCATTCAAATCCAATAATAAATTATTAGTAAATTTTTGTTTTTCTTCATTTAAAATAATTTTATTTAAATTTAATTTATGCCCAATTTTATTCATCATTTTATTATATTCTTTTACAACATCGTCTTCTGAAATATTTTTTATAAATTTTGTTGCAGCTGATTTATCAATTGGATTTTTAATATTTAAAATGTCACATGAACTAATAACACTACTATTTTTATTCATTACAAAATCAATACTTGGAATATTAATATGTTTTTCACCGGTTGTTAATAATCGAGATACTGTTCCAAATGTAATTATTTTTTCAGCCTTTAATGAATATTCATAACTCTCATTAATAATTTGTATTGTCTCTTTATTTTTTGTTTCAATGTAATTAATATATTTTATTTTTTTAGAAATATCTTCCTCGCAACAACTATTTTCTAACATTTCAATATTATCAGTTAAGAGAACATTAGACATTACCTTATTAATAATTCCTTTTATTTTCAACCCAATATATGTTTGTCTTGTTTGAAACTTTGTGATATTTGTTAAAGATGCTTTTTCAGGAATTTTTATTTTATTGATATCAAATGATAATTTATCATCCAATATCTTAATTAATTTTTTCTTTTCTTTTTCTATTTTATCAAACTCATGTTTTTTATCATACAAATTACTTAATCTATTTTTAAATAAATCGTAATATTTGACGAACTCTCTATCTACGTATTTTAATCCACGATTCATTTCTTCAATTAAACATGTCATAAAATTAATATAATCATTATTAAATCCATAAAAAGCACAATTAGTATTTCCCTGTATTTTTTTATAACTTGGTATTCCAGTTTGATATGCAACTAATAATCTAGAACCAACAATTGAATATTTGCTTTTATTAATATAATCTTTATGCATTTTTTTAAAAATTTCTCTTTCAATAATTTTCTTTATTTTTTCTTTATTTTCCCCTCGTGATATCAATATAGCCATTTGTTTTTTTTTAAAAACAGTATATGGTAATAGCTCAGAAATATACTTATATGAATCTACAAGGGTTGTATAATAATCTTCTCTTTTTATTCGAATACCTATTTTAGAATTGAATGAATTAATAAGATATGCAATAATATCTAGTTTTTTGAATTTGTCTTGATCGATATTAAAAAATATAAGATCTTTTTTAAATTGGTCCGTATGTGGATCAACCGTGCTAATTAAAGTTGACATATAAATTTCTTTATCTTTATTTTCCATACTTTTGATAATAGTGTCATCTAGCAAAGTTCCAATGTGAATCGCACTTCCTGAAGATGAAAATCCAGTAACATCGTCAAATTCAACTTCAGACAGTACATTTCCACATACATGACAGTTTACATATTTGTTTGAATTTTCACCGACATCGCCAAAAATTGTTAACATTTTATTAAGTATTTCTTCTTTTTCTCCATTGGAGTTTGTATCATACATTTGCATTATGTAGTTCCAGTGTCCACACATAATTTTTGATTTATACTTTTTTGAATAAATGTAATTATTAATTGTAATACCATCCATTCGAATTAGTTTGAACAGTAAATAATTCCGCTGTAATTCATCGTCAATATTACTTATTTTTTGTAAAGTTTTTTGAATTGTTATTGATGCAGGAATTGATGTAGGAATTGATGTAGGAATTGATTTTGGTTTTATTTCTATTTCTGAAACAGTTTCATTATTATTATGTGTGGTTTTATTTTTATTTTTATCAAACATTCTTTTAAAAGTATTAACATTGTATTTAACGGGGTCATGATCACCATAATCAATATTTTCTAAAAAACTCCCATATGTATGTTTTATATTTGAAGAATGCAAATCATTCTCAATAATACCCAATCGTCTTACATGGGGTTGTAACTTCTTAATAAACTTCCATTTTGTCCCATCAAACATATATTCTTCTGAATACAAATATCTTATATAGAGTGCTTTATCATTTTTTTTATAAACTTCTTTATCTTTAACCCATCTAGTTTTTTTTTTTACAATATACGATGAATATAATTCTCCATTTAAAAGAATTTTGTCTGTTGGCAATGGAGGTAAAAGTAATTGTTCATTATTTATAAGGTCAGCGTGTTCTTGCAAAACATTTATAATTCTTACAGTGTATTCTGGTGCATTTTTGTTAACAACAATAGAGTTCAATTCTTTTTTAACAATTGAGTTCATTTTTTTTTTAACAATTGATTCATCAGGGATTATTTTAACAATGAAATCATAAAATATAAATCCTTTATCTGGCTGTGAATTAATCCACTGAATGCGGGATTCCAATGAATCATTCACATTATTTAATAATGGGTATTCGCCATATACATTTTTAAATTTATTAATATTTTTATAATTAAATATAGAACCCTTGTATGGGTCATCCTTCAATTTATCATTTAATTTTTTATTTAATTTAGTGGATATAGATAATGGCGATTCTTTTAAAATATTCTTTTTTAAAATATTAAGTATTAAGTCATATTCTGGTTTATTAATATTATTCAAATTAATATTATATTTACTTATTGTTTTTAAAATTGTTTTAATATTAGGTGTGTCCTTGATTTCGTCATATAGGTTTCCTATAATTGCATTATTGTCTGGAATAATTTTGGACAAGATATCATTCAATTCGGAATCATTTTTCAAATCAATCTCAAAAGAATCAAATAAAAATAATTTAGCATTTTTCATATTAGAAGAATCGTTGTCAATTACAATAGTTCCATTTTTTTTTTTAATATTGATTGTTTTAAAATCCAATATCAAATTTGTATATATATCACCTTTAGTTCCATTTTTACCACCAGAACTATCCAGCTCAATGTTAAAGTTATTATCATCAATAATTGATACAATATAAGAACCATTTATAGGTGGTACTGAATTACTATTTTTAATATAAATTTTGTCATTATTTTTTAAATTATGTTTATGAGATGTTATTTTTGTTCTTTTGCCAACAATTATTTTTTTTATTGATGTTGATAATCCAAATCGTGAAATTCCTCTTTTATCACCAATTAAATCCAAAATATCAAATTGATTAATTCCAAATACCAAGAACCCTACAATATTTACAGTTTCACCAATAACAAGTTCTTTTTTTTGTATATATTTAATATTTTTATTATCAGGATCTTTCACCTCAACCGTTGTATATATAGGAGCATCTACCACCCGCTGTTTCCATTGTTTGGAATCAATATCATTAAATCTAATTGCATTAAAATTAGTTTTAGCAGTTAATTTATAACCACCTGTTATATTGCCTGGAAGTTTATATGATTTAAAAAGAGAATGTTTATTTTTTAAATATTGCTCAAGTGTTATTTTTTTTGCATCATATTTTATTTCATTTTTATCATATTCATCCAATATAATTCGCTGATCTGTTATTACAATGCCATCTTTATCAAGGGGTGTTTCTCTACCATATATATATTCGGTCGAATAATCGTCATCAACTATTTCTGAAAAAATTTCAAATTTATCTTTCACTACGGGTACTATCCAAAAATTACTAAATTTTTTATTTAAAATATCTAAAATATATTTATTATTACATTTAATATTTTGATCACCAATCTTTTTGACATTAATAATGTCATTTACTTTTTTTTGAACAATTGTTTGGACATATCGTGTTCCTTGTTTTGTAACTGAAAACATGTCAAGAAATGTATTTTCCAAATCCTTAATATATATTTCATCATCCTTATATATTCTTTCATATTCTGGAATTTCTTCAATATCGTTAATATAAATCACATTATTTGAATTATTTGCAAAAAGATCTATATTACCTTCGTCATTGCTGTTATCGTTATTATCGTTGTTATTGTTGCTATTGCTGCTATTGCTGTTATTGCTGTTATTGCTGTTATTGTTATTATTATTTGGAACAAAATCTCCACTTGTATCATTATTATTATTATTTTGATTATTTTGATTATTTTGATTATTATTGTAATTGTTATTGTAATTGTTATTGTAATTGTTATTGTAATTGTTATTGTAAGTTTTTGAACTGTTATTTGAGCTATTATTTGAGCTATTATTTGAGCTATTATTTGAGCTATTATTTGAGCTATTATTTGAGCTATTATTTGAGCTATTATTTGTACTGTTATATTTTGAATTATTATTCATATATAATAATAGTTCATTTTATTTTTTATAATATATTTTTTTTTACTGCGTCTCTACAAGTTATTGTCATATAATATTGAGCATTCCAATAACTGAATCCCATATTACATATTGTTAGAAAGAAAATACTATCATTATTATCATAACTATTAATTATTGATGGAATTCCTAAAAATATTGAAAATAATATTCCAGGACTTCTAATTAGCACAGATATAAATACATATATGAGTTTTTCATATTTACTGCGCATGAGGTTTAGTTTAACAAGCCATAATAAAGAATAATCCAACAATCCAGGAATGCCACATATAAATAATAACCCAACATCAGTTACAATTGAATCCAACAAATATGTTAATGGGCTGCAAATAATACACATAACAATATGATGAATCCATTCAGCATTCTTTAAATATTTAGTAAAAAACATCATATGATAAATATGAGGTATTATTGCAAACCAAAATGTTATATGAGATTTATCAGACCATTTTATTAAGTGACATGTCCCAGTATTGAAAATACATGTTATGAATGATGGAAAACTAAAATATGTAACACATAAATTTATATACGCATGTATAAAAAACCATCTTAAATTGTGGTGTTTTATATTTGGGTTTATTTTATTAGAAATAAATATGGATAAATTGTCAATAAAAAAAATATTTAAAAAAATAAATAAAATTAAAACAAAATCGTTCATATATTATTATATGAATATCTTAATATTAATTAATTAAAAAATGACAAAATATTAAATAACATATTAAATAAAATAATATAAATGAACTGTAATATTTGCTACGAACCATATAAAAAACAAGAAAGAATAATATTAAAGTGCACTCATGGATTTTGCAGTAAATGTTTATTAAAATTAATTGCATCGACAAATAATTGTCCGTATTGTAGAGGAGATATAATATTATCTAAATTGACCCTTGGGTCAATGATTAGATATGCTATTGCGACTAAAAATTTATCATTATTTAATTATACGATCGAAAGAGATTCTACTATAATTAATAATATAGACGGTGATGGAAATACACCAATGCATTATGCATGTAATCATAAACAATTTATTAATGAAATGTATTCGTTAAATCCATTAAGTGTTCGAAATTTTAAAGGAAGGTATCCTCGTGATTATTTGCACACAGGTTGTGATAAATTCAATGGAAGTTTAATAGAAAAAGATATTTATGCAGATGATGAGTTTATATTAGCTGATATATTATTTAAAAATGATTTTGTTGATTTTAAAAAAACAATATTAGATGGTAAATTTCCTAATAAATTAATAATAGATTATATAGAATCAAATAATTTGATAGATTATAGGAATTTTTTAATAGAGATTGGGTTTATTTAATTTTTATTTTATTGATTTTAATATATATGAATATATTAAAAAATAAAGATACTGCGATAAAAGTAACAAAAATAAAACAAAATTTTGAACAATTTTATAAAAAATATATTAAAAACAATAGTTTAATGTTTACTATTTTATTTTCAATAATGATGGTTTATATATTATTTACAGTATTTAATACTTTCTTCAAAATACCAGTCATTTTATTTTTAGGAACAATTCTAGGATTGTATATACATAAGAATAAAAAATAAATTATTTCCATTCTGTTTTCATGTCTTCTATAATGCTAATAATATTGTTAATTTCTTTATCAAATGCTTTTTTTTCATCACCTTTTGACTTTAATCGAATGATTAGTTTATTGTCAAGTGGGTGTGGGATAAAATAACCAGCATATTCATTTTGTTTTTTATTTTTATATAAGTAATATGTTATTAAATTACCCAAAGTATCATCTTCATCCATTATAATAAAATCTTTTGCATTCATGAGATTGTCAGAATCTTTTTCTTTAATTTTACTCGATTCATTTGCATTAAGCTCAGATTTAAGAAATTTGAGTTTACTAATAAGAACATTAAATGATTCTTTGATAATTTGCCTTGGAGAAAGATATCCAACAGATTCAATATAGAAGTCAAATGATGTTGGCTCATCATCTTTATTTTTTTTATAAATTCGATCAGCGATTAATGTATTAAACTCAATTTTTTCATCAGGCGTTGTATATTTTTTAAATTCTTTTTTAATTTTAGATTCATCTTTTCCAAATGTATAAATAGAACATGCTGTCGGATTAAATTGTGGACCTCCTTTTTTAGAAATATTCTCAGTTAATTTAAATTCAAAAATTATTTGATTATTTGGCTTTAGTTTTGCAAATAAAATATTAGAATAACTAAATAATTCTTTATTATCAATTTTATTATCATTTATATATACTTCAAAATCGTCTGCAAGTACATCTTTCATTTCAAGAGTTTCGTTGATTACATTTAATTTAACTACATAATCATTATAATTTTTTTTAACACTAGTTGAATTTTTAATTGGAATTAATTTAAGTCTATCTTTAAGAATATCTGTATGAAGTATTGATGTATTTATAATCATATTTATATTGTTATAATCTACCGCAATGATAGGAATTTCTGCAATTGCAACTCGTCTAATAGCATTTGCCATTGGTATTGGGATCTTGTTGCTAAGAGTAAATTTAAGTCTATCGTTTTTTTCAGTTATTTTAGAGAAATATTTAGAATTCATGGTAATCTATAATAAGTAATATTATATTATTTAAATCATTTTTTTATTAATTATATCCAATTCGTTTATTGTACAGAAACGTTCCATTTATAATATATATATGAACGAACAATATATTTTACTTTATAGTAAACAATGCATTCATAGTCAAAATTTAATTAAAAGTATATACAAAGATCAATCATTATATAAAAAACTTTATAAACAATGTATCGACGACCCTGGTGTTGTTATTCCATCAAACATTACAATTGTCCCTGCCCTTATAATTAAGTCAGATAATGGATACGAAACGCTTCAAGGGTCAGAAGTGTTCAAATGGATTGAATCAAAAAAAAATAATACAACATCAAATAATACAACATCAAATAATAAATCATTTATTTCAACTCAACCAGACAATGCTTCAAATAGTTTAATTGAATCGTACGATCCTATTACAATGAATAGTGGGTCGTTGTCAGATACATTTTCAACATTGGATGACTCAAGGCCAATGTCACATTGTTATCAATTCATTGATAAAAATAGTGGTTATACTAAATCAGATGTTAATAATATGGTAACACCAACTGAATCTGATTTAACCTCAATGAAGTCAGATACAAGTAATCAATTAGAGCAATTAATAGCACAACGAAATATGGATGTTACGCAAAAAACACAACGACAGTAACACCACTTAAAAAAATATTATAATTCTATATATAATGAGTATATTAACACAGTTTAACACCCAGTTATCGGATCTTATATCCGAACTAATCTATCTTTATCCAGAAAATAAAAGATTTGCAGTATTTAATCAGAAACTTGATATTTTAAGATCAGTAAATCCCAAATTAATAATAGAGAAATATATAGAATTTATATATCCATTTAAGGCAGAAATTTTATCAGAGGATGATGCTTATTTTACATCAAAAACAAATGTTGACAATATCAAGGACATTTATAAAAGTGACAATATAAAAAATCAAAATTATGTACCAATTGAATCTGCATTAAATTTGAAAGATATTTGGGTAGATATGAATGATGAAACAAAATCAGCTATATGGAAATATTTCAAAGTATTAATATTGTTAAGTGAGAAATGGTTTGCGAGCAAATATAACAAATAATACTTGTAATTATTGCAATACTTGCAAATATTGTAAATATTGTAAATATGGTAAATATTGTAACTATTATTTCGTAAGTTAAATATATAAAAGGATATTATTATAAAGATATTATAATGTCCATGCAAATAGAACAATCGAAACAACCTGCCCAAGCAAACAAACCCGTCCAACCTACCCAAGCAAACCAACCTACCCAAGCAAACCAACCTGTCCAAGAAAATCAATCAGAAAAATTTAACATCGTGTATAAAGAGTTAGTAAAAGATATTAAAAATACATACAAGGATTTTAATATTAAAATTGGGAATAATTTATTAAAACATTTTATTATAAATGTAATTCCATATTTAGATGATATTTCATGTAAAAATATTGATGCATTTATGTACAAGCATAAAAAAATGCAATTAGTCGAGGGTGTTAAATTTTATAAATTATTGAAACATAAGAAAACAAATAATGAAAATATTAATATTATTTGGAAATATTTACAGACTCTATATGTATTAGCATATAATTCGACTGAAACAAGTGCAATTTTAGATGGGTTGAAAAGTGATACAAATATTACAAATATTACAAATATTACAAATATTACAAATATTACAAATATTACAAATATTACAAATAACTTGGAAAAATCAAATTATACAATTTATTTAGAAAATTTTATCAATCATGATAATATTAATATGATGCATGAAAAAAACACGAAAAAACCCACCCCTAAATCGAATGGTGCATCAATTAGCGACGACGAGGAGGATGTAAATGATGCGAATAATGCATTGCCAGATTTTCTTGAGAATTCATTAATTGGTTCATTGGCAAAAGAATTAAGTAGTGAAATTGACCCGGACGAGTTAGGGGATCTTGGGAATCCCGAAGATCTAATGGGGAGTTTATTTGGAGGTGGTGCCGGCAATCCAGGACTTGGGTCATTAATTGGGAAAGTTGTTGGTAAGTTGGATGCTAAAATGAAATCAGGAGATGTTGACCAGGATGCATTAATGAATGAGGCAACTTCGATGATGAAAAAATTAAATCTATTTGGAGGAGGAGGAGGTACAGGGAATTCGGGTACACCAGATATGAGTGGGTTAATGAGCATGATGGCAGGGATGACAGGAATGGCAGGAATGCCAGGGATGGCAGGGATGGCAGGGATGCCAGGGATGCCAGGGATGCCTCCTCAACAACCATGTGCTCCAACGAGCAATCCATCTAGTAATCCAACTGTTAAAAAAAAGAAGAAAAAAAAAGGGAAGAAGGGTAAAAAGCATTAAAATTAAATATTTATAAATAATATATGTTTTGGTTAGAAAATCCGAAAATGCTATTTGATAAAATGAATTACCTTAAATTTTTTCCAAATTCATCAATGAGTACCGTAGAGAAATTAAATGCTATAATGAGATTATCAATATATATTGGGTTGGCATTAATATTAGTAACAAATAATTATAAATATTTTTATTTACCAATTACAATGTGTGCATTTACATATGGGATTTATAAATATAAGTTAAATACTGTTGAATCATTTTTTAATATGTATGATCCAATAGATAAACAAGTAGTCTCGTATCCAAAAAAATGTACTGTTCCGACAGCAAATAATCCATTCATGAATATTAATTTTATTTCAGATCCATTAAACAAAAACCCGGCTTGCCACCCAACAGAAAAGATTAAGAATGAAATGACTAGTAAATTTAATATAAATTTATATAAAAATGTATCTGATGTTTTTAAAAATCAAAATGGCCAAAGAACATTTCATACGATGCCTTCAACTACCACTCCGAATGACCAAACAAAATTTGCAAAATGGTTATATGGAACAGGTCCGACATGTAAAGAAAAAACAATGTTTTGCGCAACCCCATATAGTAATTAATAATTAATATAATTGGAAAATATAATATTTATAATTATATATAGTATGTCTGAAAAACAAGATTTTAATCGCTCAACAGGTATAGCAAAAATGAATAGTGGTATTATGGATTATAATATTACTGGTATTATGAGTAAAACACGAAAAAATTATATTGATGCTGCCCAAGAATTTGGGTTATATCAGCAAACAAATCAGGGTGGGAAAAACATTAATATTGATAAAGAATCAGAATTATTAAATGGTAAATATGGAAATTCTATTACATCAGATAAAGATAAAGTCAGTAAATTATTAATGTCAAGGCCATTTGCAACAACTCCTAATTTGTCAATTGGTACAATCCCAGATACAGAACACCTTCCAGCGAATCGGTATGGTAAAATGACAAGAGAATTTAAAAAAAATATGGATTTATCAGGAATAAGTATTAATAGATTTATCCCATTATTACCAGAAGTTAAAAAAAGCATTGATTATCACGAACAACATATAAATCCAACAACATGGATAAGAGGTGGTATGGATACAAGAACCGTTATTAGAAATATAGATTATCTTAAAAGCTGTGGTAAAAGGTAATTAGCATTAAAAGGTAATTAGCATTAAAAAGTAATTAGCATTAAAAAGTAATTAGCATTAAAAAATATTATAATATTAGTAATAAATATATTATAATATGAGTTGTTGTGATCAAAATAAAGGCACACCCATTTCACATAACTGTTGCAAGTCTTATTCTAGCAAAGATATTAAGAATATAAATGAAAAATATTCAATTGTTCATTTTAATCAAAATAATCAAAATATGTCAAATATAATTAAAACATATTTTATAACAAATCCATTAGAATTACAAAGTTTACTAGATTTCTATAATAGCATATTAAAAGCAGAAAAATACGGAAATATACAAGCGCATATTGGATGGGGTGAAGTAAATAAAAGAACAACAATATGCGGAGATATGTGTTTTTTTAAAAAAGCACTTATAGATAAAGGTGATTTTTATACGACCATTAATGCTGCAATTCAATATGACAAATGGTTAAAAATGAAGAATATGTATGATAAGAGAGGACTATATTATTGCGTTGAGTTTGAATATTCATCTCAGTGAGCCAAACAAATATATTTTTATATATTATATGTACAGTAGTTTTGACCAGTCGTATTCGTTTGGAACATCAATAGAAGAAGCATTCACTCCTGGATCTCAGTCATCGCCAAGTCATCCATCAACACCAACAATCCCGATACCTGGACCACAACCTGGACCACAACCTGGACCACAACCTGGACCACAACCTGGACCACAACCTGGACCTCGCCCTGGACCACGACCTGGACCACAACCTGGACCTCGCCCTGGACCACGACCTGGACCTCGCCCTGGACCTCGCCCTGGACCTCACCCTGGACCTCGCCCTGGACCACGACCTGGACCTCGACCTGGACCTCGTCATCGACCCCATAATGGACATCATAATGGACCTCATCATCGACCTCGACCTGGACCTCGTCATCGACCCCATAATGGACATCATAATGGACCTCATCATCGACCCCATAATGGACATCATAATGGACATCATAATGGACATCGTCATAGACGTCGCAGTGGTCGTCCAACATTTCAGCCTCGGTGGATGGCTCGAACTGTCCCATTGCCATATTACAATGGTCAGAATCAAAATGTCAGACAAGAAATTATATATGATCCTGTTGATAACAGTGACCTATTGAGATTATTATTATTTGTTGTTATATTAATTGTAATTGCATTATATCTCAGAAAAAAATAGATGTATTAAATATAATGAGTTCAACAAGATTGATATATGATAAGTGTGCTTATACGAGCAGGGTAAATCGAAATACGGCTGGATTAGATTACACTTTATATCCAGGTAAATTTTATAATACTTCAAAATGTAGAATGGAGTTAGGGACTGTTGGTGGAAATAATGTGTCATTGTTTTCTGGAAATTTAGTTGATTTAGAATCAAATTTAAAAGGGATTCAGCGAACAAATCCAAAATGTAATAAAGATGAATTAAAAATCACAAATAGCGATTTAATCCCACAATCATCATGTCAACTGATAAATTATAGCCAGACAGTTGTCCCAAATGGTCAAAATTTAGACTATTGCGGATACACGGATAAAGATTAATAAAATATTTATTTATATATTATATGAATAAATCTAGTATTTTTAATAAATACATTGAAAAATGTAAACAGTGTAATGGAATCGGGCTTGTTAAATGTAACATGATATTATGTAAAAATTGTAATGGGGCTAAATGTTATTTATGCAAGGGTCGTGGTTATGTCCAATCCAATTATAAAGAATGTGAAAAGTGTTGGGGTTGTGGTAAAATATTAAATTCAAATAATATAGAATTAATAAAATTATATCGCATATACAAATTGTCTTAAATTGTCTTAAATATTTTCGATATATAATATATAAATGGATAATATTGAACATAAATTATCTAATTTGGAACATGATATTGCAAAAATGGATAAATATTTATTAATAACAGGAAAACCGTTAAAGGATAGTAGTATAATTGTTAACCTACATGCATTAAAACGAAGAGTTATAAGATTACATTTTATGATAGATTTACATGAATATAATAATAAAACAATTAATAAAAATAACAGAGATAGATTAAAAAAGATTAATAAAAAGATAAAATTATTAGATAGTTATAATTCAATGATTATAATGTATAAGCAAAAGAATTCATTGGATCTAATTGCACTTGTAAGTCTTATTTTTTTACCACTTACATTAATAACAGGTTATTTTGGTATGAATTTTGGAGGAATGGGATCTCCTGTAAAAATAAAGGGTATATTTACAATAGGGAACCCTAATTATTTTGTATTCACACTGTTTACTCTATCTTTCATTATATTTGGTATATTATTTTATAAATTCAAGGAATAAATAATTATATTTTATATTAATATATAATGAGTTTTACACGAAAAAAGTATGATACCTCAAATACAAGACATTCATTGGCCGAATCAATGAAATCAGGTCACTATCAAATTGGTGGGCCAAAAAAATGCAATCCATGTTTTCAACCAAATCCATCTATAAGAATACAAAAAAGTGGTGTTGAAAGGTTTAATGGAGCAACAGCAGACATTGAATCAAAACTCCATGGGACTACTTCATCGCCAGACAACTATACTCTTCAAAATCAGTGTGATGGTATCGATAGTCAGTATTCATGTGTACATGGCGTACACGGTGTGCATGGTGTAGGAAATGATTTTTCCCAGATAAATCAAATGCAGACATGTTTTCTCCCAACAGAGAATACCAGGTTAAGCAACCCTGCTTCAAATTTAAGAGGTTCTGGGATTAATAGATTTAACCCACTTTGTTTAGATCCTCAGAAGGGGGTAATATTTGGTGCACAATATGATATTCCAACAAGAATGATTGCAAAAGATACATTTAGACCATGTGTCCCAACACCATCTATAAATAATATGTTACCCGAACAGAAAGAGTTACCTGATTTTAGAACAATTCTTAATGCACCTGCATCATTTATTGGTTCATTATATAAGTATGATAAATGTGGGTAATTTAAATATTTTATATTAATTATAATATCGAATGCTTATTGATAATTATAGAGACTAAATTAGTCTTCATAATATGTAGTATTACTACTAAGCATATATCCTATAAAAATCCAATCTGTAAAATTTCCACCGGAAGGGCATCCCATACAACACGCTATAATTAATGTTGTAAATACAAGACATACAGATAATAATTCGAATATATTATATGCATGGTTACTGATTTTCCATGAACCATGTGGTTGAATATATACACGAAGTCTACCTTCACATCCACGCACAGGGTCAGTTTCAATAATTGTTTGTTTGTTTAACGCATTATTTTGTATAATAGTTTGTTGTCTTGCAATAAAAAACATGAGTTCCCCATGATATTCAAGTACAATTTTGCCACTATTTCCATCTACAGTCTTCATTAATTTAGTAGGATAAAGTTGCCATTTGTTAGTTTGACTATGGTCACCCTTAATTTCCCACTTAGATGGGAGATGATGTCGCCAATTCGTATAACAATACATAGAATTTTTATTTAGATCTACACATATGGTTTTGTCACGTGGTACAACAATAGTTGCACCACTCTCTGGTATGTTACATCCATCTGGAATGATACATGGTCCTTCTACACCACACGTTGATACGATTGATTCTGTGTTAGATATACTAGAACTGCTCGTTTGTGTCATAATAATTGTAATTAAAAAAGGTATAATATATAACATTTGTATTTTTTAGAATGTATTTTTAGAATGGTATATGACAATAATTCTTATATTATTTATTTAGCATCATTTTTTATTTTTTAATTTATAATATTCATATTTGAGTTTATGGATGTGATTTAAAAAAAACCACTTACCATCCGTAAACATGAAGAGCCTTCGTGGGGAATTTCATAAGGATTACATCAAGTTCGTCGTTATTTATTAATGACGTCATTACATTTGTAATTGATGATTTTGTAAATTCAGAATCGATGCCCCAATAATTTTTAGAACAAATACGCAAGTTTTCAAAAATACCCAGTACAAAATTAACTCGTGTTGGTGTTGGTGATGGATTTTCTGTTTCAAGTGTTTCTAAATATCTTAATTGCCAGTGAATAAGAATTATCCCCCTAATTAATAATTTTTTATATGTTATGCTTTTAGGTGTTTCTTCTTTTTCTAATATCGGAATACTTTCAATTGATTGTGTAAATTCTGTTGTATTTAAAATTTCGTCAATAGTTGCTACTATAGAATCAATCATTTTTTGTGCATTGGCATATGTATCTGGTAATTGAAATTCACTTCCACTGTAAAACGGGAGTCCGTCAATTATTGTAAGTTTTTCTTTATTCAATTCTGTAAATTTCGACAAAATGTCGTTGTTAGTTAACAGTTCAGCTGAACTGTTTCCTTTATATTGTGTGATAGTATTCATTTTTATTCAATATAATAAAATGTATTCAATATTATTAAAATCATTTTTTTTATAGGGCTTAAAAAGAAAAATTTAGTAATATTAAAATGACTACTTTAAATGACACAAACATAAACGACGTACAAACAACAGAAGATGTTGGTATATACGAAACATTCGAATCGATGGGATTATCAGAAAATATAATGAAAGGAATTTATGCTTTCGGTTTTGAGAAACCTTCAGCAATACAGCAAAAGGCAATTGTCCCATTCATGACTGGGAGAGACTTAATTGCACAATCTCAGTCAGGTACTGGTAAAACAGCAACATTCGTAATTGGGATGTTACAACAGTTAGATGAGAATGATAAAGGATTACAGGCAATTATTTTAGTACCTACGAGAGAGTTAGCAAAACAGATTAATGATGTAGTAACGGGGTTATGTACGTATACTAAATATAAGGTAAATCTTGTTATTGGTGGTGCTAAGAGACAAAAATATTCATATGGATATGATGACGAATACCAGATTTTAGTAGGAACACCAGGAAGGTTAAGTGAGATGGTTGCAAAAAAATCTATTGATCCGTCAAATCTTAAAGTATTGATTATGGATGAAGCTGATGAGATGTTATCATTTGGATTTAGAGAACAGATGGTTAAAATTCTTAATAAAATTCCTAAGAAAACACAAATCGGACTTTTTAGTGCAACAATTCCGGAGGAAATGATGAAAATTACTACTAAATTTATGAATAACCCGATTAAGATTTTAATTAAAACAAGCGAGGTTACATTAGAAGGAATTAAACAATACTATATTGTAATTGAGAACGATGAGGATAAATTTGATTGTTTATGTGATTTATATTCAACTATCCGGGTTACTCAATCGATTATTTATGTAAACCATAAGTCAACTGTTGATTGGTTAAGTAAAAATCTAGCAGAAAAAGATTTCACAGTTGGGAGTATTAGTGGTGGAATGTTACACGAAGAAAGAAATGATGTAATGGTTAAATTCAGAGCAGGGGATATTCGTGTACTAATTTCAACAGATTTATTGTCTAGAGGAATTGATGTTCAGCAAGTATCGCTAGTATTAAATTATGATATTCCACACGAGAAGGAAACATATATCCATCGGATTGGTAGAAGTGGTCGTTTTGGAAGAAAAGGAGTTGCTGTAAATTTTGTAAATCAAAAAGATTATTCGAAGTTTAAAGCAATTATAGATCATTATGAAACAACAATCCAGGAGATGCCCGAGAATATTTCAAGTATAATGTAAATAAAATAATACATAATACATAATACATAATACATAATACATAATACATAATAGCCTAATATAAATGGTATAAATGGTATAAATGGTAAAAAAATTATAATAATATCTGATATATTATTATAAATGGAATATATAGTAGTTGGTTCTGTTATTGCTCTGGGATATTCTCTTAGTAACTCATCTGAAAATAATAAAAATAATAATAATATTAAAAACAACATAAAAGACATCCCCTCCAATAAAAATCCAAGTGGAGATGATATATACCAAAGTACGCATAGTCGGAAGGTAGAAAGGCATGTAAGAGACTTGTCACAAAACATGTATGATGAAATGAAAAAAAATAATTCAAATGTAATTATGCCTGGTCCTCCTGCCAAATTTTTACCAAGAGATTTCAATAATAGTGATGGAACAGTTCCAAGTAACAAGGTTGATAATTCTGCTGTTCATGTAAATTACAATGCAAATTACAATGCAAATTACAATGCAAATTACAATGCAAATTACAATGCAAAAAATGAATCAAGTAATATGAATGTTAAAAAAATTGATACTAATACAGGAGGATGGCATGGTATGTCATTAACTGGCGAACCAATTAATAAACAAAATTTTAAACATAATAACATGGTTCCATTTTTTGGAGGAACAATCAAACAGAATGTTGATGAAAAAGCAACTAGAACTCAATTTGAAAATTTCACAGGATCATCGGAAAATTATAGAAAGAAAACAGAGGTTAAAAGTTTTCATGATGTTAAGAATAATGTAACAAATCCATATGGGATGCAATCATTAGACGGGTTTCAAAAAGATAGATATTATGTATCTAATAAACGATCAAATGAAACGCCAGTTGAACAGATTAGAGTTGGACCTGGGTTAAATCAGGGATATACATCAAACCCATCTGGAGGATTTCAGCAAGGAAATACACGAGATTATGTTATACCAAAACATGTTGATCAATTACGTGTTAAAACAAATCCAAAAAATTCATATGGAGGTAGAATAATACCAGGTAAAAAACCATCAAAAACTGGAAAGGTTGGTGTTGTAATGAAAAATAGACCAGATACATTTTATGTTAATAATCCAGATAGATATTTTACAACAACTGGCGCCATCAAGGGACCAGTCCAGAGGCCAAATATTCTTATTAAACCTACTCATCGGAAAGAAACTAATAAATTCCATGTTGGTCCTGCAACAAATGTAGATGGTTCAAGAAATCGCAAAAGATCGATAAAATATAAAAAAACAACAAAAGAAGAATGGGGTAGTTATGGGTGGAGAAATATTGAATCACTAGGAGAGTGGATTGGAAGTGCATTTGATTATGGTAAAGATACTACAACAATGAAACGGACATTAAGACAGCAGCTTGCTTGTAAAAATAGAACAGGAAATGTCCAGGGTGGAAATAATGCACCAATTCATAATAAGAATTTAAGAAAAACAAGAAAAACAAATGTAATTGGTAATGCAAGACAGGCGGGCAATGTTAATAAGAATCAATGGAGAGGATATATTAAGGAAATAGATGATATAGCAAAGACAACAATGAAAGAAACAACCTTGGTGGAAGACTATATCGGAAATGCAGATGGTATTGAAAATAGAGATGGTGGTTATCAAATTAGAAAATATGAATTCGATGAAACAAATCGTGACACAACATCTGTGAATTATATTGGTGATGCAGATGCATCGGGTGGTTCCCAGGGAAGAGGTGCTTATCATGTAACTAAACATGATCCTAAAAAAACATCAAGACAGGAAACATCAGTTAGTTATACTGGTGCGGCACAAGGCGATGATAAACCTCAGTCATATGATGCAATTAATAATTCAATTACAAAGAGTATTAGAGATAAAGTTGCGAAGGGTCGAACACCGGCAACAGGTGGCCCACAAAAAAGGAATGGATCAAAAAATATTAAAATGTCTACACGTAGAACTGGTGATTTGAAAAATAAATTATTAAATGGGAGAGGGATGGTTTCGACAAAAACATATAATTCTATTCCACAGGTTGATAAATGTGGAGAAACACGAGGGAAAATGACTGTCCCGAATGAACCAATTCAAAATAGATTAGACCCCGATATGGTAACTGCATTACAATCAAATCCGTATGCACGAACATTTACTAAGGATTAATTAAAAAAGAAAAATTATAAATATTAATGCATATACAATAAACCACCAAATAGAAAAAGAATAATCTAAATCTCCAAAATCATAATGCGACATTGAATTAATTTTGCTCAGCAATTTATTTGAATTATTATTATTATTGTTATTGTTATTGTTATTGTTATTGTTATTATTAGAATACATATCAAGTGCGCTCAAAATATTAAGTTTGTTATTAGATTTGTTCATATATATATAATAAATAAAATAATGCGTTTTATCATACTAATATTTTTGTGTTAATAAACTAATAATGAATGTTAATGTTGCAATTTTAGTTGATGCTAAAAATGAATATACAAAGGAGTTACAAAAAATACTTGTACCACAATTGTTTACTGGGTTTGATAAAATTTATAGTAGTAATATATCAGAGTTTCAATCGAATTTAACAAAAATCCCACAATGGAACCAAGAAATAATAGAGAATGAAACAAAAATAATAATATCAAAAATTGAATGCGATTGGATTGACCAATTATTAACCGCTGTTTTTATAAGTAATGTTAAAATTCTAACAGCAGTAAATAATAAGAAAAAAGTTAATAAGATCGAATTAACTGTTCCATTATTATCACATTTTATTCATAAATGTTATTATGAAGGTGGTAAAGAATTTTATAAAAATCCATATCTATTTGACAAGACTCTAAGAAATTCCGAAAGACAGATAAATATGAGACTATCACTAAACATCATATCAGACTCTATATCAGAAGCTGTTAGGGGATTACTCCCAATTAGGCAAATTTTAAATAACTATCTAACAACGTCGGTTGAGGATGATTATCCTGGTGACGAAATATCAAATAAAAAGGTGCGAAAATATAAAATGCTCAATCAAATGGAATCGGAAGAAGAATCGGAAGAAGAATCGGAAGAAGAATCGGAAGAAGAATCGGAAGAAGAATCGGAAGAAGAATCGGAAGAAGAATCGGAAGAAGAATCGGAAGAAGAATCTGGAGAAGAATATAGAGAAGAATCTGGAGAAGAATCTGGAGAAGAATCTGGAGAAGATTATGACCCCCCATTTCTAACAATGGACCATCTTAATGGGTCAGAATATATTACACATGAAGATACAATAAACAAATCAATAAACAAATCAATAAACAAATCAATAAACAAATCCATAAATAAAGCCATAGACAAATCAATAGACAAATCAATAAACAATGAAGTCTCTTATAATACCGAAGTTGTTGAACCCGTGTCAACTGAAAACATCGGGCTTACTGAAAACATTGGGCTCACTGAAAACATTGGGTTCACTGGAAACATTGAATTATCTGAATCAATCGATGATTATGAGGTTAAATCCCCTATACCAAATACAAATGTTGATACAAACGTTGATACAAATGTTGATACAAACGTTGATACAAATGTTATTGCAAATGTTGATGCAAATGTTCTATCAGACAGTGTGGTTGTTAATACAAGTAGTGGTGTTGTTAATATTGATAGTAATACGGGCGATAATATGGGCGATAATATGGACGGTAATACGGACGGTAATACATACAGTAATACGGACGGTAATACGGACGGTAATACGGACATGCTTATTTCAAGGTTATCTAAATATAAAACAGTATCATTCGATGATAATGTAAATAATGTAAATAATGTAAATAATGTAAATAATGTAAATAATGTAAATAATGTAAATAAAAAAAACAAAACAAATAAAATGATAAATGTTGATAAGAATGATATTAAAAATACTATATCAAAAAACGATGATATTTTAAAACATGAAATTATAGATAATATATTTAAAAAACATAAAGAGCCCCCTATAAAAAATAAGGTTTTTTTAAGACGTGTTAAGCTGGTTAAAAAAAAAAAGAAAAAAAAAGAGAGGCCTCGATTCTTCGATTAATAAGTTAAAAATAAGATTTTTTTTTCTAAAAGAATTTTATAATGGAATTTTTAATCATCGCATTTTTAATTGCACTCATGGTGACAATCACAATGTATTTAGATACAATTGTATGTGGGTATGATAAATCTAAAGCATACTTTATTAAGTTGTTTACATTTACCTTTATTTCAGCAACAACTGTGTGTTATTTAATACGGAGGGGTTATCAAATTAAATCAATGTTAGGTGGATATGGAAATGTACCCTCTCAAAATATTAACCCGGGATTACCTAATTTTTAAAATAATCGTTCCAAAAATTTAAAAATAATTTAACTTAATACTATAATGAGTATTAAATTAAAAAAATTCAATATGAAAGACATAGGGGATCATAAAATTGTTGTGTTTATTGGAAAAAGAGGAACTGGTAAATCATTTTTAGTAAAAGATTTTTTATTTCATCGACAAGATATTCCCGTAGGCACGGTTGTATCGCCTACTGAAAAAATGAATAGATATTTTTCAAAGTTCATACCTCCAATTTTTATTCATGAAGAATACACCCCAAGATTAGTGACAAATGTTTTAAAAAGACAAGGTGATATAATTAAGAAAATAAATAGTGGTGAATATGGAGATGATGTTGATCCTCGTGCATTTTTAATATTTGACGATTGTTTATTTGATGATAGTTGGGCAAAAGATAAAAATATGAGATGTATTTTCATGAATGGTCGTCATTACAAATTAACCTTTATATTAACAATGCAATTTCCTCTTGGAATTAAACCACATTTAAGAACTAATATTGATTATGTATTTATTTTACGAGAGAATACAGTTTCAAATAGAAGAAGGATTTATGAACATTATGCAGGAATGTTCCCTACATTTGATATATTTTGTAAAATAATGGACCAATGTACTGATAATTATGAATGTCTTGTTATACATAATGGTGCACAAAGTAATAAAATAGAGGACCAAGTTTTTTGGTATAAGGCAGATGATCATGATGATTTTAAATTAGGATCAAGTGATTTTTGGAATTATAATAATGAACATTACGATGAGGAAGAAGAAAATGATGAAATTGATTTGACCCAATATGGGAAAAAAGGGAAATTACATTTTGATGTCAAAAAAATAGAATAATATCTAATAAATAAATATAATGGATAATAATGCATTAAATTTCATAAACAATCCAATAAAAATACCATCCAAATATAATGGATATAAATATGGAATTGGAATAGAACATGAAATGTATTTTTTTCACAATCCATCACTTTCAGCAAAAGAAGCTCCAATTAAGAATATTATATTGGCCCCGACAGAGGCATATCAATATATGTTATCGCAAAAAAAATTAACTATACAACACAAGAATGTTATTTTGAGTGTACCATATGAACCAACTGGAAGAATATGTAATGGAAAAGTTGTTTTAAAATCATTACCCGGTGTATGGGCTACAAAAGAAAGAATGCCTGAATTCATAACAGATAATCCAATATCAGTTATTGGAGACCACCCTTTAAAAATGTTTGATTACTCAAATGAATTACGTAAAAAAACAACATGTTATTTAAGAATTATGAGGAAATACCTTAATAAATATGTTAAAAATAAAGTATCATCATATGGAATGATGATGGAACCACCATTTGGTATGTGTAGTCATATTAAACTACCTAATAATTATAAGGCAAAAACGTATAAATTTAGAAAAGGAAAATTCAAGGATTATACTGGAAGTTATCATGTTACATTAACACTTCCCTATAAGGATGATATGAAATTAGATGATTTTATTGAGCAACATGCAAATTTTGCAAATATGGTACAATGGATAGAGCCTTTAATGATGACGGGATACTTTTCTGCAGATGACAGGTCTATGGGGACACAAAAAGTAAAAGCCAAAGGTTCATTTAGAGTGATGAGGGTCGGTTGGGGGAATTTTGGAGGAAGTGATATAAGGAAATTAAATAAAGGTATTGGTAGATATGCAAATATAACTCCATTCTGGAGAAAAGGATTAACAATCGATGAACAAAAATTAGTAAATTATTGCAAAGAGTTATCCCCTTCGTTGAAAAAAAAAGAGCCTGGTGCAATATCTGGATTTAGTAGTGATTTTAGAACATTTGGAAATACCGATCCAAAAAGACCAGACCATAGAGAATCTGGTACAGGGATGACAATTGGCAATGGGATTGAAATAAGAATTTTCGATCATTTCCCAACAAAATATTTAAATTCTTTATTACAATTATTAGGATGTTTAGCAGAAAATAGTAGAGTTCATAAATGTAAAAGATATGTTTACAAAGATAAAGATTGGATTCATGCAATGCATGAGATAATGATAAATGGATGGGTGGGAACATTAAGGTCGAATTTTATAAAAAAGTTAAGAACAAATTTAGGACTAAGAATTAATACTTCATCGTTACAGGCATATGAAATAATGAAAACAATTTACGATGAACTATTTGAAAGGAGAATTGATGGAGATTTTGCTAAAATTTTATTAGGTAATTTAAAAAAAAATGAATTACCTAGGATAAATCAAAAAAGTTGGGAATTTGGTTTATCATTGAAACTAAATAATAGTTCAGTTCTTTTAAAAACAACTAATCGTTTTTTGAAATCACTAAATCGAATGGAAGATATATCAAATGTCAAAAAAAAGTTTTTTAATGTTTTTTCAAAAAAGAATTGGGATACTAGTTTTATACAATTTATTTATTATCTAGAATCACTTAGCATGATTAATATAGATAAAAGTGAAAAACAAGAAATAAAAAACATATATGTTATAATCAACGAACTAGATTTTATAAGAATTAATACATTTATATCACAAGAATGCTCGACGGGGTAAGTATTACTAAGCACCAATCCAATTATCTTTTTCAGAAAACATTTTACCAAAAATTGCAAGAACAGGTGTGGGATTATTCATCTCTTGTTCAAATGTTTTTGGATAATATCTAAATTTAACAATCGGAGGAGGACACATTTGATTACTCTTAATATATCCAACTGTAATAAAAATAATGCCAGAAAAAATAAGTAATAATATAAGCGATTTCATTTATATTATTATTGAATATTATTATTGAATATTATCATTGAACTAAACTTCAGTTATAACTACATTATTAATATCAACTTCATCAGTAATATCAACTTCATCATTATTAACACTATTTGTTTTTCGGTTAGCCATCCATGGATCTTCTTTTTCAAATAATGTAGGGGAATCATTTGCATCACTCGTGTATGATTTAGTTCCTTCTTTCGCAATTGCAATATCTCTTGCAATATCAATATTTTTTTTATCTGTATCAATATCAGACTGAGTCTTATTTTGATTAGATTTTTCTCGAGCTTTATTAATTCTATCTTTAGTTGACTTGTCAAACACATAATCTTTATGATCTTTATTTTCTTGGTATTTTTTCATTAACTCATTCAATTTATCATTCATAAACTCTTGGTCTTTCATCTGATTTGGATCTGGATCCCATGGCAACCAGTACCCAACCTGACCAACAAATACATTAAAATTTTTATCAGTATTTTGAAGTTTTTGTGCACGATATTTTGCTTCTTTGAGTGTGTCATAAATACCTCGAACTTTCATGCATCGTAGGCTTGTACTATAATCATTCGCCTCGTCAAATTCTTTATTGATAACCGTAGAATATTCTAATTTATGTCCCTCATATAATTCAGAAACCTGAGTGTAAGTAAGTGTGTCTTGATTTAAAATTAAATTCTTTTTATCATCATTATTTAAAAGTTCATTAAGGAAATGCTTGACTGTATAAACTTCTTTATTTTTCATTAAAGTTTCAGGAGAAACAAACGACAAACATACATAATTTTGTCCGGGAATTGGGGAATCAACGCTTAGGAAATCTTCTTCTTGTTGTGACATTATATAATAGTATTTGCAATATATGTTTAAGTATGTTTTATTAAGATTTTTTTTCTTTGCTAATAATATAAAATGAACGGATTAGATTTAGCTGAAATTGCTCGAAGAGTATTAAAATACATTGCTGAAGGTGGTGCAGTATCATTAGCTGCATTTTACATTCCATCAGGAAAAAGACTCAAAATAGAAGAAGTTCTTATGATTGCTTTAACTGCTGCTGCAACATTTGCAATTTTGGACATGTATGTCCCATCAATCGGTGCTACTGCTCGTACTGGCGCAGGTTTTGGTATTGGTGCAAATCTTGTAGGATTTCCTTAGTAAGGTTTCAATGACCACGGTTTAAAAAAGACTTAAAAAAAATCAAAATATAATTTAAAAATATATTTTTATTTAATTAATTAAGGTAAACTAAAATCTAATGATTTATTATTATAATGAGCATTGAAAATGAAAAAACGGGGTTAAATGCTGGTACAAAAACTAATACAAAAACTAATACAAAAACTAATACAAAAACTAATACAAAAACTGAACCAAAAGGAATATCATTTGAATTTACTAAGAAACTTGATATAGGCAATGGTAAAAAAAAAAATTGCAAATGTTCAGTCAAAGGAATTTCAACCGGAAAGGCGGTCGAAACAATGTCAAATTACAAAAAAAAAATGCTTCGTGCAACTCAAATAGTAGGATCTAATATATCGGGTAGTGGAATTAAGACCACCACATATAATGCAGGGGATATAAGCTGTGTATGTGATTTGCAAAATACAATTAACTTAAATGTTGAACAAGTAAATAAGATAAATGAAAAACAGTCAATTTTGATAATTGCAGGACTTGGTTGCATATTAGGAGCACTTATATATAAAAATGGTATTAAACATAATGTACAGGATGGAGATGCAGGATTCCTAGGCGTTTTATTTACAGTAGGAATTATATTAATATTTGTTGGGAGCAATTGGTTGGGTGGCGATAGGGGGGAAAATACTTTTATTTCACAATTCTTATTTGGGACAATTCTTATTTTACTTATATTGATAGTTGTATATGGGATAATTAGTTCATTCAATCCAAGTAAAGAAGATTTGGAAAAGTATAATAACAGTGAGGCTTATTATTTTATTAATAAATTGTTTGAAACAAATTTCAGTATTCTTTTTTCAGGAGCATTATTTTTATGTATGTTTTTTTGGGCATTAAGTGTTACAATAACTATACCATACATAGGTGTTTTATTAATGGTTGCAATGAATATTGTGCTTTTTGGGTCTGCTATTATAAATAGCATATGGTCATTTATACAATTTTTAAAAGTTGGAGAATGGGCATTTGAAAACAGCTTTTGGAATTGGATAGGTATTTGTTTAACAATTACAGGAACAATTTTGAATATTTTTTTTATTTACAAACCTTACAGAAACGATTTAGGGATAAAAACATTTTTAAAAGATTGGAAAAAATGGCTGATTCAACCAGACATATTAATATTATTATTTTTCTTTATAACTGGTATATTATCTTTATCAAGGTCCGAGTCTAGTAAATTAGAAATGAACAGGTCATTATCATCATTTGTTGTTGCAATTGTGTTATTTATGGGTTTTAATAAAAATAAAGATATATTAAACAAAAATAAAAAGATACAAGGTGCAGAATCCAACTTGGCGGCCGGAACTGGTATGTTAACAGACCTTTTAAGTAAATTGTATAAAGTATTATTTACAAGATCTAGTGTAGAAGTACCAGAAGAAGAGATTGGTGATGAAAAAAGTACTAGTGCGAGCATATATTGGGTTGTATTATATTCATTTTTGAATTATTTTATTTCAGATAATGTAGTAACTGAGTATAACCCATCATTGTTCAGATCCATATTAATAATACTTGTAATTATAAAGAGAGCATGTTTGCAGGAATAATAACAGATTGTATGCTGTTTAAAAAAAAATATAAATATTAACTATAAGAAACATGGTGGCCGAATGTATCAATGATAAAGACAATACTCAAGTATGCGAATCTTGTTATGAACATTCAAAATTTAATAAATTAAAAGGGAGCGTTGACATTGGGAATGGTATGCCTTCAATAATTTTTCCAATAAAAGCAGATTCTAAAAACACATGTGCATTTTTAAACTCTAGTTGTAAAAGCAATTCGTGTGATGGTATGGCGACTGGTGCAACAAAATCATGTAATAATATATTATATAATATACATGGTGCAATAACAGGGGGGGATAAAACAACTGATATGATTATAGACGATTTAACCTCTTATGGAACTGATGATAAGTCAAAATCAGTAATATTAACAAATACATTAAAAAAACTAATATGTGATATATCTGTTGCAGGAATTGATGATACTAATTTGCCAGGAGCAGGTACACACACAATTGGTTCTGCTAAAGTTGAATATGACTGGTATTATTTAAATAATTTAGGAATTAGTAATACAATAACTTCTGGTAAAAATGGCAAGAATTATAATAATTCGACAGAATTAATTACATTTATAATTGCAATGTGTATAACATTATTATTGATTGGTTTGCAAATACGTGATTGGATACCTAATAAAAGTGGGGGTAGTTGGGTATTATTTGGTACATTTATAATGTTATTAATAGCAGTAATTATTACAATGGCATTAACATTATGGACATCTGAAATATCATCTGCAACAGAAGATGTAAAGGACTTGGATGATGAAGAGGGTAATACTCCAGTAAAACCTGATCCAGTAGCTCCATCAAATGTCATGAGTAAAATGTTAATGTACACATGTATAATTGCAATTGTGTCCATAATTGTCATTGGTTTTCAAAAGGGGTTTTCTCTATATTTGTTATTAATAATACCAATATTATTCTTGAATTTGACAACATATTTTTCATATTTTTATGCTCCAAAATTAATGTTATTTTTAACATTTTTATTAATAATAGGAGAATTATTACAAATGCAATCATCTGTTAATAAAAAAATATCAGAAAGTGTATTAAATTTAATTATAATTGGTGTTATATGGTTTGTTTTTTTTACAGATAAAACTAGTGTAAAATCTGTCACAATAAGTAAAGATGGAGATGATAGTGACAAATTAGGTACGAAACAATATGTTGGTCAAAACAATTCATTATTAATAATAGCTATTTCCTTGACTGTTTTCACATTTATTAAAATAGGATTAAATATCATGGGTAAAACAAAAACTGTTGATTCAAAAGATTCATTAAAAGGCTTTGTCAGCAAACATCTTGGATTTATAAATATAGAAGTATTTGATATAATGATTAGAAAATTAGAATCCGGATTTTAAACACTTCTTACAAATTCCCATTGAAGTATTTTACAAATATCCTTCCAAATTTTATCCTGGTCGTGAAGTTTTTCACGACTTTTCAATAATGGGAAACATGATTTGAATTCATCTAATCCAAGCAATTCAACAAATTTATGTAAAACGTAATAGTAAGATAGAAAATTCTTTCTATCAGGAGGACAAACTTTCCTAAATGGTGATTGAATTTCTTTAAACATAATTCTTAATTTATCTTCAACGACCGGACTTAGCACAGGTGGAGGTAAACCGCTCAACCTATTAATAATATGAGGCACATGTTCATAATATTTATTTAATCTTAATCTTTTTAGATAGTCTTTTACTTTTTTATTATTTAATAATGCCATATTTGTAATTCTTTCTTTTGTTATTTCTATAATAATTTTATCAAATACATCTTCTGGTATCTCAGTTGATTCTTTTCCTTGAAATTGTGCAAGAATTTCATTAAAATGATTAATTCTTTTATAAGCAAAATATGAAATTTCAGGAGGAGGATCTTTAAAACTAGGCTTATCAGAATCAATCATAATACGATTTTTTTCACCACATTGGGTACAAACAATAAACCCCTCAGATTGCATGATAATTTTTTCAATTCCACATTTTGTACATTTACCAAAAGAGTCCAATTCTTGTTTTGTTTTTTTAACATAATTAATATCAACAATACTCAAATAATCATTTAATAGACAAGATCTTTTAAATTTTTTTTTATTATTTGTATAATCGCTTAGTTTTTTTTTTTCAATTATATTATTTTTAACAGTTTCTTTTTTACCAATAGAAAAAAAATTAATAACACTATTTTTTTTTGTGTTAGAGGGGACATTGTCATGATCCTTATTTTTAATATTTTTACCAAATTTTAAAATATTATCATAATATTTATAAAGGATTGGTGCAGTTTTAATAAAATAATTATTCATATCATCATTTGATTGTATACCCTTTTTATTTTTGGTTAGTTTTATTAGTTTGAATTTTAATATTTGTTTTCTACACAATTCATCATCAGTTAATTGTTTATTTTCAATCAAATTTAATTTATACAGTTCTTCTTGTGTATTATCTATATTAGTTTCAATTAATGATATATTTTTTTTATTAGTTTTAAATTTATTTATAATCATTTTATGTTTTGCATCTAATGTAATTCTAGTATCATGTATATATTTTTTATCATGTTTAATTTTAAATGTAGACATTTGTTATAATTAATATATTATAACAAATTAATCTTTAAGAAATAAATAATATTACTTTATTTTTTAAGAATTTAAAAAATAAAATATAATATAGAGATATATAAAAATGAACAAAGCAGATGTTAAAAAATATTTTGATTGGTTAGATTCTCAATGTAATAAAGATGGAAAAATTACAAAAGAAGAATTAAAAAAAAGCATGGCTGTTGATATCAATGGTGATGGCAAAATTGATGGTGAAAGAGAATTATCACTAGTACAGCGTGGTCTTAATGAATGGATTAAAAATGCAGGCAATAAATTAGACGATGGTGAAATTACATTTGACGAATTATGTGAAATGTTATGCTAGTTCGTTAAAGAATTAAAGATTTTGTATTCTTGATAAATATATGAGTCGAAATAATCATGATAGTTTATCAGAATTAGATAAAACTAAATTTATTTATAATGCAATTGAAAATGGATGGACTGTTAAGAAAGTTTCAAAAAAGAATGATGGCAGTGATCAAATGAATGATAGTGATCAAATGGATGTAAATAACCAGATATATGAATTTATAAAACCAAAATCAATGTTAAATAATAATGAATATAGTTTAAAGAAATATTTAGAATTATTTTTAAGGAACGTAAATGAATAAACAAATAATTAATTTAATAAATGTACAAAAAATATTAGAATTAGATTTAATAATTCCAAATTTACAAAGAGAAAAAGATAATAGTAGAATTAAAGAAATTGTTGATTATCAATTAAACTATTATAAAAAGCATAAAACATATAATTTTATAGGTTCAACATTATGTATCGCTAAAAATATTAAATATAATCATCAATATTTAATAGATGGTCAACATAGATATTATGCAATTAAATATTTAATTGAAAAAAAGAAGATTGATTTTAAGATTTATATTAATATAATTGACATAACATCAAATGAAGAAATGATACATTTATTTGAATTGATAAATAAATCATTACCAGTTCCAAAAATGCCAACTAATATATCAAATTATATTCCAAAGATAGTATTTTTATATTTTATTAAAAAGTATAAGAAGTTTTTTTCAAATAGTAATAGACCGAATAGACCAAATATTAATATAAATATATTTCAAGAAGAAATAGGAAATATAATTAAAAAATATCCAAAATTAACTGCAGACAAAATAATAGATATGATAGAATGTGCAAATACGTTATATAAAAAAATGAATCAATCCAATTTCCCATCAAAAGGGAAAAGACCAAATGAATATTACTTAGAATTATGTAAGAAAAAAGGAGAATTATATTTAGGAATGTTTACTAATTATGAATGGATTGATCACATATTTAATGGCATAAAACCATCATGTTTTATTTATAAGAAACAAACAATCCCTAAATGTTTAAAACGTGATATATGGCATAAATATATAGGAAAAGATAAAGGAAATGGTAAATGCTATTGTTGTCAATCAATCATCGACTGTTTTGCATTTGAAGGTGGTCATATAGAAGCAGAAGTAAATGGTGGAAAAACAAATTTAGATAATCTTAGACCAATTTGTGGATTATGCAATAAAAGTATGGGTTCTAAAAATATGAAAATATTTATGAATAAACATGGATACAAACGCAAAAAAAGTTTTTTAAATATATTCGGCAAATAAAATAAAAACACAAGTAAGCATGCGAATAATGCATAAAATAATGCACTAATAATGTCTAATTAATTAAAATTAATTAAGCGTTTTTATATAAATTTTTTTTCTAATCTAAGTGTATAACAAAAAATGGGTGGAGGTTTAATGCAATTAGTCGCTTATGGCGCACAAGACGTATATCTTACAGGTAATCCTCAAATTACCTTCTGGAAAGTTGTCTACCGCAGACATACTAACTTTGCCATGGAGTCTATTGAACAGACTTTTAATGGTCAAGTTGATTTCGGAAAAAAAGTAACTTGCACAATTAGCCGCAATGGTGATTTAATTCACCGTGTCTATTTACAAGTTACACTCCCTGCTGTCAGTGTACCAAGTACAATGGCGGAGAGTCTTACTAGTAATAGTAGAGGAAATGGATGCTACTTTAGATGGGTCAATTATGTTGGACACGCTCTTATTAAGAGTGTTGAAGTCGAAATTGGTGGTCAACGAATTGACAAACACTACGGTGATTGGCTCAATATCTGGAACGAGCTTACTCAAGAACCAGGTCATCAAGTCGGTTACGATAATATGGTTGGTAATACATTGGCTCTTACTGGAGCTGGTCACACATCTGTTGAAGCAACCACACTTTATGTACCACTTCAATTTTGGTTCTGTAGAAATCCAGGACTAGCACTTCCATTGATTGCTCTTCAATACCATGAAGTTAAAATCAATGTTGAATTCCGTCCTAAAGATGAGTTGTACCTTGTCAATAACGGATGTACTGTTCAAAATTGTTCTGCCGGTTCAAGCACAGGCATCTGTGTACCACCTCTTGAATATGCATCTCTATTTGTTGATTACGTATACCTTGATACGGATGAACGTCGTAGATTTGCACAGGTTTCACACGAATACCTTATCGAGCAGCTTCAATTCACCGGCGATGAGTCTGTTCAATCAACTAATGTTAAAATCAAGTTGAATTTCAATCATCCTTGTAAAGAGATTGTTTGGGTATGTCAACGTGATGATGTCGCCGCAACTTACAAACAGTGGAGTAATTACACTGACAACATTGATAGTGATGGCAATATTGAGGCTGGATATGCATCCCAAAGTTTCCCACTTCTTCTTGCTGCTCAAGCAAATCTAAAACAAGATGGACAAGACTTGTCTAGTATGACATTTGGTGATTCGGATAGTAATCCTCAATTCCCAGATATTCTTGGCCTTGCCAATGAACTCGGTCTTACTGTCGCTGAAGTCCGAGCCGCCCTCGGTCAAAATTGGGGTACTGGTCCAGGCACACAATCGGCTGATTTCAATTCACCAACAAACTTCGGTACCACTGATGCTGGTGCCGGTAGCGATCATGCTGGTCTTGGCCCACTTCGTGCTGGCCGTAATCCAGTTGTTCGTGCCAAACTTCAGCTTAATGGACACGATCGTTTCCAAGAACGTCTCGGTTCATACTTTAATCTTGTTCAGCCATATCAACACCACACTAATGTCCCAGCAACGGGTATTAATGTATACTCCTTTGCCCTTAAACCAGAAGAACATCAACCATCTGGTACTTGCAATATGAGTCGTATTGATTCTGCCGTACTCCAACTTCAACTTACTCCAAACGCTTCTGGAATGGGAACAACCGGAATGCACAACATGGGTTCTAAAATCCGTGTGTACGCAACAAACTACAATGTCCTTCGTATCATGAGTGGTATGGGTGGTCTTGCTTACAGTAATTAAGTTAATAACTAGTAAAAACTAGTATAACTAGTATTAACTAGTAAAAAACTATTCAATAATTAAATAATATTAATAAATTTATTAATACTATTTGTTAGCCATTTTTTGAAATATATGCTAATTTAAACTTCCCCCACTAAATACAATTTGATGAAACAATTTGATGAAACAATTTGATGAAACAATTTGATGAAACATGTTAATCTACTTCTTCTATTAAAGGCTCGTCATAGGATACTTCACCCGATGCATTAGTATCATTTGCATTTGTATCATTTGTATCACTCGTATCACTCGTATCATTTGTATCATTTGTATCATTCGTATCACTATCAACACTAGTTCCATCAGCATTATTTTTATCAGTATTTTTCTGATACGTTTTAGTCATAATAGGTGTAATAATATCCTCAATATCTTTCTGTTTTTCATCAAATATTATTTTTTCACTATTGTCATCAACATCATCCAACCATTTCAACCCATCCTCGCAAATTTGACTCATCAATTCTTTATCATCATCATCGAATGTTAATTTACCATCACTAATACTTGTCTTGATATTATATAGATAATTTTCTAATTTATTCTTAGACTCAATCCTTTCTTTGTTGGCTTTATCAATATCCTTATATTGTTCTGCCTCTGCCACCATTCTTTCAATATCTTCTGATGTCAATCTCCCACTATCATTATTAATCACAACCTTATTTTCAATCCCAGTCCCTTGATCCTTTGCACTTACATTCAAAATACCATTTGCATCAATATCAAATGACACTTCGATCTTTGGAACACCTCTTGGTGCCATGGGAATACCAGTTAACTGAAATTCTCCTAATTTATTACAATCTTTTGTCATTGATCGTTCCCCCTCATATACCTGAATCGTAACTGCTGGTTGATTATCCACAAATGTTGAAAAAACTTGTTTTCGATTACTTGGGATCGTACTATTTCTTGGGATTAATTTAGTCATAATCCCACCAGCTGTTTCTAGTCCAAGTGACAATGGACAAACATCAATCAATAATACCTTATCTAATTTTTCGTCTTTGTGTCCCGATAAAATTGCTGCCTGGACTGCTGCCCCATATGCAACGCATTCATCTGGATTAATCGATTTATTTAATTTTTTACCATTGAAATAATCACTTAACATTGATTGTATTTTTGGAATTCGTGTTGAACCACCAACTAATACAATTTCATTAATATCTGCCTTAGACATGTGTGCATCAGTCAATAATCTATCAATTGGTTTCATTGTTTTCTTAAATAACACTTCACATAGATTCTCAAATTTAGCTCTGGTGATTGTTGTGGTATAATCAATTCCCTCAAATAAATTATCAATTTCAATGCGAGCAGTTGTTGCAGATGATAATCCTCGTTTTGCTTTTTCACATTCAGTTAATAATCGTCTAACTGATCTTGGGCTTGTTGTTAGGTCTAACTTATTTTTTTTTTTAAAGTCTGCAATCAAATATTTTGATAAAAGTTGGTCAAAATCTTCTCCGCCCAAATGAGTATCTCCACATGTAGATTTTACCTCAAAAATTCCATCCTCTATTGTTAAAATAGATAAGTCAAATGTACCACCGCCACAATCGAAAATCAATATATTTTTTTCACCTTTATTATCTGAATTATTTAAGCCATATGAAATTGCACCAGCAGTTGGCTCATTGATTAATCTAAGCACAGTTAGACCTGCAATTCTTGCAGCATCTTTTGTTGCCAGTCTCTGTTCATCATTAAAATATGCAGGAACTGTAATAACTGCATCAGTAACCTTTTCTCCAATATAATTTTCAGCAATTTGTTTCATATATGTTAAAATCATCGCAGATATCTGCTCAGGTCTATATTCTTTGCGATTATTGAGAAATTCCACACTAATAAGTGGTTTATCACATTCTCCTTGAGTGACCTTATATGACAAGTTTTTAATATCTAATTTAACTTGATCATCACTAAACGCTCTCCCAATTAATCTTTTAGAATCATATACGGTGTTTAGTGGATTTCTAGATGATTGATTTTTGGCACTATCTCCTATAAGTATTTCTTTGTCTGTAAAAGCGACGAATGATGGGGTTGTTCTATTCCCCGATTCATTAGGGATAATTTCAACTTGTCCGTTTTTATATACAGAAACAACAGAGTATGTTGTTCCTAGATCGATTCCTATTGCATAATTCATAATATTTATATTTATATTATAATATAAAATCAAATCTTTAAATCTAATTTATATAATTTTTTATATTCATAATATATATATGAAGTTTGATATATTTAAAAATTTAAGAAAAGAGCATCAAATTCTCTTTGGTGTATTGGTATTTATTTTATTAGTTGCCATTTTTATCCCAAGACAAACACCTCTTTTTTCAATTGAAGTTGGAGCAAGTGTTGGCAATTTAAAAGGAGTCGTTGGTGTTGAAGCATTCGAAGAATTTTCTGCATCTGAATTACCAGAAGGAAAAGAAGATCTAGATAAGGCATCATCAAATAAATCATTTGTAATGTATTATGCCCCATGGTGTGGATGGTCTAAAAAAGCAATGCCCCAATTTGCAAAATTGGCAAATGATAATAATACAGGTGTTCATATTGCTGCTGTAAATTGCGATGTACATAAAGACCTTGCAACAAAACACAATGTTGAAGGGTTTCCTTCATTTAAATTTCACCCAAATGGTACAAATTCTCCTGGAGAAGATTATACTGGTGAAAGAGATGCATCATCTATAATGGATTTTTTACGTAATAAATAAAAATATTTATATAACATTTTTTTACGATTAAAAAATGTCCTAGTTAATAAATAGCTTATTTGAATGCCATTTAATTTTTTTTCTTCGGTCTGGTCAAATTTAAAAGCAGAGTATTTGCCATGATATAAATTTAAACAATTATATTTATATTTTCTTAACATTTTAATATCATTTGCTGAAATGTCAATCAATGCCCTGCAATACGAAAAAATATTATCACATTCTACAGTATCCTGTACATTGTAAATAAGTGCAAGTGTTTTTTTTTTATTTTTTGAAAATTTAAATGGAACATTACAACTTACCCCACCATCGCAATATGTACAGTTATTGTATTTAATTGGACAGAAAATATATGGGACAGCCATTGATATGTTTATTGCAGTATAAATTAACATATTTGGGGTTGTTTTATATGAGAAACATTCTGATTTTTTTTTAGTTAAATTTGTTCCTATTATTTTTAAATTTATGTTAAATTTATTAAAATGTTCCTTAAATGTAATGTTTAATGTTTCATTTTTCTGTTTTGCAATTGATTCAATTAAATTAACAATATCATTTATATTAAATATTCCAAAATTTGTAAAAAAATTTTCAATATTATTTTTAATTATTTTACTAGCATCTATGTGTAAAAATATATCTGATAATTCATATGATGTATATCCGATTGTTATTAAATATGCCAATGCTGCACCTGCCGATGTTCCTATAATTGTTTTAAATTTTTGAAGGATATCATTTTCTTCTAAATACCGAAGTGTTCCGACAACTGAAACAGATTTTACTCCACCCCCGCTTATAATAAGTGTTGAGTATTGATTATAATTATTCATTGTTAATAAGTTAATAATAATATTTTTTTATATAAATTATTATTATAATATGGATGACTTTTATTCTATTAATGTTAATCAAATACAGAAAAATAAAGGAGAACGGGATAGATATAAATACACTACTTATAAAAGGATTTTGGAAAAGTGTTATATTAAAATAAAAACATGTTCTGATAATAATCAAGTATATTGTATATATACTATCCCCAATTTCATTCTAGGAGAACCACTATTCAGAAAACATTTTTGTGCTAATTTTTTAATAGAACATTTAAAAAACAATGGATTTAAATCATCATTTATTGAACCTACGTATATATTTGCAAGCTGGGATTTTGGAATTAATAATAAATTTAAAGGATTTCGAAGAACTAATACTCATTTCAGTAATTTAGATAAAAAACCAAAAATGATTAATTTTAAAGGCATGGGTCAATCAACTAAACCTAAATCAAAGCCTAAATATAAACCTAAAACAAATCACAATATTTCAATCGATTCTAATGATGAAGTTGAAAAATTTAGAATTATAAATGACTATGTTCCGCTAAGGAGTATGATGTTTAAAAAGAAACCTTAAGCTTAACTAGAGAGTCCATCACAAATATAATAAAAATACCTAAGATTACAAGTAAAATTAAATCATTGTTATTTTCATCATCAGTCATCGATGAAAAATTTTCGATAATAGTTGATAATGGATTGTTTACTTTATTATCATTAGCTGAATTCTTAGATAATTCATTCAATGAATCATTCGCTAAATCATTTTTCGAATATATATTAACAATTTCATTATAATCAGATGAATCAAATAACTCATTGCTTTCATCATATGATTGTAGATGTGTTTTATGTTTTTTATTATTATTATTGTTATAATTGTCCATGTCTTCTTTGATATCATTATTAGCACCATTTTTGAAGTCTGAATTTCCCCAAACTTCTTCTAGCGAACAATAATTAATATTGGGCATTCTATATTATATGTAGAAAAAAAAATCAAAGTTATTTTACCAATTATTTAATATTTATTTATATATATAATGAAAAGCATTTTGATAATTTTATCTTTAATTATTATTGTATTCTTCTTATCAGAAGATAAAAAACTCAATAAAATAATGAAAAAACAATCTATCCCTTTTATAATAATATTATCATTATTTTATTTATTTTTTAATAAAATTGATATTAGAATTGTTGGATTTGTATCAATAATTACATTAATTACATGTTCTAATATTTTTTCAAATTCAAAAACAATAATTGAAAATTTAAAATTAATAGGGGAAAATAAAATCAACGATATCGTAAATAATGCAGCTGATGAAGATAATGATGAAGATCATGCTGATGTAAATCATATTGATGACATAGATGATGTAAATGATGTAAATGATGTAAATGATGCAAATAATGCAAATAATGTAGGTGAAGATTTACATCATGACTCATCTGAAGATATCAAAGAAGCATTTAATTATGAAGAGTTGCATGGAATGTTTAAAGATTTAGATCAAGATATTAATAACAAATAACAAATAATTAATCTCATAATAGTATATATGGATCCATTTAGTATATTAAATAATAGCAAGATCTTTGGTGGACTTGCAATGATAATGATGAATTTGGGAGGAAGACATATAATGAGAGATGTTCCTGATATATTTGATGATTTATTTGAAAATTCTTTAGCTAGACGTGGAATCGTATTTTGTATCGCATTTATTGCAACTCGTGATGTTAAAATATCACTTTTAATTACATTGGGATTTATAATTATTTTTTCATATTTATTAAAAGAAGACAGTAGTGTTTGTATTATTCCAAAAAGAATGATTAAAAAAAAAACAGTAACTAAAAATGAATATATGAATGCACTTAGTACTATTAAAAAATATCAGAAAAAATAAGTGATATGCGTATTATTTAAGTAAATAGTTTCTATAATATATAATAGAACAATGGACAATATTCAAATAGTAAATGACCCCAGAAAGGTAACAATAACCAATGACACTCCTATAAACAATGAAGATAACATAAAGGTAGTTCGAAATAAACAATTCTCACCAAGACCGACGGCCCGCCTATCATCACTTGCAGGACTTGACTTATTATCAAACCCTAAAAAACAAAATGGAAATAGTTCAGGAAGTGATGCGGGTAGTGATATGGGAAGTAATCACGATTTTACAATCAACAGTGATCTTGATGACGATGAAGATAATGAAGATGGTGAAGGCGATGACGACGATGACGATAATATGCTAGGTGGTGATAATAACGATGATCATTTTAAAAATAATATCGCAGAGTCAGTTGCGAGCGATGAATCATCTGAGGCAGAAATCCCAAAAACATATGAAGATATTTTACAAGAGAAGCATGAATTCTTATATGGACTTGATAAATTAGAAAAACAAGGCTATCGGATTTCTCGAAAATATACAATGGCATCTAATATTGATGATATTAGATATGAATTTAATAAGGTAAAAAGACAAAGAGATGTTGATAAAAGTATTAAATTTTACAGAAAGGCCTTAATGGGAATTACAAGTGGTGTAGAGTACTTAAATGATAAATTTGATCCACTAGATGTAAAATTAGGAGGATGGTCTGAAAGTCAGATGGAAAATATTACAGATTATGATGAGGTATTTGAAGAGTTGCATGATAAATATAACGAAAGTATTGAAATGGCACCAGAATTAAAATTGATGTTAATGGTTGGTGGAAGTGCATTCATGTTTCATCTAACAAATACTTTATTTAAAAGCTCTGCTCCAAGTTTAGATGAGGTTTTGAAAAAAAATCCAGATTTAATGAGAGATTTATCACAAGCTACATTAAATACGATGGGTGGTAATATGGGAGTTTCTCCAAGTAATCCAATACTTAATATGATGTCACAAGGAATTAATGTTTCATCTGATGCGAGGAGTAATATTCCAGTTGGACCAAGACCAGATCAGGGAAGAGATTCGAGAAGAATGAGAGGACCAACAGGGGTCGATGACATTCTGAGTAGTTTACAAAGTGGAGGGGACGGGAGAAGAAGTAAGAAATCAAATGATGCAATTGAAATCAATATCTAATTGCCCATCTAGTTGCAATCCAATAAAAATATATTTAAATAATAATTATATTTTTTTTTTAATATTTGCCGTTTATGGGTTTTCATTAATTTGCATAGGTGGTGGCATATCTGTTGTTACATGTATTACAGGTATAACAGGTATTACAGGTATTACAGGTATTACAGGTGTTACAGGTATTACATGTGTTATCTTGTATTTTTTTAAATTTGTAATAAAGTAAAGACCTTGTAAATATGTGTCTGATAGATCATCTTTTTTTTTATTATTATTAAAAAAATCAATCCATTTTTTATTTTCATCGCACTTATTTAATTCCGATTTATTTTCTAAAAAATATCTTGCATGTAATACTGCTTTTTTTTTTCGAATTGTATATGAGCTTTTATAATCCAATACAATTAATGGTCCATCATATACCTTTAACTTATTACTTGCTGAAATTAAAATAATGTCTTTTATACGTGATGTTTTACACGATTTGGTTTCCTTATTCATTAGATATGCTGTGTACAAAATCATCTGTATTGATTTCATTGACGGGTTTTTCATACATGGTTGATTTTCAATTATCACATAATCAATATCAATTAAGTCAGGGTCTTCGTGAAATTTATTTATTAAAATAGGTGCAATTTTTAAAACATTCTTTTTTTTTACCTTAATCTTGCTTTCTCTAATGTCAATTATTCCCCATTTCAATATTTTACTATCTTCCATAATACAGTATGCTAAATTTATAATTCCAATGTCCCATGATATTATTTTCATTTATTATAATATATTTATAATATCATATATTTAAGTTCTAAAATAGTTAAAAATATAATAAAAAATACAAACAATTCTTTGCTTTATAGTGTCCCTTATAGACCAAAGACAAATGTTATAGAGAGTTGGTTCAGTCAGTTCAAACATTATTTCAAACATTCTAAAACAGGTACAAAATATTCAGAAATCAAAACTACCGTTCAAGAATGTATAAATATGATTGATTTAAAGTGTTATAAAAATTACTTTATTTATGCTTACAACGAATCAAAGACCAGGAAATATAAACCAAAAAAATCTACAAGACTTTTGAAATTAAAAAAATATAAAAGCTAATTTTTATGAAGCTTATCAAAGTCTTTTTTAGTTAATTCATAACCCCAATGAAGAAGTGTTTGACGTATTTTTGGACTTATATTATTATCATTGTATTTACCACCTTTTTTCAATATTAATGTTACTAACCATTTACGAAATCTCCCTTTTCCACTTGCTACTCCAATCCATCTTTTTATTTGTCTTTCATCGTCTGGACATCTTTTGCCTTTATAAAAATCGCAATACCACTGTACCCATCCGTATGGATGGTATTCAGTAATCCATCCTTTATTTTCCCAAGTATCTAAGTCAGAACCGACTTTTACCCCGTAATAATTTAATTCTCTTTTGTATTCACTTGAAACTAAATATTTTTCATCAATTCCTTTCCACCAATATTTGGGATACACCATATGCATCTTTTTATATTTCTCTTGTGTTATTGATGAATAGATAGGTCTCCAATAAGTTCCTCCAAAACTACCCTTTAGAAACATATCTCGTGGACTTCTATTCGGCTTAAATTCGGGAAAATCTTTGAATATTAATTCACCGTAACTATTTCTTTTTGGGTTAACCATTTATAATAATAATATATATTATTTTATATAGATGTATTTTATCATTTTACCACATCAATTGTTTTCTGAAAAATACTTGGATAAAAAGTATTCTTATATCCTTTGGGAACACCCCCATTACTTTACTAAATATTCTTACAATAAAAAAAAACTGTTGTTGCACAGGTCTTCAATGCAGTTATATTTTGCCACTATGAAAAAGAAAAAGTACAAAATTAAGTATCTGGAATTCAATCAAACCATCAAGAAAAATGGACATTATGTGATGTTTGACCCTATAGATCGAATAAACTTTGATCTTAACAATGTAACGATGATAGAAAGTCCTAATTTCCTTTTATCCAAAACCCAATACGCACTGTATAGACAAAAAACAAAACATTTTATATTTAACAATTTTTATCGTTGGAGTAAAAAAGAGTTAAATATCATTCCGAAAATTAAATCACAAGATAAGCACAACCGAAAATCATTGCCCCGAAACATTATAATTCCTCCGACATCCACACTGAACAATACCAATGAAGAAATAATAATCAGAAAAGCAAAAGCATATATAGAGAAACACTTTATAAAAAATCCTGGAAATATTGAAAATTTCATATATCCAATTTCACACAAAACAACTAAAAAGTGGTTACATCGTTGGGTTGAAAATAAATTTAAGAAATTTGGAGATTTTCAAGATGCTATGGATTCTAGAAACTCTTTTTTATATCACTCTGTACTCTCCTCATCTATTAATATAGGATTAATAAATCCTTCCGATATCGTCGTTATAATAAAAGAATATAAAGATGCAACCCCTTTAAATTCATATGAGGGATACATCCGACAACTTTTTTGGAGAGAGTACCAAAGATATTGTTACATATACTACAATTTTAACATGAAAAATTACTTTGGTAATCGGAAAAAACTAACAAAAGCGTGGTACACGGGTAAGACTGGAATAGACCCCGTTGATAGTTGTATCGTCAGAGGATTTGATCATGCGTATCTTAACCATATAGAAAGGCTTATGATTATTGGCAACTATATGGTATTGTCTGGAATAGCCCCTATACAAGGATTCAAGTGGTTCATCGAAATGAGTTGCGATAGTTATGAATGGGTAATGACACAAAATGTATTAGATATGGTGTTTTTTGTATCAGGAGGAGTTACAATGAGAAGACCTTATATTTCTTCAAGCAACTACGTTAAAAAAATGGGAAATTATGAAAAAGGGAAATGGTGTGATGTTTGGGACGATTTGTATAAAAAATTTAAGAAGGATAAAAAAGAAAAGTTATGGAAATTTAGGTATTTTTTTCCCGGGTTGTGATACAGCGTATGGAGAACCGGACATTTAAAATGTCCGACGGGTTAAAGAATTTTAAAGAATTTTAAAGAATTTTAAAGAATTTTAAAGAATTTTAAAGAATTTTCAAGTTCATGTATTTTTTCAATGTATTTTTGTTATTATTAGATTTTTCCTTCCTTTTTAATTTCAATGAAACACCTGCCTTTTTAACTAAATCCTTGTTAAGGGGTATAAAAGACTCTTCATTTTTTAGAGAATAGTTCATGATATTTTCTTCGATTTTTGGTATAACGGAAATCATAGGAGGATTAATAATATTAAATGTTTTATTCTCTAACACAGATGCCTTTCTAAATTCTGATATATTATAAAATCCACCGAATTTTTTTAATGATTCTCTTGGAGGTGCAAGTTTGATTTTATTTTCATACCTATCGATTTCCAATAATTTTTTTTTCAACAGATTCAATAAAGAAAACATCTCCCATTTTCGACTCTGAACATTTGATGAATTGAAAATAGATGATGCACAACAATTAAAACTGCAATAATTACCAGTTACGTGAAAAAAATCATTATTATATTTATGTGGCATCCCAATAGGAACATTTTTAAAAGAATGACAACACCATAAACAATCAATTTTGACAGTGGTTGGCCATGACTTTCTGCTATTAGATTCAATAAATTCAGGCATTAATAATTTTAAATTTTTTTTAATATATTTATCAGTGGTTAATATGTGTTCATTATGTGGATCTGATATTTTTTCAGTTGATTCTTGAATTATCATAAAGTCTGTTTGTTTTTTAGAAGAGTCAGACGGTTTTGTTATATCTTTTGCAATATATTCGGAAAAATTATTATCAGGACAATATGGAGTTGGTTCTTTTTCAAGAACAATCCCGGATGATTTTATATCATCTTCATTTAATGGAATGTGTAATATATATGTTTTTTTATCATCCATTTCAGGAATATTTTGGGGTTCTACTATTTTTTTTTTTCTACCTCGTTTTTTAACAGTTTTTACAGTTTTTACAGTTTTTACAGATTTTACAACCTTGGTGTCAGAATCAATGCTAATCATCAATGGGTCGGGTGTTGATTTTTTAGTTGATTTTTTAGTTGATTTTTTAGTTGTTTTTTTAGTTGATTTTTTAGTTGATTTTTTAGTTGATTTTTTAGTTGATTTTTTAGTTGTTTTTTTAGTTGATTTTTTTTTAGTTGATGTTTTTTTAGTTGGTTCTTTTTTTGCGACAGTAGTTGACATATAGATAAAAAATATCTTAATATCTTTAAGGCATAAGTGATATTAGCTAATATCATAATATCTTTTAACATTTAAAACGATATTTAAAAATAAAATCTTAAAAAATATATGGAATCGGTCTGTATTTTAAAAGGTGTAAAAAAAGAACATTATCTAAATGCAATGAGTTTTATATGACATATAGATAAATATATATATATATAAATATAGAATGTCTTCTGGAAATAATACTAAAAAAAATATTAAAAAAAATATTGAAAGTACTAATATTAAAAAAAATAATAAAAATATTAAAAATATTAAAAATAATAATAAAAATATTAAAAATATTAAAAATAATAAAAAAAACGAAACTAGTGCACTTGAACATGCAATAATTTTGCCTCAAATAATTGAAATCATTCCAATAAGAGATCGTTTATATAACTCACTGAATGATTTTGTAAGTAGCATTAATATAAATGTTGAGAATAAGCCTGATTTAAATAAGTTTCTATCAATTGTTGATGAAAAGCCTTTTTTTTTAGGTAATTATACAAATTTTACATCAGAATTTTTTACAATATGTGAATATTTAATTAAAAATAATTATATATTTGTTTCAACTAGTAATACACCTAAACAACTGTCTGCTGAAATATTGAAATTTGAAAAACCAGTTCATTCATTATTTACCTTTATAATTTCATATAATGAATTCATGTACAGTGTAAGAGAGCAAATAAATAAACAAAACAAAGGTGTCGATAATATAAACTATTGGGTAATATATTATAAATCTGACAAAAATAAGGAGGGGTCTGTTGCACAACAATTAATAGATAGATGTACTACTGCAATTAATGGTGATTATCATCTTAAATTAATTACATGTTTTGAATTAATAATAACATTATCCCTTGCATTCGAATATGAACAAATTCCATGTAAGCAATCCATATAAAAACTGAATATTTAAAGTATAATTAATATATATTAAATAATAAAATGGGATATTTAAAATTAATAATAGGACCTATGTTCGCTGGTAAAAGTACCGAGATCATACGTCTTTCAAACAACTATAAAGTAATCAATAAGGTAGTCCTTCCAATTAATCATATAATTAATTCACGTTATGAAAGTGATCAAATCGTTACACATAACAATTGTGTATTGGATGGATGTATTATAGTTGAAAGCTTACAAGATGTTGAAAAGAACCATACAGATGCATTTAAAAATGCAGATGTTATTTTAATAGAAGAATTACAGTTTTTTAAAGATGCGTTTGAAATGATTGTCAAATGGGTAGATGTTGATGGTAAAACTGTGATTGCAGCAGGCCTTGATGGAGATGCATATAGAATGCCATTTGGAGATGTACTTCGATTAATACCCTATGCTGATACTGTTAATAAGGTATCTGCTTTGTGTAAAAAATGTGGTGATGGTACTCCTGCAATTTTTTCAAAGAAACTTGCAAACAATAAAACAGAGCAAATTCGGGTTGGTAGTTCAAATATATACGAGGCTGTGTGTAGAAAACATTATCTTGAATAAAAAAAAACACAATCATTTATAATAAAGAGGTGTAACTTTAATAACTTTCCCATTTTTTTTAACGCATTTAAATAATGTTTTATTTGTTTTATTTGTTTTTCCCATACTAATTAAAAATTCACAATTTTTTTTAGAAGGAGCAACAATTAATGCTCCTATTTTTTCAGGATTTTTATCAATTGTTCTAAATTTGATTTCATTATTAACTATATATAATTTACCACCACCTTCTTGGGGCTCCTGTACTTCATCGTCAAATGATGAATTTTCAATATTTTGCTTATGTGAATTTGTAATTTTTTTATTAGATGTGCTGATAGGTAGGTGATTGTCGTTTGTAATATGTGTAATAATATCTGGCTGCGATTTAAAGTGATCAATTATTAAAAAATCAGACATATACAATAACTTAGATTTTTTTATTAATATGTTTATAGTATGCTTCATATCTCGTTACAATATTTTTATAATTATATTGAACTTTCTTTCCATTGAAAAATACAATTACTGGTTTATTTAGTTTAACCCGTGTACCAATAAATTTATATTTTTTTTGATTTTTTTTTTTAATAATTGTAAATACCGCAAATTTATTATCAGCTTTATTTTTAACATTATTCCCTAAAAAAGTTAAAACTTTTTTAGCTGCTCTACCAGGAGATCTGGCATTAAACTTTCGTGGATGTATAGAATCATTCGGATAATCTACAATATGATATTCATTCATTATAATTATAACAAATAAATTATTTATTTTTTTCCTGCCATTTCGACCATTGGTCTATATTTTTGGATAATTGTTTTTTTCTTACCGTCTTTTACAACGACTCTTTTAACAGGTTTCTTTAATTTTTTATAATAACCATAGTATGGTCCAAATATTTTACCTTTACCTCCACGGGTAGTTTCTAAAAGTGAAAAAGTAACACGACAGTGAGTTTTATTTGTTGTTTTCATGTCTCTGCAAAATTTAGAGAGTGCTTTAGCAGCAGCATCTCCTGGAGTTGGTTTATTTTTACGCATTTTCCCTTTTTTTGAACCACGGGTACGAAGGTTTGATATTTTATATCTACCCCCATTTTCAATTTTACGCCCATTCATTTCAACTACTGTAAAAGTACGAACATTTGGTTTATCTGATTTTACAGATTTACCACCAGATAATAGAGTGAAATCTTCATGTTTTTGTGGAGCACTACATGACCCACCTCCTTTGGAACTTTTGAAGTTACCAATAAGTTTATTTAGTTGATTTAAATCTTTTTTAAACTGTTTTTCGGTGTAACGTGACTTTCTTGGCATTTTATATATATTAACAAAATATTTTATTTTTACAATAATAAGAAAATAATAATACAAGTAATAGTACAATTATAACACTCATTTTTATTTTTTTCTTAAGTTCATCGTAATTTAATTTTGGAACAGAAAAGTGTTCAGTGAGATATTTTTTAGAACACACTTCTTTTGAATCAACTTTTTTTTTAATACATTTGCAATAATCAATTGATTTGTATTTTTCCAAACAATCTTCGTCACATACACCATTTCGAATATTCAAACAATATTCATAATTTTTTAATTTCTTAACACATTTACCATAACATAAATCTGAATCTGCATATTTTAATAAACAATTTGCACTATTTACAGTAATAGTATGTTGTAGTTTGACCTGGCCTGTATTACTTGAACCAATTACTCCTGATTTTGCAGATGGATTTGTATTTTTAATAACATTATAAACAACCATTATATAAATAATTGATATTATATTTATCAATGATTTTTTTAAATAATTTTAAGATATTTATTTATTTTTTCTTTAACATATATAATTCGATGTCAGTATCATCATAGAATCCCATTTTATATATATTTTTTATTTCAAAACCGGCCTCTAATGCCTGTTTGATTGTTTTATCTTTTATTTTGGGAATGTATAACTTCGTTTCATGGAATCTCGAATTATTATTATCACTCATCTTGATTTTTTCTCTATAAATTACATAATCTTCTTTTCTTATATAATATGCATCGTGGCTAAATTTATTAAACTCAGTGTAAGAATGTACATTTTTATAATCATCAAGATATAATGTACTATAATTTCGTGGCGAGGGTATAAGTTTTTTATAATTTAATACATGTAAAAATAAATAACCATCTGGTTTTAACCATTTGTGAAAATTTTCTAATATGGTTGCCTGTGATTCATAATCATTGTGGTATAAAGTATCCAATAAACATAATACATGAGAGAACTTTTTACTTTGATATAGTTCACTGTTTTTTAAATTTCCAATCATAAAATTCCCCATAGGACATCTAATTTTAGCATATTTTAATAATTCTTTTGATAAATCGACACCAACAATTTTATGATTTTTAAAAAAATATTCAAAATATTTCCCTGTCCCTGTACCAGCATCTAAAATAATACTATCTTTTGTTAATGTTTTTTTAATTTTATCGGTATCGTAATCCAATATTAATTTTTCATTAAATACAATATTATAAAGTTTTGCATATATTTCATCAACATTGTCTAAATTAACCGAATAGTCCTCAAATAATTCCATATTATTATATTTTTTGAAAACGGATACAGTAATTACAGTAATTACAATAATTATAATAATTAATAAAACTATTAATAATCGTTTACAATCCATATATTATTTAGACATATAATATATATAATATACATAACGTACACAATGAATACTGATACAAATGATAAAATTTTAAAGAATGTCGCAGAACTTATTGAATTTTGTAAACAAAATGGTTCAAATAGAGTAAAAATTTCTGAAAAATATAAAGATTTTTATGAATCATATCCCGCACTCACAAATCTTATTGCAGATGATCCATTCAATTTTGATTTTCCACGTTTATTTGAAATGTTGAAAGTCAGAGAGAAGGTTGAATTAAAGGAAGTTGATTATAAAGATGCATCACTCTATATGGGAAAGCGATACTACGATGAGTACGTTAAACCTAAATTAGAGAAAAACGGATCTACGGATGATTCTGATGAATCTACTGAATCTACTGAATCTACTGAATCTACTGAATCTACTGAATCTACTGAATCTACTGAATCTACTAGTGATTAAATTAAATATTTGCTTTTTATATTTATTGGTATATTATTATTAATACACCATTCTTTTGCATTTTTAACCTGAATTTTTACAATATCTCTTCTAGTTTTATTATTAATATTTGTTGATGCATTATACAATGCATTTTTCAAGTAATATTGTTGTTTTGTACAAATTGTTTCATTAAGCTGATTACATATATGAATAAAATCATTATTAAGTATAAATTCATTTATATCAATTGTATTTTCATCAATCAGACCAATTAAGTCGATTAATTTAGTTAGGTCTTCATTGGTGATCCCTTTGAATCCACTCGCAATTATATATTTTTCTGAATTTAAAACTCGACTTGTCTTCGGTTTTTCAATTTTGAATGATTCAAAATACATATCAACTAATTTTATTAGTTTAAGCGTAACTAATGAAAAAATATCGAAAATTTTACAAACAAAACTACCCCCATCTTTTAAAATCATGAATGATGCTACAATTTCTGAAAATATAATTTTATATGATAACTGTTCTTGTTTATTATAATCTGCCGAATAATCAATACCCCCATCCGCTGTTACCAACGATGCCTTATCCTTTATAAAATAACTATTTTTAAATTTAATTAAATCATTTTTATAATATATATTACCATAAGTAACTGATAATTTTTTATTATTATTTTTAATATTATATATCTTTTTCCACGAAGGAATTCCTCGATTAACTGGGGATAATGTTATTCCATGAATATTCATTGGTATTTTATGTTTGTTTGAATAATAATCAAGTGCTTCTATAAACCCACCAGGACCTTCTGCCAAACATGCTACATTATTATAACCAGAATTAAGTAGATCATGTGAATTTAATAATTCAATCATTTTAAAAAAAGACCTGCTTATTGGGAATATATTTGAAATCCCGTCTTTATAATTTATATAAATTAATTCATATGGATTGGATAATTTTTTAATATCATCCCAAACATTCACATATTCATCAATATTATTTTTAAGAATTGATATTTCATCTGCAAATAATTTATAAATAATTCCCTTGCTGGAATCGTTATTTTTTTTCAAAGAAAGTATTTTATATTTACTAAACATAAATATAAAATATAAGTAATCTTTTAAGCGTGACATTTTAACATTTTTTTAACAATTATTTATAACAATTATTTATAATTTAACAAAATCAAATGCAATATTTAAGAAACTAAATTCTTTTTCACTTTCAGTTAAGTTATATTTTTTATTCCCAGAAGCAATCATCTCATCGTATATTTCACTAAATGGTTTGACATACACTAATTTTAATCCAACTTTGCTACACATTTTTCTAAAATATTCAAAATTTACTAAATATTCAACATGAGTATGTCCGATCGATTTAAAATATACCTTTATTTTTTTATCAAAAATGGGTTTTTTATCATTAAATGTTCTGATTTTATAATCTTTTTGAATGCTCCAAATTAAATTATCCCCATTTTTTCCTTCTAATATTGGATTTGTTTTTAATTTTTCAAATACTGTTTTCCCATCAAAACATGTTCCAATAAAATGCCCTCCTTTTTTAAGATTGTCATGAATATTTTGAATAAGATTTTCAATTGTATCTCTTTCTTTATAAAAATAATGCAAACTAAATTGTACACTCACTATGTCAAAACTATATTTATCTGGAATGTACTCCTTTAATCTTAATTTTGACATATCATCAATTCCTGTGTCGTAATTAGGAAATATTAATTTACTACTATCGCCCCATGCAAAATACACACTTGGTTTTGGTCTCGGAAATTTTTTATAATAATTCATTGCATATTTTAAACCAGGTTTATCAATATCAATCCCAACAATCCTCTTTAAGTTGGCATTTCTCCATTTAGACAAGTCACCCCCCTTACCACAACTCAAATCAAGTAACTCTCCTTCAAATTTCTTTTTATTTTTACCTGGGCTTACAGATTCAATTAATGTGGATTTAATATATTGATTATGAAACATTTGTAATTGTGACCTATTTTTTGAATTAAACTTTTTATTATTTGTATTTGAATAATATTTGATTGATGTTTCTGGAACATCGCCTGTCGTTATCATATATTCAGTCACAGGATCATTGATTTTTTCCCATATATCATTTGCAACATCTTCATAATTACCAAAAAGTGGTTTACCGCTTTTATACTTTTCTGTTTTATCATACCTAACACGAATTGGTTTCCATCTAAAATCCTCATCTGCATATTTATCATATGCAAATTCAACAATTGTATCATCCTTAATTTCGTCAGTCTCTCCTGTTAAGATATCTGACGTATAAATTTTATTATTATTTGATGTAAATAATTTGGCAATTGAATTTTTATCATCATCGTTTGGATTAAATTCAGATGCAATTAATTTCTTTATCCATTTTTTAGTTTCTTTATTAAATTTATCATCATTTTTACCAACAAACAATGTCAATGTTTTATAATTTTTAACAGTTTTTTCAGAATTTTCATCAGATGTGAATAATGGAGTTACAATGTCTTTTCCATTCATATCTTTATTAAAACGAACCAAAAAATCAATTGAATTTAACTCAGATGGCTTCCATTTAAATAAATATTTCCATGTTCCACCCCTTGGAGGATAATGTTCTGTTATAGGTGTAAAAATTAAACCATCTACATAATATTTTAATTCCGTCCGATCATCCCATAATTTTTTTGCTTCTTCGAATATTTTCTCATTATTTCCATATTTGTATGGTTTTACCTCAATTGTTAAATCAGTTTGTTCTGAATTTTTATAAAGAGATTGTATTAACTCGATTCGACTTAATTGTCTATCTTTTTTTATTTTTTCTTTTGAAGGTAAATTTAAATGCCTTTTTCTAACATCTTCGCCATTATGAAATAAAATATCATACATTAAAAATAAATTTTTATCAGATATATATTCACCCTCAATTAATGTATTATTTGTATTATAAAAAATAATATCAACACCCTTTATATTTAAATTAGTATCAATTAAATATGACTTATTGTCAATATAAAATAAAAAATGTTTTTGACCATCAGCCTTATATGTTACTGCGTAATTTTTTAAAATATTAACAATAGATGGTGTTTTAATTAAGTTGACTTTGCTTAGTGATACTGGGTTTGCACTTATAAATTTATTAAAAGAGTTATTTGATTTTATACCAATTAATTTATAATACCTGCTCAACACATTTTGAGATTCGGTAAATGATAAAATAGAAATACCTCCCTGTAATAATGCTACAATTGTTCCTGTGATTTCTAAAAATTTATTTAAATCATCAGATTCTTTATTTAATAATTCAACCTCGATTTCATAAGTATTATGTTGTTTTAAACACCCAGAATCATTGAAACTTTTACCCTGACATTGTTTAACAGAACTCAAATCTAATCTAAAATCACCAACTCTTACTGATATAATATCTTTAAATCTATAATATTTTATCTCATTTTCATCTAACAATCTACTATTATTAATATTTTTTGATTTAGGATCAACAGTCTGCTCGTCATTAAAATTAAATCTAATACCATAATCAGACAAGTCTATCATATCTTTTTTTCTTTTTCTAATAAATGTACCTGACGTTAAAGTATTTTTTAACCAATACATTTTAATATTATTTAATCCAGTAACCGAAGTTCTGATATTAGAAGATGCTGTTTTAATATTTAATACATATTCTCTTGTATATTCTAACCCAAGTGTCATTGTATAATAATTAACAACTGCCATAAAATTACTATGTAAAATATTATTATTAAATTTATCCCCCCATATTGTTGCTTCAAGTTCTGTTTCTTTTGATTTTTTAAAGTTATTTAAAAGAGCGTTAAGTTTTTTGAATTCATTTTTTGAAATATTCATAATATATATTTATATTATTTTTTTAAATGGTTTTGACACTATTAATATTTTTAATATCATCTAATAATTCATTCTTTAATTTAAAAATCATTTTTTTGGTTTTTACTGATTTTTTTTGAATTGATATACCAAGTATTTTTACATATTCTCTTAGATCTTTTACTTTCATTTTGTCTAAGTCAAATGATTCATCAAGTGTTATTTCATCAGGTATTGTTTTATCTATAACTGGGTCAACATGTATATATTTTGCACCATATTTGATAAACAATTTATCTAAAATTTCCCCAAATTTATTGGAAAATTTCAATAATTGAAAACTCTGATGTGACAATGCATTAAATCGATCATCTTTATATTCCAAAAATAATGTGGGCTTGTATTTACTCACAAAATCCTTTTCAGAATAATATGCATCAACGGTTTTCCCATTGAATACATAAATATTAATATTCATTAAATTAACAATATATTTATTAATATATGGTTCGTTGACTAAAATCTTGGAAAAACTAAGAAGTTTTTCTTGCAAATATCCTTTTTTTCCAAATTTTCGAGATATTTTTTTATTAGATTTCAAAAATGTAGTAATATTATACGATAAATATTTTCGAAATTCAATAATCAATCTTTTTTTCTCATTTGAATCAAAATTATAAAAATTTTTATACAAATGGATTAATATTGCTTCAATAAAACAATCTTTCGATATAGTTTTTAATATATAAAAGTCATGGTAATTTGGAATATACATTTTATAATCTTCCAAACCATCTCCAAGTTCATCGCAAACAGGAATATTTTGACATGCATTTTTGTTCCTTGTTTTCCCGATACATAGTTTATTTAAAAAATCTATATTTTCTTGTTTATAGTTTTGTGTTATTTTTGTGACAAGTGTTTCAAACATAATTAATATTAATTATTTATATTTGTTTAAACATTTTTCTTTTTTTTTTTATTTCATTATATTTCTTCCATACATGCAATTTCTTCCATACATGCAATTTCTTCCACATAATCGATTTCATCTACTGGGATTTTATTTTTTTTATTTTTACTTTTACCCGAATAAGATGGTGCTACAAGTTGTTGTGACATATCTTTGTAGTTTTTAATAATTTTATTTTTAATAGATGAATATTTTATTTTTTGTTTTTTTAATACAATTTTATCACCTGTCATTTTATACTCTTTTTTTTTATTAATATACTCTGATTTACTTATAATTTTATCTAATATTTCCGGACTAGAAATGTTTTTAAAAGTTGTATTTAATTTTTTCTTTTCTGAATTTAATTTCATATCTCTCATACTGAGCAATTTATCATTTTTAATACAAAAGTTTATATATGAATAGATTTCTTGAATAATCAGTTTATCAGAACCATCAATTGTAAGTCTAACAAATATACCATTGGAATTTTGAGAATATGGTATTTTTTTTTTATTAATTATATTAAATATTTCAATGCATGCATCTTTATTTAAATCACGAATATTGTTCATAATGAACTTTATTTTTGTTTCCATTTAGTTTAATGTAATTAAAAAAAAATCTAAATTATACCTTAGGTCTCATCGGTTGATGTGTCAGAGCTATCAGATAAATATTCAGAATCAGTTGATTCCCCAAGCTCTTCTAAATTATTTTCCATATATTCATCAGATAACCCGAATGCATTTGTTAAATCTTCTTCGTCCGATTCTGCTTGACTTATATTATTGCCATTTACATTGTTAATATTATTAATATCATTTGGATTGGTTTTAAATTTTTTAATAACAAATTTCTTTTTATTAACTTTACCACTAATCCTTGCAATTACTGAAATTTTAATATCATTAAGCTCGAATCGTTTCCCAATTATCTCAACATCAATTTCATCTCCTATTTGTAAATTTTTAAAAACATCTCTATTTTGATGATATTCTTTTGGAACTATAACTGACAATGGACCATTCTCTCCCAATATCCCGAGTCTATTAATATTTATAATTTTAATCTTTAAATTGTCGCCATTGACTGGATTGCATATGTCTGCTGAAAATACTATATCGTAAGTGGTGTATGCTTTAAAATTAGAACCTGTTAATTTACCAATTGATCGTCTGATCAAATTCACAGAATCTTGTTTAATAAATCCCTCAACGGTGCATTTTCCTTCGAATGTTTTTATTAATTCTTTTTTAATTGCGGTTTTCATATTTATGTTTAACATTGAGGGGGGAATAAATATTTTTTTACACAATGTAATGTTATTATATATAGTATCGGTTTTGAAATTCATATTATATTATATATATTATTATTTTTATAATATAATATATCACTTTTTTTATGATTGTTATTAAAATGTTTTATGAAAATGATTTATTTTTTTATCTATATTATTATAATATCTCAGCATTATTTCAATTCCAAAGCACATATTTTTCTTTTTCTTTTTAACATTTTTAAGTTTTAAAAATTTAACAATCCCATAAATTTCATCAATACTATAAGTAAGACATATTCTACCTGTTATTTCAGACCGTTTTGATACCTTTTTATTTAGTGTTCTTGCCCCTGTATATTTTCTACGGTCAATTATTTTTAATTTTTTTTTCTCAATAATTCCATATAATTTTGAAAATTCATTAATTTTTTTATTTTTCAGATATTTCATAATATGTTTTTTATCATCTACTCCACATTTTTTAAGTTTTTTATTATTAATACAATAATATTTTCCATCAATCATAATTGCATTAATTGATCCAATATTGATAATATTTCTTTTTAATATTTTATAAATTTCCTTTTCAAACTTGATATTTTTTATTTTTGAATTAAATAAATTATTAATTAAAAATAAAAATTGTTTTGATGAGAATCTTCCAATGATATATTCAATTGTTAATAATTTATACTCGTCCTCTGAAAATGTTGACTCTAGAAATCCTTTATTGCTTTTAAATAATTTATTATATTCCGATACAATAATATGAGAAATATTAGTTGCTAATTTATTATCATTTTTATTATTTTCACCACGCCCTGAGATATAATCAGTTATATCTATTTTATCAACCTTATATGTTAATGGAGTTTGTCTATAATACATTGGTATTTTCTCATATTTTATATTAGATGGTTGGAATATATAATAATTTCCTTTATACATTAAATATCCTTTTCTGTCGTATTTATCTTGAATTATTTCTTTTTTTGATTTTAATAATTCATCAATTGCAATGAAAATATATAAATCTTGTAAAGATGGAATTTTTTTATTTATTTCAGATCGCAGTTGGTCAATTGTATATGCATAATTATGTAAGTACATTTTTTTAATTATTTTTTTAGCATTCGAAATATCACTCGTTGCAAAATCAATTGTATAAGTACTTGTATCCTTTTTTGATTTTATATTATGTGACATACAAGAATAATTACAATCTTTTACATAATCACATTCCCTTGAATATGGTTGCACGCCATTTATTACCTGTATTTTTTTACCAAGTGATGTAATAATTGTTTCTTTTTTATTCTTAGTTCCAACATTTGCATTTCTGTTTAATAAACAATCAAATGCAACTCGTTTTAAAATCCTTTCAACTTTTTTAATTTGTTTATCCTTTGTTTCTGATAATCTATAGTTTTTAATATCAACTGATTCTTTATTTAATTTTTTGGGCAATGTCGACACATATTGATATAATTCCACATTTCGCTCTTCCTTCGGTAAATTGACATGAGAACAATTTCGAATTCCTCTGCCAGCAATTTGTTCATTTACAGAAAGATTGTACCAAGGATCCATTATATGAATTTGTCTTATATTCTTAAAATCAATACCCTCTGATATAACCCGTGTCCCTAAAATTATTTTTAATTCACTACCATTTATATTATTTTTTTTATTAACAATCTCGGCTATTCTCGGAGGTGTTGTTTTAACAAAATCTTGGTCGGGAAAAAGGATTGCATATTTCATTGGTATAAATTTTGATACATTTTTGTATTTTGATAAAGGAGTCCCATCTTTATAATGTATTGGTTCTGATATCCCACCACCACCTTTCTTATTAAAAGAATATTTTAATAATGGTTGTTCATTTCCAGACAAATATCTCTGAACCCCTTGTTGTTCTAGTGCGAGAGCAAGTGGTAATATCCCCCCTCTAATGTATCTAGAATAAATAATAACGGGGCCTCTAGATGCTTTTATAAAACCTAATATTTTCTCAAATTTAGTAGAATAATCTGTTAAATATTTATGAGAAAGGAATGGTTGTTCATTTTTGGTTCCTCTTTTCATCAATACATGTTTTTGATATTTTATCTGAAGTGTTTTTTTTCCTTTTTTTTTATCAAAATAAAAAGCACCCATTCCATTATCACTATCATTAAACCCTCTTATACCATCAGTAAACCCGCCATTTTTTAATGGAAATACTATATTTGAAAGTTGTATTAATTTTGTAAAAACATTTGTAAATCCATCTTTTTTGACTCCATTTGGTTTAAATCCATTGTCAATATGATTTTCATAATCATCATTATTTAAATCAATATCTTTGACAGCAATCTTTCTCTCACTGTCAACATCAATATACATTTCATATTGATATTTGCTCATTTGACAATTTATCATTTTTGTATATTGTATTTGTAAGTCAGGAGGTATGATATTTCCATTAATGTCATATTTGTATTTTATTACTTTTGAATATTGTGAAAATATTTTCAGTGGAAATGTTGTTGGGTTTTCACCTCTTAAATATGATACATATCCATTTGATGATTCTTCTAATATCTTTTCACCACCTGGTTTTAAAAATCCATTCTTATCAAAAATTTTGATGGAATCAATTGGTTTTCTTTTATCGTTAAGTAATAATAAATTCAATATAAAAATTATTTCTTTGGGCTTATCATACATTGGTGTTGCCGACATCAATATTAATTTTAAATTTTCAGATATTTTTACAATCTCCGTTAAAATCTGAGCAACCTGGCGATCATTCTCACTCGATTTTGATTTCTTTTTAATATTGTGAATTTCATCAATTATTACAACACGATTCGAGTATTCTTTTTTAATTATACTAATAATATCATCTGTTAAATCTTTATTTTTACCACTCCATCCAGATCTACGTTTAACTTCATTCGCAAATTTACCATATCCCATAAATTGATATGATTTTGATATATTTCTTTTTATTTTTCTAATTTTCTGTTCTCTTGTTAAAAAATTATCATCTTCACCTAGCATGTATTTATTCCCAGTACATTGAGTTATATCATCAACCGATCTTTTTAAATTTTCCTTATCAATATTATAAATAGTTTTAATAAAATTATCTCTTAGTGATTTGCTTGATAAAATTAATATTTTTTTCTTGTATCGTTTTACTAAATCGACAAAATTTTCTGCAATTGAAATAGCAGCACATGTTTTACCGACACCAACTCCATGAAACATTAAAATACCATTATATGGGGTATTAATTGATATAAAGTTTTTTAAAAATTTTTGTTGTGGAAACAAGTCAAAATCAGTAGGTTGGCAAATTTCTTCCATTTTTTTAGTCTCTTTTGGTATTCGATGTTCGTAAAATTCTTTTTTATTATATATTTTTTCTTGGAATTTTGTATCAGTTAGTTCTGGATAATAGGTATAATTTTTAACTTTTATTTTTACCATTATAATAATTATCAATATATATTATTACTTAAATATTTACTATCTTAAATATTTAGATGAATAAATTACAAAACCCATATTGCAATAATGACAGTAATGACAGTAATGACAGGAATGACAGTAATGACAGTAATGACAGGAATGACAGTAATGACAGGAATGACAGTAATGACAGTAATGACAGTAATGACAGTCGCATTAATCGTATAAATATCGATAGTCGGATCAATCGGATCAATAATATCAATACTCGAAATTATAAAAATTGTAAAAATTGTAAAAATTGTAGCAATTGTGGAAAATCTGGACATGTTTATAAAAATTGCAAATGCCCTGTAATAAGTAATGGGATAATATGCATTAAGATAGATGGATATAATTTTAATTCAATCTATAATAATTTTGTGAATAATAAAAAAAATAATTTAAATATTGAAAATATAGATGATTTTATAAATAATAAAATAAAAATAATATTTTTAAGAAGAAGAGTATCATTAAATTTAATTGAGTTTTTAAGAGGGAAATATAATAATGAAACATATATTAAACAAATTTTTAGTTTAATGACAACCGAAGAGATTGTATTAATTAAAAATAATTCTTTTGATTTTTTATGGAAATATATTTGGTGCGATAAAAAATCATGCAATCGTTATAAAAAAGATTATATTATAGGTAAAAGAAAATTTGATTCATTGAAAACATTTATTAAAAATGTTGGAAAATCTGTCTACACTGAACCTGAATGGGGATTTCCAAAAGGTAGAAGAAAAGAAAATGAAACTAATTTTGAATGCGCTAAAAGAGAGTTCGAGGAAGAAACAAATTTAGATAAATTAAAATATAAAATTACAAATATAAAACCGCTTGAGGAAAATTATATTTCAACAAATAAAGTAAATTATTGTCATAATTATTATTTGGCTGAATTAATAAAAGAAAATGATATTTTTGTTATTGATTATAATAACAAAGAACAGTATAAAGAAATTGGGAAGGTTGAATTAATGTCGGTTAAAAAATGTTTGTCTAAGGTAAGACTGTATCAAACAGCCAAGCGTGATATATTGATAAATTTAAAAAAAATGTTTAAAATTGTTTTATCTTATTGAAAATGCAACCATTGTGATACTAATAATGATAGAATGATATAATTATCAATAAAATTAAAATTAAAATTAATGTTAAAAAAATACTATTAGATCTACCATTAAAAATACTATTAAAAATACTATTAAAAATACTATTAAAAATGCTATTATGTTTAATTGAAATATTTGGTGTAATTGATTCTAACTTTATTGTTTTATTTAATTTTTTTTCATATAATTTAATAACCTTATATCTATCTATTATTTTTTTACCAGTTAACGAATTAACTTCATTATGAATATCTATTAACCAATACACAAACTCTTGTCTTGAATTTAATTGAGGTGGGATATGTTTTAAATTTCTATTAAAATTTTTACGACATATGCTACACGGTATAACATGTTTTAGTGAATTAATAAATTCCATATAATTTTTTTTATCACTATTTGTTGGATAAAGTGGATAATTAAAAGAAATTGTGTGTAAAGTAAACCACATATGTGGACCCCAAATGTTCTGATTCATATATAATATATCAATAAATAAAATATAATTATTTGGTATCAACTGTCCCTGTGTAATCTGGAAATCCGGTTGTTTGCCAATAGTCACTTGCAAGATAAGGTGGTGAATTTTCACCAGTATCGTTACATGGTGCCTGCGAAGGACCTTGTTTTAATATTTGTTCTATTTTATAATAGGGAAGTGCGTATGAAAAATATCTAAACTGTGATATAAATCCATCATATCCTTCCCAATTATTAATAATAATATCTTCAAAATTTTGTTTAGGTAAACCTTTGAATTTACATCGTTTTTTAAGTTTACCATTAATGTAAACATCCATATATCGATTCATTACTACTATTGATAAATGGAACCATTTCCCCATTGGGATATTTCCAATATCACATGATTCTTTTAACGATGAAAATGTATTCATATTAATTCCTAGCTTATTTTCATTTGGATAAATCCAAACCCCTGGGGCCTGTAATGGATATGCAGTTGAATTTCCTTTATGAAAAACATGTTTGTATTTATCACCCTTTACACTATTGATATTCATCCAAAGTGAATAAGAAAATTCAATTCCATATTGCCCATCCTGAGACATTGGTAGTTTTGTTGCTGGAATTATCTTTGTACTGGAACTTGCAGATTTTGTCCCATAAATTAACCATGGTTCATTTGCAAGTGTGTTTTTCATATCATTTATAACAGTATATCCAACATAAAAAACTGTAATTATAATAATTCCTATAATTAATATTTGTGGGTAATTCATTGGTATAATATATAATAATAATATATTTTATTATTATTATTATTATTTATGCGTCGTTTTCAAGACTATTTGCTTCTTTTGTCATTTTATCTCTGATTTTAACCAAACTCCCTCCTTTGAAAAAATTAACATTGAATTTTTTACCGTCATACGGCCCTCCTGTGTAAAGATTCATAATATCATTTGGTTGCAATGCTGATCCAAAGAACTGAAATCTGGAAATTTGTCCATAGAATCCTCCATCTTTTGCAATATGAATTAAACTATCATCACGGATGATTGGGAGACCTTTGAGCACACATGACCGTTCCAATTTACCATCAATATACATATCAACATTTCTATTATTCAACACATATGCAATATGAACCCACTTTTGAAGAGGGATATTTTTAATATCACACCCTTCATTTGGATCAACTGTTGTTGAAATTCTAGCATGAATCGAATTTGTTTTTGGATAAAAGAAAAGTCCTGGTTCCAAATCAATATTTCCTGTTTTTTTAAAATTAGATTGTCTTACAAAAATATTTTTCCAATCCCCAAATTTATAATTCCAATCACTTACATATACCCATAAACTATATGTTGATGCATATGGATTTGCATTTTTAGGAGGTTTTACAGCTTTTATTTTTCCAGTGAAAGCATTAGTTGGCTGATCAATTAATACTGGGTTATTTGACGCATATTCTGTTGAACTATCACTATATAATGACATTACAATTATTATAATGAAAATTAATACAATAAGTCCAATTACCAGACCCTTATTTGATTGTGCATGGTGATACACATTAGTACCAATAGACTTCATTTTATTACCCATTTTATTACCCATAGCATTTGACGGTCTTGTATGATTCATTTAAATATATAATATATCAAGATTATTATTTATTATTTATTATTGTAAATTAGACCCCTCATATGTGTTTTATAATAGCTTTTAATATCATCTTTTTCGGTATCAAATAAATATTTAATCTGTCTTTGAGATAATGTATTGTTTGAATAAAATCCCTTATACATTAACCCAGCAAAACCATTACCGTCTCCTGTATTTGCAATATAAATATTACTTGTTTTAATAATAATTGGTTCTCCTTTTAAAATAACACTTCTTTCTAAAAACCCATTCTTATAAATAGAAACATTCCGATTATTTAAACTGACCGATACATGAACCCATTTATTTACATCTATGTTTTCCAATGTTATTAGCTCAGAATTAGATGTACCCTGGGTATTAAATATAACTACAATATTGTTTTCAACGGGAGAGAGCCAAATCCCAGGGGTTTGTATTTTAGCAAGATTATCATTACCACTTCTAATAATTTTAGAACCATGATGCATTATATGTTTCCACTTTTTAAAATTACATGTAGTCCAGTCATTGCCACATAATTTAGATTTTTCCATTACACCAGTATCTGATCCAGACAAATATAACCAAAATCCATATGTTAATTGATTTTTACTTACCAATGGGATATCTTTACCCGGAATATTATCTATATAATTTCCATCTAACCCTTTATATGAAAACACATTACGACAATCCTGTATTTTAGATGGGATATTCAAAAACTGAATAGAATTATCTGGCAATCCATATGATTTTTGAACACTATGGTATAATATAATAATTGACATGATTAATAAAATAATCCCATAGAAGAAAAATTGTGCTTTTGGTATAGTTGCTACGAATGATGATGCTGATAAACCTCCACTTTTAAGTGTTTCATGTATTGGTTTCCCTGACATAAAAGATGCAATAAATAATAATAAAAAAATAGATACAAGAATAAATATTGCTAGTGATAATTTTTCTTTGGTACTCATTAATATATATATTTATTATATATTATATTTTTTACCTTTAATTTTTCTCATATAATCGAAGAAACCATCCCTCGTTTCTGTCCCATCTTTTATATTTTGAATAAAAATTATTATCCCAACAAGTATGAATGAGTATTTAGGTATTCTTAAGAATGTTCCTATAAACGAACCGTTTGTATAATAATCGACGATAAGTAATATTGCAAAAATAAATCCATATAAAATCATTATATTATATCATACCTTTTTTTTATATTTCCAATAATTTTTAATTCCTGGCCTACAATATGTTGAAAATTTTTTATATGGATAATAAATATTACCACGTACCTTATATAAATGGTTTCTTTCTTTGCAAACACCACAATCTTTATCCAAACATTCTGTATTAGATGGATTCTTACTGAAGGTGAAGTCATTCATGCAACATATTTTAGGTGCATCGTATAATATATAAGATTTTCTAATTTTGCATTTATCACCCACCAATAATGTCTGATAATTATTCCACGGACTAGGGCATTTTTTGTTTTCATGATTGATTATAAAAGTTTCTTTTACACCGCATGCAAATAATAATACTAATAATACTAATAATATTATATAACCAGTTCTCATATATTATAATTTAATATTAAATTTTCTAATTTAGATGGATATTTACATCCAAGTATAATCATATTGCGATAAATGAATGATAATCTTACAATTTTTATTAATTCTTCTTCATTTTTTGGATTTGCACCTCTTATGAATAGTTTTCTTGTATTAAATTGTTCATTTGTTTCATCTAAATCCCTATGAAGTTTTAATTTCATATTGTTAACACTCAATATATTCATTGTATTTGTTGTATTTGATGTATTCATAATATTCATCATATTCATTGTATCGATTATATTATTAAATATTATTAAAATTATGTGAAAATAACCAGTTTTTTAAACACGAGTTCGTATGCAAAAATACCTAAATATAAGGAAGATAATGTAATAATAAACCCATCGTTGAATAACCCACCCGATAACCCAAGGCTTGGTGGGGCTTTCCCACCATAATGCAATGACATAATAATATGCATTATAAATAATATAATAAATACATGATAAATATCATTTGCAATATTCTTGTATTCATTTGTTACTTTTATTTTTAAGAACATTTATATAATATATAATATATAAATTTTATAGTTTAGTTCCTCATTTTTTAATATTTTTTAATCATAAAGATGATTCCTCAAAATAAAACAAATGAAGAACAATTGGACGAACTTGACAATTGCTTGCTATCGGATAAAGAATTAAAAAAAATAATGAATATTAAGATAGAGTTTGATTCAAATTTAAAGGAGTTGAATTTTCTAACAAATTATGAAGGAAATGAAAATAATACAATATTAAATGATATTAATTTGACCAATACAATATTTGGTAAAAATATTCTTCAAAAACAAATTGTAAATTATAAATATGATAAAAAAAAAATAGATAAAATTAAAAAAATAATAAAATTTATTAAAAAAAATAAAATTAAAATTAATTTTAAACAACTAAATGATAATACAAATAATGTTTTGTGGTTTTTTAAAAAAATAGATGAAAATTTTAAATCTATCCTTGAACAGCTTTATTTTAATTTGCCTATTGAAAAATTAAATAATATATTAAATTCACATAAGGTACCTCTTAATATTAGTTCTATTTATAATATATATATTTATCCAATAACTAATATATTAGGTCCTATAATAAGTATTATAGTTCCATATATATTGCTAAGAGTTTATGGATTACAAATACCATTTACTTTCTTTTACGAAATGATTAAAAAATATATAACAGGTTTAAAAGATCCCAAGAGATTATTTAGTACAATTTTATATATTGGAATTTATTTATATTCTGTTTATAAAAATTTTAGACAAGCATATGATTTAAAAAAATTAATAAATATATTTCAAAATAAAATTATATGCTTAGATAAATTCACAAGCGAAGTTGTAAATATATATGAAACATTTAAAGATTTTTATCAAATAGAAGGCATTGATGAATTATTAAATGAACTTAAAAATATTCCAAAGGAGATGAAAACATTCATGTTAACTGGTAATATATTATATTTTATAAATAAATATCGTAATTATGACAAATTTGTTGAAATGTTTAATATTGTTGGTGAAATAGATCTTATTTATAATATTAAAAAATTAACAGACAAAGATTATTGTTTTGTTAAATTTACAAAAAAAACAAAACCAGTTATAATATTTAAAAAAATGGCACACCCATCTTTAACTGATCCGATTTATAACAATGTTAAAATAGTTGGCAAGAATTGCATGATAACTGGTCCAAACGCTGCTGGAAAATCAACCTTTATAAAGGGACTTGTTTCAAATATTATATTAGCACAAACATTTGGAATTAGCCGATGTAGTTATGCTAAAATAACACCATTTGATTATATTAAAACACATTTAAATACCCCCGACGTTATTAATGAACAATCACTATTCGAAGCAGAAATGTACAAATGTAAAGAAATTATTTCATCAATAAAAAATAATAAAAACAAATCACTAATAATATTGGATGAATTGTTTTCATCCACTAATTACAGAGAAGGTTATGCAGCATCTGCCGCAATTATGAAAAAAATAAATGATTATTCGAATACATGTACAATTATAACAACGCATTATGAAAAACTTCCATATTATGCAAAAAAATTAGGATTTAAAAATTTCATGTTTCCTATTAAAAGAAATAAAACAAATGGTCTGCTATTTCCATATAAAATTAAAAAAGGTATATCACAAGACTTTGTTGCACTTGAAATATTAAAAATGAATGATTATGACTCAGACATTATAAATAATGCAATTAAAATATCAAAATCGTTTAATTTTTCATAATTTTATATGTGAATTTACTAAATATGGAAAACATTATATTAATATTAATATCAATACTAATTGTTATTGTACTTGGAATTGTTTATTTTGGATATAAAAAAATGTCAGATTATCATGTAAAATTAAGTAAAATGCAGCTAGATGTAATTGCATTACGAAATTTCATCGATGAACGATTATTAGGAAATTCCCAAATGAATTTGATGGCGTATGGAAACAATCACGGAAGTGGCGGGGGCGTGGTTAACCACAATGAGGATAATATTAAACAACATGAAGAATCAAGGGAAGAATCAGGAGAAGAATCAGATGAAGAATCAGGAGAAGAATCAGAAGATTCAGACGAAGAATCGGGTGAAGAATCAGGAGAAGAATCAGAAGAATCAGACGAAGAATCGGGCGAAGAATCGGGCAAAGAATCAGTCGAAGAATCGGACAAAGAATCGGGTAAAGAGATTGAACCTATCAATGATGTTCCAATCAATGTTATAGTAAATAATCAAATCGATGTTCCAACTGATGTTCCAACTGATGTTCCAACTGATGTTCCAACTGATGTTCCAACCGATGTTCCAACTGATACGAGTGGTTCCGATATGGGTATTGATGCTAAGGTTATTTTTGTACCAATAAATGCTGAACCAACCGGACCAGTTTCTTCTGTAGAAGAATCAGGTACAAAGGTTATTTTAGTAGAACCCCCAAGTAATAAAACAAAAAAAAGATTACCATCTATTTTAGCAAAAACTCTTGATGTTGGTGAAAAATTGTTATCTAATAATGACGGTAAAATATATGTCGTTAAACAAAATGTAAATGGAGTTAAGAGGTGGGCTAAAACGAAATAATTAAAAAGTATTAAAATTATTATTTTATTAAAATAATGTAACAAAATAATATTTACTTTATATATATGAACCCGACAAGAATACCAAATAATAAATATCTTAATTGTCCAGCACAAATGGCAGATGGTAGACAATTTACAGATTACCGACCTATAAGCAAAGTGAACCAAGATGTAATGCACGAAAAGAATATTCAATCTAATTTTGATTTCCGAAATTATTTAATACATAATGGGAATGATATGATAGATAGTGATAGAACTGTGGTAAAAGAAAAAAATGATTGCAATGAATGTAATGCAATGTATATTAAAAATAAATATGCATGCAAAACTAATTATGTTGGTCAAATGTGCGAACCATTTGATATTAATGGTATAGGAAGAACATCAATTTCTGTTGGAGCAAGAAAAGTACCAACAATCAAAGAATTAAATAAAACAATGAATGAATTCAATATGTTTTTAGAAACCAATATGATCGAAACTGCAGCAAGACCAGGTATCATGTGCGATTCATGCAAAGTTAAACAATAATTATTTTTGCATATGCAATAACCAAACTTTATGGTATTTATGTACTGTTATTTTATTATAAAATATCTTATGAAAAAATAAATAGTAATAAAAATTATGTGGTATTTTTAAAAACACATCCTTAATACCTTTTTTATGAAGTTTATTTATAAGCACATAAATTTTTGTTTTACCCAATGATAACATAATATCTTTCATTTTTGAAATATTTTTTCCACCCCAAGGAGGGTCAATGTAAACAACATCATTCTGCAACTTATCATATATTTTATTATAATCATTATTATAATATTTTATATTTCTAATATTTAATACATTCGATAAATTATGCACAAGAATATTAAAATGTATCTTATTTATTTCGACCGCATTTACTCCTTTAAAATGTTTTGAAAAATATATTACATCCCCTCCCATACCACCGGTGGCATCTGTTATAACTAATTTTTTAGTATTAGTTAAATTATCTACCATTATATTAGCAATCCATTTTGCCAATTCTGGTTTTGAGATTGAATATAACCCAATATCGGTCATTTTAAATTTATATGTTTTAGGACTATTTGTTTTAGGACTATCTGTTTTAGGACTATCTATTTCATAATACTTTTTAAGTTCATCGTCTGAAATATTTATCTCTGTCGGAGTGCTTATATATGCACCCACATTATTTATATCTAAATGTTTGAAATTGCTGGTGTCGTTGGTGTCGTTGGTACCACCCTTGTTAATGTTGTTAGTGTTGTTAGTGTTGTTAGTGTTGTTAGTGTTGTTAGTGTTGTTAGTGCCAATGTTAGTGCCATTTTCCATAATTAAATATTATTATACGGTAGTTTTTATATAAACATTTATTCATATACTATATAAATGGGAAATACTAATTCGACTTTGACTTCAACTTCTACACATAAACCTAATCACAAAGAACAAACAAACGATTATAGAAGAAAGGGTAATAAACCGACCATGCAAAAGAGTGTTCGTAAAAAAACTTATAGAGAACCTGTAACAGAATATTCCCCATATGAAAGATTGGGATTAAGAGAAGATTGTTCATTGGTAGATTTGAAAAAAAAATACAAAAAGCTGGCTGCTATCCATCATCCAGATGCTGGAGGAAATTCAAAACTATTTATGGAAATTGTTAAATCTTATAAAATTATTCTATTTGAAAAGAAATCTAATATGGATAATCGTATTAAAGCTCCTGTCATAAATAAAGAATATACCCCACAAAATAAAAATACTTCTAATAGAGAAAATGTACACATTGATAAAGATAATTTTAACAATGATAAATTTAATGAAATTTTCAGAGATTATCGAATTAAGGATCCGTTTGACAAGGGATATGGACAAACAATGGATAAATCTGAAAAAAATTATAATAATAGAGAGGATATTAATATTGAACGACTGACATCCCTTAATAAGGGTAATTTTAATAATAATTTTAATAAAACAAATAAAACAACTCTTGTTAAATATGAAGAACCCATTGCATTATATTCAGATGGTAAAAATAATATAATGGAACTTGGAGTTAAGCATATTGATGATTTCTCGGGAAATAATTATACCGATTATAAAAGGGCATATAATAATGAGTTTTTCGATCCAAACAGTGTAAAATATAAGACATATAATAGTGTTACTGAATATGAGAATGAAAGGTCCAAACAAAAAAATATGACAAAAGAAGAATCTGAATATCATGATATGATGAAACGTTCGAATGAACAAAAAGAACTTGATAGAAGGGGGGTTCAGGCAGAATATGACCAGTTATATGAAGATCAGTTTAATAATCTGAATAAAGTTTTTATAAAGCATTAATATATTTTGCTGAGATAGTATTAAAATATCGCATCATATGCAAATGTTTTACCATAAGCAGATTTTGACATAATAATATGCTGTATTTTACTGCATAATTTTTTAGATGTATCTAATATATAAGAATTATCATCTAATTTAAGAATAGAATTAACTATTTTTTGTTTTTCATCTGATAATTTATATATACCAGTTGATGTATATTTTTTCCAGAATCCTAATATCATTTTAATAGAGAAACATACAGTAACTTGTTTTTCAAAATCAAGTTCATATAAGAACAATCCAATTTCAAACATAATCTTGTTTAATTGTATAATCCCCAATTCAATATTTGATTTTGAGAATTTTTGAATGATTGAATTAATAATATGTTTATTTACCATTGCAAGAGAATGTATTCGATTAACCGATTTAGTTCTGATTAGACTGATATTATCAGTTACAATTAGACGTGTAAGATAATTTAATAACTTATCACTATCTGGATATACATATCCGCCTAAATATTTCATATCAATTGGAACATCTTCTATGAGATATCCATTGTAATTAAAATCATTATCGCAATATGTTTTTGTATCCATAATTTTTTTACTTTTAGATAATCCAAATTTGAAATTAAACTTTGTATTTACCAAGGGTAATACATGAAATAATTTTTTTAAAAATATGAGAGAACTAATTTTGAAAACAAGGTCATCTACATATGCAATTAGAAAAGTGTGATTTTGATATTTACTATTATTCATGCAATTGGCCATCAAATTTTTAATATCTTTTATATAAGACCCCATGTATATAATAAATAATATTTGAGACGAGTTCTGTCCTTGTAAAATCCCGTTATACATTCTAAAAACATCATTTGGATTTTTAACATACAAATTTAAATTATTTAAAAAATTATTGTAATAATTAATAATATAATCTGGCACGCCATCATTTATCATAATTGTAATTAATTTTCCATGCATTACTGCAGAATATGCGTCTTTAATATCTTTAAAAAGTATAGCTTTTTCAGTATTATCTTTAATTGTTCTAATATAATTAATTACATTATGATTTGCATTTAATAAACCATTCGGCCGTAACACCATTTGGGACATATTAATTAATCCTTTGTCTATATAGTATTTCTTTAATTGCCTGGACATATAAATATCCAAAATTCTAAAAATAACAGGACACGACGTAATCGGTCTCGTTAATTCAATTCTCTTGTTAGCCCAATCCATCTCAGTATATTTGTTTTTAACTTTAGGAATTAATTTACATTTCGCAATTATTGCAAAACATTCATCTGGGTCTTTATTATTATTAATAATTGATTCAAATATATTCACTAAAATAGGAAATATTGAGTGGCATTGTCTTAATAAATCATATGTGATACAAAAGCAATCTTTTGAATCTCCGTGCTTTGATATAATAGTTTCATTAAGAATATTATCAATAATTTGATGATATTCAAAATCTTTATTATTATCAACTCTATCATTTTTAAATTCATCAGATCCCAAGGAAACTGAATAAAATTTTTTAATAGTTTCTTCTGAACATCTAGTAAATATATTAGATGCATCTTTATCTAATGATTCTACTTCAGATTTAAACTCATTCTTTTCTTTAACAATGTCTTTATGAAATAATATGGAAACAGACACAATCAGTTTTGATATCATTATGAGAATTTCTGCATTGTTTAAGTATTTGTTAAATTTTAAAATATTTTTAACAACAACTTTTTTCAATTTAATATTGAATTGTCCAAGCAATTCAGATGGAATATTAATATTGTTTTTCCAAACTCGTTTTAGTGGTATTTCTTTAATACTCGTTAATTTTTGTTGATTTAATGTGGTATTCATTTTGTGTTGTATTATATGTTGAAATATATATTATAATTAATCAATTTTTCTATACGATTTAAATCTTTATAAATAATATAATGCCGAGTACCTGTCCACAATTAGTGATATACCTAGTATTAACGTCAATGAGTATAATTTCATCCTACTTAGTTACAAATGAATACATGAAAGTCAGTGACAAAGAATCATACATAGGGTCAAATGTAACAGCAAACCTTATTGGCCATATGATTGGTATGATTATAATGTCAATATTACTATATTGGTTATGCAAACATAATTATAACACAGTTGCATGGTTAATCCTGGTATTTCCAATCATATTTGTGTTTATGATACTGATATTATTCATAACTGCAATATCTACAAATTCTACAAATTCTACAAATTCTACAAATTCTACAAATTCATATGATAGACCACGTCGACACCATCGACACCATCGACACCAACGACACCATGGTAGAAACCCTCCTCATGGACATTGGCGGTGAAAAATTGAAATAAATAATAAATACTAATTAATTTATTATAATAAACAAATGACACACATTTTAATGAAAATAATAAAACATAATAAAGTATTATCAGAAACAGACAAAGATATTTTAGATAATATCAGAAACCCAGACCCGCTACCTGTTGCATCATATGCATCAACTAATTATGGAGGTATATTCGGGAAATGGGGTACAATAAATGATAAAATAAAATGGGCAGATTTAGTCGATAATTTTACATTCGACAAATTACCAAATTCGTCGTATGAATTGACTATCGTACATAACAACTGTAAATATGAAACACGGTATATATATGAAGAAATTCAAAAATTGTCTTTTTTATTTGAAGGAAATCGAGTTGGTAGTTTTGATGATTTTTTAGATGAAATCGATTATCATATTGGAGGCGTTGAACTGGATGAAACCATGATTGAAATTGAAATCAATATTGATTATGGGTTTGGTTGTGAAGAATTTACAATAACATTATATAATGAAAGTAATTCAGACAATCACTCAGACAATCACTCAGACGATCACTCAGACAATCACTCAGACGATCACTCAGACAATCACTCCGACAATCACTCAGACAATCACTCAGACGGTTCCATAGACAATCACTCAGACAATCACTCAGACAATCACTCAGACGGTTCCATAGACAATTATATTGACAATTATATTGACGACTCCAGTTTAAACGAATTAAATATGATTAACTCTATAATAATCAATCCCCCCAACATGTCAAATGATGGCGATCAGTATCGTATTTTCGATTCTGATGATTGGGATGACAATGGTATTAACGATGGCATTAACGATGGCATTAACGATGGCATGTTGGGGGGATGACATTAACGATGACATTAACGATGACATTAACGATGGCATTAACGATGACATTAACGATGGCATTAACGATGACATTAACGATGACATTAACGATGACATTAACGATGACATTAACGATGGCATTAACTAATACATAAATTATAATCTATAACATCTTCTATTCATTTGCATAACATTTTTTTGAATATAATTCTGATCTGTTTGTCTTTTTTTTTTACAATTAGTACAAATAAAATATACATATTTTATTAATATTTTATTAAACATTTTATTAAATATTTTATATTTAGATGTCTGTGCATCACAGCATATACATGGATGAATCCATCCGTTAATTGGTAAAGATGAATATTTCAATCGATCTTTAAGATTATGATATTCTATAATATAATATTTTTCTTCAACCATCTCTATATTATATATAAACATTCATATTATAACTCCATTTTTTACATAAAATCAATTTCGACATAATCTATTTCATTTCGTGCAACTTTCACACCAGGTTGTGGGAAATTTATTAAAATACCATATTTAGGGTTTATGTCGATTTTAGTTAATTCTCTATTATACTTATGAAGCTGTGCATATTCTATTTCCCGGGGTTTATTAATAACAGCCTTTAATTCTATTATAATTTCTATACCATCCATTCGCACATATAGGTCTATTCGTTCTTCTCCAATACTATAAGTGTTATTATCATCGTCAATGTAATTAATAATTACTCTTTTTTCAGTTTCATAATTTATTGATACAAGTCTGAGCTCTATCTCCATTGCTCTATGATATATAAATTCAGTATGACCTGGACCTAGTTGCTTATAAACCTTAGTTGCAATATCAAATATTGATTGATGTGTTATAGGTTGTTCTATATATTGTACCGTAGGTTGTTCTATATGTTGTTCTAAATGTTGTTCTAAATGTTGTGTTATAGACTGTGTATTAGACTGTGTTATGTTAGGAAAATTCATATATATAAATAAAATATATGTTTTAAATATAATGCCTAGTGACCCATTAATACAATATATTCCATCATTTTTATCATCTCCACGAAATATTACTGAAATTTTAACACATTTTTTCAGAGATACAAATGAAGGTAACCAAATTCTAGATTTTCATAAAAAAAATTATCATATAATAAATGTGACAAATGGAACATCCACTGGGAAATATGGGGTTTTTTTAGTAAATTGGGAATGTACTGCTGTTAACACATACTTATCAGGATATATTTTTCATTTGCATTTTATTAAAAATTGTTTCAATTCTCAATATAAGTTTTCAAGATTATTAAAAATTTTAATGGATTTTAAAAAATATAATAACCTTCATGCTAACATGATGCAAACTCATAAACCATCTATGTGTTATGGTAAAAAAACTAATTGGAATAACCACATTACAATTGAAAGTTTTGTTGCTTATTATGGAAATGAAGTTATGCTATGAATGTTTATAAATAAAAAAGAGATTTGGATAAATTCGATATGAAATATTGTCTATATTAATGACATAAAATTATCATAAAATTATCATAAAAAAAATGATACTCAAATATATCTATAATATATAATATTATACTACTATTAAAACAATATTAAATCAATAAAAAATTAAAATTATGGCGGGATTAAAAGATCACAGAGATAAATGTAAATCCATTCATCTTGATATCAAACGTTGTTTTGGAAGAATTAACGATATTAAACAATATGAACTCAAAGAAAGATATAACACTTCTGTCAGAATTGCTGGGTTAAAAGCAGAAGCCGAGACTCATTCATATAATGATGGAGAATTAAAAAGAAAATGTAATTCTGCAATTGCGGATCAAAAAGAGATGATCAAACAATACAAACAAGACCTTCATTTCGAATATGATAAGCACCGTGAATATAAAAATGAGATTCGCCAACTACAATTTAACAACCGAATTGAAAATGCCTATCAACAAGAACGACTTAATGGGTTAGTTGCCGCTGTGGATGTACATTTAGAACAACATTTAGAACAACGCCCTCGTCATAACACAAGCAGTAGTAGCAACAGTAGCAGCAACAGTAGCAGTAGCAAAAAACGCAGTAGCAACAGTAGCAGTAGCAAAAAACGCAGTAGCAACAGTAGCAGTAGCAAAAAACGCAGACGCACCGATGGTAATTTAGAAGGAAATAAACCAAAAAAACCAAAAAACAAACCAACGATTAACCATGTTAAAAAGCCTTTTTCACTAGTTGACAACGATATAGTAGGATATGGTTTCACTCCTAATTATGAAAAACCCGAGGAAAAAGTCAAAGCAACACTTTACTGGTGTCCGAAACAAGAAAAAAATGTTATTCATCTACCCGAATCAAACGAGTACATGGGTTACGACAAACCCTTTATTAGTGATATTATCTTTAAATCTGGGGAAAAAGTTGAATTCACATTTGATAATCCAAATGAGGATAAAGTCACGATTTATGAGTTTAAACGAATATAATAAATTGATCAGTCAGGTATAGTTTTTACCACTTATAATTATCTTTATTACTGCTATATTTAGCCATAAGCCAAATAACAACAGTAAATAACAACGTAAATAAGAACGTAAATTGAAATTCCTTAAAAAATAATGGATTTTAAAAATATATTAACATTCATGGTAACAACCAACCCCGTACATATGTTAATGGCAATTAATCGTAATTGTAATTGTCATTGTAATTGAAAGTTTTTTTGCTTACTACTGGAAATATAATATTATAATTTTCAGATAAAAATTTGATTTATAATAATATTTATCAATAATATAATCATTCATAAAAATGATTATATCAATAGAAGGAAATATCGGGTGTGGAAAAAGTACACAACTCGATTTTTTAAAACACACATATGATGTAAAATGTGAAAATGTAGAAGAATGGAAGTCAGAAGGATGGCTTGAAGCATATTATGAAAATCCGAAATACCATGCATTTGGATTTCAGATGAGAGTTATGCACGACCATATGAATCGGAAATTTACAGAACATTCTAAATGTACAATTGTAGAACGATCGCCATATACTTGTAATTTTATTTTTGGTAATTTACTATATGAAGATAAATTATTAACCAACCTAGAGTATGATTTAATGGATAAATATTATCAGTCAATCTCATGGAAACATGATGCTTGTATATATATTAGAACATCCCCAGATATTTGTTTTGAACGAATTAAGAAACGAGATAGGCAGAATGAAGATATGATATCGATCGAATATTTGCAAAAATTGCATAGAAAGCATGACGAATATTTAATTCGAACAAATTCAACTAAACAATTTTCAACATATATAGTTGATGGGGACAAATGCCCAGAAGATATAAAGATTGATATTGATAAAATATTATGCAATTGTACTGGTTGATTTATTTTTTAATAGTAATACCATAATGCTTATCATTAATAATAATAATAATATAAATATTGTAAAAGTCACCATTATATATGGGGAAAGTTTATCTAAAATATAGCATATTGTCGTATCAACGAGATATGTTTTAATAAGTTTTTGATTTTCATCTTTTTGTAATTCAATTAAGAAATATTCTAGACCTTTTTTAACAATTTTATTAGTTATCCCATTAATCATATTTATTATTATATTATAAAAAGTTTATTAGTTAAAAACGAAGCAATATAATAATATTATAAATATATGAATTTAGATAATATTACATATGACTCAAAATTATACCTGAAAAATGGTAAAAAAAAACCGAAAGCTAGATCATCTGTTATGAGAATTCCATTTGGTATAGAAAAAGTATACGGTAAATTAATATTAAAATTAGAATTTACAAATATTAAAACCGATATTAAAATGCAGGTATTATATGATTCTATTTTAAAATTAGAAGAACAAAATATGATAAAATTAGGTGTTAGCAAAGATGTATATAAAAGCTGTATTATACAAAACAAAGACTATGATCCATGTATTATAACTAAAATTGAAATGAAGAATAACAGATCAACTTGTACAATTATTAATAACGAAGAATTTGTATTAAAAACTATTTATGAATTTAAACGAAACGATAAGGTGATTGTTGACATAATGTTCGATAGGCTTTGGGAATATAATGGGAAAGCTGGATGTATTATCAAAACAACAAAAATAATATGCGTTTGATGAACTTATAATTTTTATGGAATTATAATATAATGGAATTAGAGTCAGTTGATTGTATTAATGTAAATATATCTGAAGTGTTATATGATTCTCCAGTTAAAGTTGGGTCCAAATATTTAATTAAACCCAAACATGATTTAATTATATCAGCAAATTTATTAAAATGTTCAGATATTAAGATAAGTGAGAATCGTTGTTATGTTGTATTTGAGTTAGATAATAAGAAAGATTATGATTTATATAATTTTTTTGTTGATATGGATGAAAAAAATATATGTGAAATATTTAAAAATTCTTTTGAATGGTTTCGGAAAACAATGCCATTTGACGTTGTTGAAGATTATTTGAAACCATTTGTTAGATTGTCAAAGGATAAAATTATTATAAAAGTATTAATTCCGTATAAAAATAAAGAAATAAAATTAGAAAATTATGAAACTATTATTAATAATTGTAAAATTGCTCCATATTTCAAATATAGAGGTATCAGTATTGATAGTCAACAATTTAGTAGTTCTTGGGAGTTGGTTAATTTCACAACAGACATTGAGTTTAATCAACAATATGAAATTTTTAATAAAATTGATGAAGAAAATTTAGTATCATATATACAAGAGAATGATCTAGAGAACAAACAAAAAACTGATATTAAAGAAACTGATATTAAAGAAAATGATATTAAAGAAACTGATATTAAAGAAACTGATATTAAAGAAACTGATATTAAAGAAAATGATATTAAAGAAACTGATATTAAAGAAACTGATATTAAAGAAACTGATATTAAAGAAACTGATATTAAAGAAACTGATATTAAAGAAGTTAAAAAGAAAGTTAAAAAGAAAGTTAAAAAGGTTAGGCGTGTTTTTAGAACAAATCGGGGGATAAAAATATTAGGTTAAATAATCAAAAATTTTTTTTATTTGTAGTATATATATAAAAATGAGTAATATTACAAAAATGTTATGTGTTGTATTAGCTGTTGTCGCAGTATTGGGTGGTCTCCATTATTTAAGCCAAAGTGGGGTAATTCCAAATGAAGGAGAATTGTCATTTGATAGTGACTCCGATATTGGAGACGAGCAATTATCAATGGGTAATAATTCATCAAATAATACTCCTGGACCTGCATTAAATACAGATAATGAGAGCCCTGCTCCAGTAGATAGTGATTCAAATATTCTTTCTCAACAAGCCCAGGCCAAAGAGGCGACTGAATCTGCATGTTATCCTAAACAACAATTAACACCAGGCGATCTATTACCAACCAATGATGTAAATGATTGGAATAATGCATACCCAGTATCCAGTAGCGGTTCATTGGAAGGTAAAAATTTTTTACAATCAGGTCATCATGTAGGTATTAATACTGTTGGTCAAACATTAAGAAATGCCAATATGCAATTAAGATCTGAGCCTCCCAACCCACAAGTGTCTGTTTCTCCTTGGCAACAAAGCACCATTGAACCAGATGTAAATAGACGTCCAATGGAACTTGGGGGTTGTTCTTAAAGATGGTTATTAATTTATTTTATTTGCATTATATATAATGAACGTCACGCCTTATTATGATTTAATTATAAGATATAGCAACCAAATTAACTTTAATTTGGATGGGTATATTGAAAGTATGAAACAATGGAATTCTGTTAATAAAAATAGGAATTATTGTTTTGTATATAGATTTATTAATTTTGATAATGCAACCACAGATCCATCACAGCAGCATGATATTAATGTTACAAATCATATGATAAATGATATACGCAGAGGAATTTATAGCCCATCGCTTACCCAAAGTTATCTACAATTGGTGCAAATGGTTATTAATATAGAATTAATAAAAAAAATATTAAATTCAATTCCAGAAGCATTTGACGCACGACCAAGAATTAAATGTTTTTATTTTTATTTTACCGACGAGTTTAAAGAAAACTATTTATTACACACCGGTGGTCAATCATCGGCTACTGGAGAACAACTATGTAATAATGAAATTATTTCAAAAGTTAGAACTAATAATTTTGAATCACAATTTTTATAATAATAATTTAATATTTATAATATATATATTAAATGAGTTATAGTCCAGATATTATTGATACTTATCGAGTTATTAATGAAAGAATGATAATAAAACCATGGCATTTATCACCACCTCAAAATATTGGAACAGATGATCATAGTTCGGTATTAACACCCGAAGAATTCGCAGCATATTGTGACAAATATATTACATTTATTATTAAGAATCGTATTAAAATGTGTGTTTTTTTGGTTGGGTCTCCCGGGAACCCCGCATATGGGTATTGTAATCCAAATTACATGGCACCAGATACAACAATATATCCAAATAAATCTCATATAAAATGGGGAAGAAATGCAGGATATGTATATATACATACTTGGGTAAATGGATCATCTCCTGTTCAATATAAATTATCAAGTGTTGTAAATGAACCATCTAGCACATCATCGCTTATTCAAGCCATGTCTACAATAAATACTCATTCAACCAAAATTAATAATGTTTTATCAACTGTAGGTACCACATCAACTAATCCTGGAATAATGATTATGACAGCACCAGGTTCCCCATCATATACGCCAGGGACAGGTGCAATAATTTCACCATTTGTGATTAACTGTTCAACAAATTCTATTTATAATTTATATCTGGATGGTATTGTTATTAATAAAGCAGATTACTCATCAAGTACAATCCCTATAATAAGTTCATTGAATGGACAGGTTGATCGAGGATGGTCTATTTCTTTTACAGATGCATCAGACTCTACTAAAAATATATTATGCGAAATAACTACAATAACCGAAACAACTGACCCCAGCACCAACGCCAAGTCTTGGTCTGTCACAGTTATTCCTGGGCAAATCAGTACAGGGGCAATATTAAATGATTGGAATAATATAGATTCATCCAAACCAATCTTGTTATTGGCATCTCCATCATTTAAAAAAAATGCATGGTATTATGTACCAGCTCTAACCCATGCGAATACTCGAGTTGTTGAAAACACTACAGGCACCCCTCTGAGTGGTGCATTATATTCAAATTCATTAAATAACTTACAAGATTCATATTTACATAAGTTGGAAAAATTCATTGTTCCAGCTAATTCAACAGAATTTCCAGCACTAGACCCAGGTATGATACGTTATAGATGGACTGTAAAATCAACAAGGAATGAAAACTATTATGTCCCTTGGTTGTCAACTTTTTTATTTGAACGATTGCCCCCAGAAGTTAAAGTTGGAATTAATATTACACTGGACCCCAAATATGCATGGGGTCAATATTCAACATTCTCAACCCCTGCTGTAACTCTAAGTGCAATGTCCAGTTCAATTGACACAACATATACAAAAGGAGCAAGAACTTTCGGAGAAGGGACCGATACACATAATGCAGATACATCATTAACTGAAAAAAATCGACATAATATTCTATTATCATATGCCCAGAGCGGTAAATTACTAGACAGTTCCCTTAAACCAACTGCAATGAACTTACTATCAGATGCAACAAACATATCTACTCTAGATCAACGTTGGTGTATTAATACTTTCAAAGATAATGTTCCGCTATTTAACTTACCATATGGAGACCCCAACGGTTATCCAATAAAATCTATAGGCGAAACATATAATTATTCAAATAATTTACAAAGAGGTGATGGAGAGACAGTTGTTCATTGTATTGAATCAGGAAAATTATATATGCCGTCAACGAAAGAAGTATTACCACGAACGTCGACCAATACAGATCCAACAAATGGAATGCCAGTTGTATGTGAATATGCACGAAGATCCGTTATGGGGACAACTTCGGTTACAGAATCATCATATGCACGCAATGCTAGATATTTCCCACAAAATTATCCTCCGTCGCCATATAAATCATACCAAGAAGAGGTGAGTATTACACAAAAAAGAACATATTATCCAAAAGATAATTTAAGACAAGCATTTGAACTTGTCGCTTATATTAATACTGTTAGTACAAGATTGATTTCAGAAATTGCAATTGACAAGGAAGATATGGGAAATTATAATGGGTCTGGTAGAAATCCTTACCCATGGCCACCATCTGGGAATGATATACATAATCTTATACAAACTGAAATAGGAAATATAACAATAAAAGGGTGGGATAAAAAATTAGAAGGGGGGTACGCTGGATATGGAGGTCAACCAGGATTATTAATTGGGAAGGGTTATATGAAATGGCTATTTGATATGTATATGCCTCAGTCACAAAGAGTTAATAATCCATGTCATACACCACCAGATCCAGCAGGTGTGACTAAACCAGATGGAATTGGTGAAATGTTATATCCAAACTGGGGGAATGATGGTAAATATGGGATTGGTTATATTAATTATAATGTGGCATCATTTGACCAAAATGCAGACCACATTGGACCCGACCAATATGTGGGGACTGATCCATTTAATGAAATAAAACCACCAAAAAAACAAGGAAGCATGTGGCCACAAAATAATTCACAAGGAGGGGGATTACCTTATATGTATAATAGAAAGTCTGATTTACACAAAAGTCTTTCAGTAGGTTCTAACACACCACCATGGCCAACTGAATTTGGTACTTCAGTACAAATGACTGCTTATATAGATGATTTGTTTTTTCCAGAAATTTATTTTGGAAGTTCATTAAATCCTATACAAATTAAGGTTCCAATCCCATTAAACCCAACTCCAGATCAAGTATGGCAACAATATGACAGTGGTATTTATCAACCATCTGGATTTATTGTTGCATATAGTGAATTATATTGGATAGGTGAGCTAAAAACACTAAAAGCAAAAAACAAAATCGCTTCAACATCAAAAACGGGTGTATATGATTATACTGGTGGGTCCAATGTACCACCATCTTCTTTTGGTGGATGTGGATGTGGCTTTGATATTAACCCCAATGGTATTCCCACGGGTGATGGGATTAATCTCCCTTGTCAATTCAATAATGGTAAAATGTTTACGTATTGTCAAAATCCAACAACATCTAAATCCTTTAATTATCCATGTATACTTGGAATACTCGGTGGTAGTGGTAAACTAGAACCATATCAATGTTCATACCAAAATTGTATTGATACTGGTACAGGGGGTAGTATATACTCTAAGGGCAGCCTTGTATCACCCCTTGATGATTTCAAAAATAAACCTACAAATATTTTAAATGCAATATTTAATTGTTATTTTGACACAGACAATGGGACTCTTGTTTCAGACCAAACCACAATATTTCCATCATATGGCACTAGTCCGTCATATAATTTATCATCCATAAATCATTGTTCATTTGGCGAAACAAATAATGTAAAACAGTGGCCACGGGCATTAAATAGTGAATTAAAAAAAAAAAGTGTAGATCCAACAAAAAATATTTATTATGGTAATAATGCATTACCAACATTTTCATTTGAATATATTTCAAAAGGTAATATTGAGATAGGTATTTTAAAAATACCACCCACCAATGATACATGGGTCACAACGGGAAAATCTAGTGGAACATTTAACCCATCTTTTATTAGTGAAATAACATTATATGATAGATGCGATGCAACTGGCACACCACATTCTTATGTAGATCCAGTTGATATGTACAAGGATATAATAAATGTAGATGGGATCAATTTATTTGTTGGAACAATTGATAATGAATGGAGTGCATCAGATGGTCTTGTAGTTTCACAGAATTTAAATTATATTACAACAGAACATGTACAGTCTAGTGGTAAAAAATATCATATACCGACACTGTCTGCATGGTCAAGTGGGAATCTTGGATTTCGTCCAACTGGTACGATTACACAGGCAAGTGTGCCACTGGGACTAAATACCGGTGATTTATTTAAACGATTAACAAAAGTTAGTGGGACATTTGACGGGTGGGGTACATGGGACTGGGATAATGTGATTGATATGCTAAATACAATGACTAATAGTTATGAAGTAAATCGATTTTCATATTACGAAGTTGCATTTATTACAATGGACCATTTTATTAATGAAACAACCGACACCAATCATATCTCACCACTTTATAATTTTTGGGGATATGATACACGTAGAGGTGATATTAAATACTCTACTTTCTCGTCATATCCATCTGATGGTGGTATTGCAGCTGAAAATTATTGTTCTACTGGCCCACCATGTAGTATTAATCCTGTGACAGGATATGGTAATATATCAACAATCACTGGGAATGGGCAAACGCTGGGTGTATTGTGGGGAATAGATGGAACATCTAATGCAAATCCGTGTATGGGATATTCTATAAGTCAAAATATTAATTATACACAAGGCATTAATGGAGCATCTCCTATATCTGTAATTGACGGTGATTTGGAAAGCAACTTTAACGTAGAAGCTCTGAGTATAAGTGGAACAGTTAGTTTAAATAATTCAGTGCTGTATGATCCAGCGGCTTTCCATATTGAAAATAAAATATTGTCCGGGTCTTCGGCAGGACCATCGTCTAATAGACTACCAGCCCAAAGTTGTATTTATTATGATACATTTGCAATTTTTCCATGGTCATCTGTTTCTGACCCATCAACCCTTGTAATTTCTACAAATATAAGAAATGCCCCATCTTCTGATACAATTCCTCTTACAGGGGGGATAATTACAGATGTGGTTATATCAGACAATCGTTATTTGATTTCGAATTTATTTAACAATGCTAATAGCACAAGCAATTTTACGGGTGCTGATTTAGTTGTATTAGTTGCAGAAAAAATAACAACAGGTGGTTACAACATTTGGGCAATTCCATATTACCAATATAACAAGTATATAATTAAAGTTGGATTGCCATTAAATTCATTGAATTCTTCAATAATAATAAATGTACCTGGTAGTCCTGGGACTGGTGCATTCAGTTTGACAGTGGGGATTGATGGTCTTTTATTTTGGTATGAAATAAATAATGACGCCAGTACACAAATTATTAAATTAAGCTTAAGGTGTGGTGGTTATTTGACAGGAGGTGCATTTGCATTAAATCAGGAAATATGTCAATATGATATTGCACACCCATGTGGAATATATTATCAATCTATTTTTAATTTAACAATAAGAGATTCGATTCCTTTAAAAGTTATTAATACATGGAGTCAGATAAATACACCAGGCAATATAAATGGAAGTCTTAGAAATGAAAGTTTTACACTCAGTACATTAAATTTTAATTTAAATACATTTGCACAATCTTATAAAATAATTACCATCGGAGAAACTACCACTCCAACATTTTTAACAATGTGGGAAATAGATGATGTTACCACCAATAACATTAATTCCGTAAAAAAAGTGTGTTCAGTAAATACAAATATATTAATACCACGAAAAATAGATGGAAACCAAGTTCAAAATATAAATACATATTACAATTCAACCCTCAGTGTAATAACTGCGATAAATTATACTAAAATAGGCAACAAATATAAGATTTATGGAGTATTATTTGATTTGGCACCCGGAAATATACGATCAACGTTACAAACCACATGTGAATTTGAATTTAACATAAACAATAAAGAAAAATTAAATTGGTACTATCATGCCAATAATCCAAATGATCCAACTGAATCACATAACAAAATAAATAAAATTACAATTGACTCAAAAAATAATTTATATATTAATTCATCGAATACTGGAAATTCTATTGCAATATTTGATTGTGATAATGGACCTACTAATGGTTCAGAATACACCCCTGGATATAAAACAATTGCAAATACTTCATCTTCAAACCCTGCATGTATTGATTTATTTGATTCTTTTTCAGGATGCACCACAAATTCTACTAAATTATTAAATAATAGTTCGTCAGAAAATACAAATATAGTAATACCACGCAAACCAAATGTATCAATATCGGACATGAGTCATGCATTATTACAAACTAAAAATACATCAATTAATTCAGTTACAATATCAATTATTGATGGAATAACATCAAGTTTTACCAAATTTAATACACTTTCTCATATAATGCCTCATTCGAGTGGGGGGTCAGATACTTTTACACAAGGGTTGAATGTGATATATTCTGATGGAACTATAATAAAAACACATAGATTAAATAGTTATAGAGGGAATGAGTATGACAAATCATGTTCGAGTGCTGCTGATACTAGCCAAGAAGGTAATATTATATCACACTGTCGAATAACAAATTCATTAACTAATTCTTATAGTGAAAATAATGCTTCGTATATATTGTGTAATGGTGGAAATAATTTACAATTAATAAATCCAAATAAGAATCAATGTACACAACTACCAAATAATGGTACAATTTTTCCGGGAGTATTCAAACATGTACCATTTAATGTTGGTTCATTAAATATGACAGATAGTCAGTTAATGGAAACATCATTTATAATAAATACGGATTCTACCAAATTACAATCAATTGTCATGCAATCTAATAACACCCCTGTCCCAGTAGATGTAGAGAATCTTCAGTTGGATTCTGGAAAAACATATATAACAACACCACTTTCAATTGTAAAGGAACAAATAGTGACATCCACAAATGTTTCTCAATTAACAACAATTTTAAGTCTTGTTAAAGATTCAACATCTACTACTCTTATGCTATCGCAGTTGAAGTTATCACGTGATATACCCGATACAAATAGTTTGGCATGTAGTTTAACATGTGACACCAATACGATAGTGAACCTAAGTATAGCTAATGCAACGTTTCTTAATTTTATACCATACTATACAAGAATGCGGTCAGTTACTGCTGGATACCAGGATGGTACAAGTAATGGAAGCCCGTATGGGGCAACGCTTATTTCATCAAGAACAGGTGAATTAATACTTATTCAAAATAATACAGCCTTTATAAATGGTGGTACTCAAAGTACAACAGTGTTATGCAAGCAAACAAATTTACCAAAAGATACATCCAAGAATTACATATTATCAATGTATAATAAATATACTAAAGATATACCGTCTGCACAAATTGATCCTAGTTTTCAATCACCTACATGGGTGTATCATAACCCCGTTGTCGGGTTTGATAGCATATACATGATGTGTACAAATGGTACTAGTTCATTGTTGTGGGTTTTGGATATGTTTACGTTATCGGTTAAATCATGTATTCAACTTAAAAATTTTAAAATTACATCACGTGAGGGTGAATTTTTGAAAATTGATAATTATGGAAGAATTCATTTATTATCCTGGAGTACATATTATTGCATTGATAGAGAATCATTTAAGCCAGGTGATTTTTCCGAACAAAAACAAAAATATAATGAGAAAAGATGGAATCATTCGCCAAATGATTATAGTAAAATTATAACACCATGTGATTGGTTGTATCAAAATATTAATATAGAAGATTTTTTTAATAGTTCGAAAGGAGGTGGGTTTAACAAGGGAGGGGTTGTAAAGATATCATTGACAGTGCCTACTATACCTTGGGGGATTGGATATTCTAATATAAGTATAAGCGATCAAGATGTTGTAGTGAATGATAGTACCAACGTGTACCATATTCATATTGATACAAAAAAAGATTGCAGAAGACCATGTGTTAATGCAGTCAATAATGGGAATTGTTTTTATTATCCATTTATAGGTGTTTAAAGATTAATAAATAATTTAATTATATGGAAAATATAACTAAATTAGGGAATGATATGTGGTATACACTGCATTATATTACTTATAACAATGAAGAACCAGAATTATTTTTAAAACTATTTGGAATTATTTTTAATTGTCCGGCATGTAAGGATGATTATTTAAGGGATATTGAGGATGTTAACACAAATTTCAATGAATGGCTTTATAGTTATCATAATAAAGTTAATGTCAAGTTAAACAAGCCATTTTATAAATACGAGGAGTTGAAAGAATATGGAAATAATCCGAAATATGTCAAAATTATAAACTGTTTGAAATGTTTGTCAATTAATTTAGATAACAGCATAACAACAAAATTAAAATTCAAAAAATTTCTTAAAGAAGTGTATAAATTAAAACCATTTAATTTTAATGAAGTAGATATAAATAAAATAATAGTTAGTAAAAATATGGGTATTAATAAATTAAAGTATCTATTTACTTAGAACCAGTATCTTATTCCATATAAAATATACTATATCATCATAATTTTGAATACCTTCATATTTAATAACGGTTCCTGTTTTTGTAACATATTTTATTGTAGGGTATATTGATATGTTAAATGTTTTCAATAATTTTCCATTATTTTTATTAGTATCTTCTACATTTACAGCAGCAATTGCAAATTGATACTTGAAAGTAGATGCAAGGTTTTCCCACATATCTTTCATATTTTTACAATGTTTACACCATGGTGCATAAAATACCAATGAGTCCATTTTTTTTTCAAAATCAATGTGTTTAACTTTTTTCCTATTAAAATCAGATTTATTCAATTCTATTACACTTGTATTATTATAAATACTTTTATTATCCATCTAATAAATGACAGAGAAAATTTATATATATTATTATATTATAAATGGATCTATTAATATCATTATTTGCAGCAGCTCTTATTATTTATTTTAAAAATAATAAAAAGATTGGTCAAACGCATGTGGCACATATCATATGTTTAATGCTTGTTATTTTTGTGGGAATAAGGATTGTTAGAAAAGTATGTAATTTACGAGAAGATTTTGATACAGAAGAACTTAATACAGAAGAACTTAATACAGAAGAACTTAGCAATAAAACTAAACAAAAAAAATATAATTGTGGAAAATGTCAGACTTCACATGACCAGAAACACGATCTCTATATTCCACATCGAGCACTGGTTTCAAAAGAAGTAACAGATAAAGAAAGACAACATTCTAGGGATAACAGATTAGAAATAAGAAATAATATAAAAGAAAAAAATAAAGAAAATAATATTAAAATTAACCCAAAAGCACTTGTTGCAATGAGAGAACATAATAGTAAAGGTGCATCACGTCAATTGACAACCGGATTAGAAGGAGATGGTGAAACGAATGTCAATATTAATGTATCATATAATATTTCTGAAAATATTCTAGCAGAAGTGCAGGGGCTTAAAAAAACAGTATCTGCATTTATAGGTAAAAAACAGTTGGGTTCAGATTCACGACAGGATACTCAGGGTGAACACACGGAACATCCTGAACAACAGCATCATTCTGAACAACAGGACCAGAGGGACCAAGATTATTTAAATGATGGTGTAAATACAAATATGTTTAAACATCTTGAAGCAACAAAAAATGCACATAAATTATCTGCAGCGGAAACAAGAAAATTGATAAAGGGTGTAAAACATTCAGATGCAGATGAGAAATTACGGTATCAACCAGGATATTCTTACGTGCATCCAAAAGATTGGTTGAGCACTAATAAACCTCCTAGTAAATTCAAGGTTAATATCACAAATGAGGGTGATAAAAATAATTCTAAAAAAGTAAGTCCTACATCTAACGGAAACTTTTTTGAGTTACACTAATTTTCAATAATTCCAATAATAATATACTTAATATATAATATATTATTATAATGCAACAATACATTAGTTTATTTTTTTTAATTTTAATTGGAATGGTTGTATATTACAATAACAACAATCCTAAAATGATGTCAATATATTCTTCTTTATTATTACTTGTTTATTTAGTTTATTATAAAACCCAGGTTGAGATGTTTGATTCTTCATTAGATATTTTTTATGATACAATAAAGGATATTAGACCAGATAATGCATTAAATAGTAACATTGCAAATTTAACATCAGCAAAATCGAATGATGAAATCCAAAATATATTTTCAGGAATGCAGTCATTGTTTTTACCAGGTGGTAAAATTAAAACACATCCAATTTCATCATGTTATAATAAAATTTTAAAAGGGATCGAGCTTGATAAATATTCGACTTTTTATATTTCAAATAATAAGCAGAATATAGAAATTGATTATCAAAATAAAAGAATTTATACCAATTCACCTGTATCAGATAAAATAAAAGGAACAGGGCATGATAATAAAGGACATGATAATAAAGGACAATCATATCCACGGTTTATTAAAAATATACCGCAAAAATGGATTATAAAATTTATTGATAGATCAATTGTTAAAAATGGTGCTAATGGTATTCCAATTTGCTCAATTAATATCCAATCCAAGAGTAATCATGATGAGATACCTTCGTATTATTTAGAATATAGTGGTGATAAAATTCAACCTTCTATATACAAAGGAGGTAAAAATCAAAAATTCTTTATAGAAAAATCAATGGATCATTCGGGATATATGATTAAAACTATTAATAATAAATATTTATGTCGAATTTCAGAAAAGTATATTGATGGCAATGATTATGTTGGACTTAGACCAAAAGACATGTGTGATGATTCATGTGCATGGGATTTTAAAGGAGTTGATAAAGCTGTATGTAAAAAAAAGAATGAAACATCACCTAACAATGAATCATGTTGTTCTCAATATGTATTAAATAAGGATGGTAAATGTATTTTACCAGGAGAATTAAATAAGATAGGGCGTTTTGCTAAATATTTTGATTCACCTACTGATATTTTTAATACAAGAATTCAGAATATAACTAAAGATCAAAAAGAACAACTTGGCAAGGGTGGGTGGATTGACTCTTATAATAATGTTTGGAATGGACATTATTCAAATTTCTTAACATTACCAAATAAATATAATATAAATAATTCAATTAGTGTAAATATTAAAACCAACAAGATTACCGAAAGAGCGCATGGGAGTATAGTAACCTCTATTAAACCACACGGATCTCCTATAAAATTTAAAGTTGAAAGTCTTGGTAGTGATATATTATATGGATCAGACGGAAAAGGGACTAGAATTATTGCTGAGATGATGCCATATGACCAAATAAAAGATTTATTTAATATTAAATTAACAGATATTGGTGTAGATAATATAAAGGGCGTAGAGGCATTAAGAAATACGGTGTTGGTTAAATTTTTAGTATTTTATGAAAATACTGTTATTAATATAGGGTCATCTAATTTTGATAACCTTAATATTAAATCATTTAAGATGACAGATAAAAACTTAAAAAATAATTTAGTATCTATTTTTGAAATAGTAAATAGTATGAATAAACAATAAATTTATTTGATAAAAAATATATCAAATATATAATATATGAAGTTGGGTAAAAATCATAAAACTATTATAACATCTTCTGGAATTGTATTATTGCTTTTGTTGGGGTATTACTATCATTATGGGTTTTTTGAACAACAATTTGAATATTTTGATATTGAGCATTATGATATTAAAGATCCTCCAAAAGAACATAAATTATTTTTATTATTAACTACAAGATCATCTAAATCATATAACTCAGATAGCAAAATTTGGAAAGATATGTCGCATAATAATAATGATTTAAAATGGAAATCAATACCTCCAAATAAATCAGGAAATATGATAATAACAACACAAAAAGGTGAACTTAAAACAAAATCAAAACCAAATCATAAAGATTTTTCTATTTTCATCGAGTGCAAAACAGTCCGTTCTGTAAATATGAATAATAGCGAAGTATTATTTATACCTGGTAATGAAAGGGATGGGGTAAAGTTTAATTTAGACAATGAATATGGTAAAATCAATTTAACCATCGCAGACCACAAGATTGGACTAACTAAGAAAATTATGACAAATGATATGAATATGTATACGATTGTAAAAGACAAAGATTTAATTTTAGTTTATGTAAATGGTAATTTATTAGAAAAAACAAAACTTAAAAAAAAAATTTATTTCAGCGATGAACCGATTACAATTAATAGTTTGGAAAATAGTAATTTTGAATTACAAACTGTTGCAATTTATAATAACTCTATGAATTCATCAGAAGTTTCATCGACTTCTACATATTTAAAAAAAATTACACCGCCAAAAGTATCAAATAATAAAGATGTCGGTGAAGGTGTAGGTGCAGGTGTAGGTGAAAATAAATGCACTTCATTGTGTCAAGAGGAATGTGCTTCATCTGGAAATTATAAAGATTGTTATGAGACATGTGCTTATCGGATCCCAGAATGTAAAAAATTTTGTAAAAAAAATCCCACAAGACCCATATGCAATACTAAATGCAAAGATTATGATAAATGCCCAACATCATATATTAAGGATGGTTCTTATTATGTGTATATTGTTAAAGATAGTATTTATGCGAAAGAACTCGGTAGGCATGGTGAAATTTCATATGGAAGAGACAGAGCAAACGCTAAAGAAATTTATTCAATGAATTTCCCGGATTGTAAGATGCCAAAGGTATTGGATGAATATTCTCCAAATCCAACAAATGATAGTTGTCCATTTGTTATTAAACATAGAAATCCATGTAAATCAAAAAATTGCAGAGATGTTGATTGGGGAACTAATCCATTAAACGCAGATGTTAATAAAAAGTGTAAGAAAAATGTAGCAAGTTACTGTGAAGAAAATGCAGATAAGGACAAAGCATGTTATTGTTGGAAACCAAAATATCAAGATGATCGATACTGTTCTAAATTTAGAAGACATTTTGATGACCAAAAATGTTCACCATCGCAATTTGATATTAATGAACATCCTGATTTTTCAGAATACATTAAAAAGGATAATATTCCATGTTGGAATTGTAATATTTCATCCAAGCCTAAAAAATAATTTATAACCTTATTATATATAAATTATGTTCCATATTAAAATATCTCATATAATAATCACACTTGGTCTAATACTGGTACTAGTGTGTGTATGTAGAGAAACAATTGTTGAAAAATTCAAAGATTCATCAAATGAAGAAGTTGCTGAAGGTTCAAGTTCATTATATGATTGGGGATTTCATCCAATTAAAGAAGTTGAAGATGCTGTTGAAAAGCCAAAACATCATCCTAATAAACATCATGGACATCGTCATAAAAAACATGAAACATGCAAAGATGAAGAAGAAGATCCAAAATATTGTTATGACTGTGATATTACAACTAATAAAAATATTAATAAGTATGTTTTAAAAAGTAGTATACCACCATGTCCAGATATGAGTGAATATGCAAAGAAATCACAGATTCCTCCAAACATTGATTTAAAAAGATATATTCTAAAATCACAAATCCCTTCATGCGATTGTCCGAATATCAAAAATTATATAAAAAAATCAGAAGTTCCTTCTTGTCCAGAAGTACCATTATGTCCAAAATGTCCAATATGCCCAGTATGTCCTCAGATAGACGGAGATTATATTAGTATAAATGAGGTCAAGAGAGATTATGTTAAAAAATCACATCTTGAAAAATATTGTAAAAAAATTGCCCATAAAATGATATCAGGAAGTGATGGTTCATCTGGAAGTAATGGGTCATCTGGAAGTGATGATTCACCAGGAATCAAAAGAGGTTGTCAGAATTATAATAAATACACTGTTGCTAAGAAGGCTCCTAAACCATTTAATCCTGGAATTTTAAACAGAATGTATTAATTGAATGTATTAATTGAATGTATTAACATAATTAAGAAATCAATTTAACAACAGTGTTTTTTTGAAAATTCCTAGTTTTTACTTCATTCTTAATTTTAATAAAACATGTTTTGTCGTAATCAGTTACAATTTTAATAATTCCATTTGATTTTTTAATAATATTTTCCATATGGTTAATATCATTAATATTAATATCATTTACAGTTTTAATCAAGTCGCCTTCTTCAAATATTTGTAGATTATAAATTATTGAATTGGGTATTATATTAACTATAACCACTCTTTTATTATTTTGAAAAATAATATCATCAATCTTATTATATAAAGATGGAATATCAGATAATAAATTTAAAGAACATTCAATCATTATTAATCCACCATCTAGTGCTATATATTTAACTTTTTCGTGAAGTGGGAATACAGTTACAATATTATTATTATATTGTGTATTATTTAATAAAGTTTTTTTTTTAATACCATTTGACATGTATTCAATTTCAAATTTTTTATTCAATTCTAAAAATGAATAATATTCAGTTAATGTTAATTTACTATCTTCCCCATCTCTAATAAAACCCAAATTAGTAATTTTATTTTTATTTATTTTGGTCAATATATCCCCTGTTCTAACCCCAGCATATTCCATTGGAGAATTTTTGTAAACCTTGTTTATATAAACACCATTGCATTTTGTTTTCATAAGTGTTGTAATTGTTTCATTTATTGAGTTATATCCAACTCCAATGAACGGGGATCGTATTATAAGTTGTGTATTCATAAGTTTTTTAAAATTATCAATCATTCTTATAGGAATCGCAAATCCAGTATTTTCTGATATATATGCTGGCATTTTCGCAGAATTTATCCCAATAACCTTATTATTATACATAAGTGGTCCTCCAGAATTTCCCGGATTAATTGCAGAATCTGTTTGTATAGATGTTCCTGTGAATGCACTAATAATTCCCTTGGTTATAACAATTGTTTCGGTATTATTTGGGAATCCAAGACAGTAAACTGGCATACCAATTGATATTTTTTTTCTCATTTTTAGAAAATGTTTATTTTTATAATTTATTTTTAATAATGCAATATCATAATCTGGTGAGAATGAAATAATTTTACATTTATATTTTACACCAGACATAAGTTCAATATATACATTTTTAGCATCTTGGATACAATGTGCACATGTTAGTATATGTCCATTTCTATCTATAAAAAACCCAGATCCCATTGATGGCTCTGTTGCTTTAATTTGGCCAGGAAATTTAAAATTATATTCTATATCTTGACTTAAAATTTTAACAACTGATTTTTTAATAACATTTGATAATTTGTATACATTCATTAATATTAATATATATAAATAATATATAAAATAATAATCATTATATAATATATTATGCCAGGCGGATTAATGCAATTAGTGGCTTACGGATCGCAAGATTTATATTTAACAGGAAACCCTCAAATGACATATTTTAAGGCAATTTATAGAAGACATACCAATTTTGCAACAGAATATATTAGGTTGGATTTTGAAACATTGCCATCTTTCTCAACAACATCAACAACCCAAGCTCGTGTTAAGATACCAAGACATGCCGAGTTAGTTCATGATTGTTACTTTGTTATTGACATGCCCCCGATTTATGGTGAATATATTTCTGGATTTAAATGGGTTGATAATCTAGGATTCAATTTAATTAATAATGTCAGTTTAACTATTGCGGGTGCTCAAATAGACAAGCATTATGGAAAATGGTTGATAATTTGGAATGAACTTACATTGTCAGATGAAAAGAAAAGGAATTTATACAAGATGATAAGCATGGATGAAATTCCAATACCAGATCAGAATTTATTAACCAGTTTTGTAGGGTTAAATAATACAAACACAAAGGGAATACTTTATTCTAAGAAAAGATTAAGAATCCCGATGTTTTTCTGGTTTTGTACAAATCCAGGATTATCATTACCATTAATATCACTTCAATACAATGAAGTATATATTAACTTTGAATTTGTCAGATTAAATGATTTATTTACATTGTCTCCATTTAATTTTACACCAGAATATTATTTTTCAAGCGATGGCATTTCAAATATTATAAATTATGATAATTTTTTAAAGTCAGGTGATGTAAATTTTTTTGTTGAAAATCACGAATATAATACTGCTCTTAATGAAATTTATACCCCGACTACATTATTATATTATTTTTTATCAACGAGTGGTACAGGTAATTTATCTCAATGGATACCAAATCCTCATTTAGAAGCAAATTATATTTATTTAGACGAGGGTGAAAGAAAACTTTTTGCAAAATATACACAAGAATATTTAATTACACAAGTTCAATATCAGGAGACTCCTGGATTGGTTGGTGGTGCAAATGTCGTAAGATTAAAGTTTAATCATCCTGTGAAGGAATTAGTATGGACGTTTAGAAGAGATGATAGTGACATTTACAATAATCATAATAATTATACATATATTCCATCACATAGAAGGTATAAGCAATTGATGGAATACCTTGAATCAATGGGTAATGGTATGGTTATTAGTTCAATTGCAAATTCAATTATGAAAAAAGAAGCATTTGCAGAGTCATTGTCTAATGTCCAATTTAACCAGTTGGTAATTAATTTATTAAAATTAAATGCAACTGATTCAAATAATATAACAGATAATGTATTAAATATTTTTCAAAATGGTAAATTTAAATTTAATGGTAAAGATCGATTTAGGGAAAAGGATTTTAAATTTTTTACTGAATCGCAAATATGGAGCAAACAATCTGGAAATCCAGTGATCCCAGGAATTAATTGTTATTCATTTGCACTCAAACCAGAAAAACATCAACCTTCGGGGACATGCAATTTTTCTAGATTAGATAAGGTTGAATTTTTATTTACATTAAAGAAAAATTGGAGGAATGTTTCACCTAATGCATCTATTCCTTCTGAAAATATACCACATGTATATACATTTTCTATTTTTAAACAATCACATATTCCAACTCAAGATATTACTAATATTTATAATAATCTATCTGACGTACAAATAGATAGTTCTAAATTATATATTTTAGATATGTATGCTGTTAATTATAATATTTTAAGAATAATGGGTGGGATGGGAGACGTTGCGTTTGCCAATTAAAGATATATTTTTATATATAATTAACATAATGAAAAGAGCACATTGTCAATCAGAAAATCTAACTAATAAACGATCTCGAATAGAATATACTATAAATAAAAAACGTAAAAGAGATGATGATCCGGATCCATCTCAATTATATAATCAAGATCAAGTGCATGACCAAGCACCCTGTGGGAACACATATCGGTTAAAGCCTCGGGCTTTTATACAGCCAATATCTCATTATATAAATGCATTTAGTAAAAGTGATTTAACAGATAATATTCAAATTGAAAGTCTATCATTGGATGAAATGCAACAGATCCGTAGTGTATTAGATAAAAAAATTAGAAAATACATGCAGACATTAGGAGAAATTGAACAAATTTTAAATATTTATTTATAATATAAAATGACAACTGTTTTTAATTTAGAATATACGATATCAATTGTTTTTGCACTTGGGTCTGCATTTGGAATAAATCATTATAATGTCGATACAAACCCAATTATTAAATTCTTCGTAGTTCCTTTATTGGTTGCATATACATATTTATTGGTTGCAAATAAACTTTTACCACAAATGAATGAATTTGGAGACAAAGTTGGTGCATATGTAGAAACTAAAACATTAGGTGAAATTAATTCACTAGGATATATGCAAATTTTCCCACCAGTTTTTGCTGTATTTCTGATATTTATAATTCTGATTTTTAATAAGAACATCTAAAACTAAAACTAAAAAATATAATATAATAATATTATATTATAATATAATGAACCCAGACTATCTTGAAGTAGTTAAACAGCGTGTCGAAAATGAATGTCCGATTTGTTCAAATAAATTAATGATATCATTTGTAATTACCATTATTATTATTTATGCATGTAATGGTTTCAAATTCAATAATATATTTGATATATTATTACCAATGTCAGTATTTATTATTACATACATTATTGTGGGAGTTATTGGGACAAATATGATTTCTGAAAAAAAAATTAGAAATGAATATAATAATGTTAGAGAAACATATCAGAATTATATGAATGAAATAAATCATAGTCAATTTGAACAAATGGTTAATAATACAGATGAAGGTAAACTAGAAAAACAAAGAAAATTACCGGAACTACCAACAACAATACCATATATTTCAGTACAAAAATCAGATAGACTTGCAAGTTTATATAAAAAAATTAAAGATGAAGTTGATAGTAACTTAATTGAAAATCTTGAAAACAAACATGCAAGTGCTCAATTTGGAGATGGAAGTCTTGGATGTGAATTAGACCCAAAAATGTGCAGTTCCCTTTGTGCGAGTCAAGACAAACCCAAGGATATGGTTGCTCCAATACCAGGACCACAATGGCAACCAAATAATGCTGCAACTATCCAGCAAAGAATTATGACAGGTAAATTTGTTCAACCTAGTTGTTTGCAATAAAAAATTATTTATTAATAATATAACAATGATTATTACTAAATTATTAGACCAAGCTAAAACATTTAATTTTATTAAATTACAATTTTTTTTAGTTTTTTTTTTTGGAATATTATATTACATAATTGGGAATCATATTGGTAATAAAAACAGTCATTTTGTCGACAATGTACCGCCGTTTCAATTAATTGATGCCCTTTATTTAAGTTTGGTTACACACTCAACTGTTGGTTATGGTGATATTGCACCACGTAGCAATATAGCACGTATTGTTGCAAGTTTGCAAATGCTAACTATTATTTTTAGTTTCGCACTTTATTTTGTTGCATAATTATATAAATATATGAGTAGTTTACCCCTTACCAAATATGGGTCCGTATGATCAATATAATAATAAAAACTCACAAAAAAACTAACAAATACCATCATATATTGCTCTACTAAAACCAACTATATACAGTACGTCATCTAGAAGAAATAGTGCGATATTACAATAAAAAAAACATCGAATAATAATTTACAACACGAAGAAGATGATAACCTTATTGATGATACAAATTATTTAAAAGTTTTAAAACAAATGACTTATTTTTAAAAAAGACGAAATATAGGAATATTAAACCATCGTTAAACATAATGACGAAAACTGGTAGCACCCCTTGATAAACACTATGTTGAAAAAAATCAAATTCTTAATTTTTCTAACTCTTGATGTAGATGATAATCGCCAATATTAATTTCAGCTGCTTTTTTCTTTTTTGAATAATATATAGACGTTTTATTTAAAATTAATGCAAAATTAATATCAGATACAAATTTATTTTTACGATTATCAGCCAATGTTTTATTTATTTTATGCATATAACATCCATTGTATTTTGACAAACCATAGCATTGGTGTTTAATAAGGTAGTTTTGTAATTTATCATAATTACTTATATTATCCAATATAACGACTAGACTTTTGACATCATTTGCATTTATTTTTTTTCTTGTTAGAATTACTTTATGAAAATTATCATGGACCATTAAAGGTAATAGCATAGTATCTTCGAAATATAATTTAAGCGATTCGTCAATATTTATTTTATTATTTAAGAAATATTTAGTTGATTCATATAATTCCATTTTAACATCTTTTTCTTTAAAACTTTTTATAATTATTTCTACATCTTCTAGTGTAATATTATTTTTATTTTTAACAAATATATAATATAACAAATTTATTAGTCGTCTTATATCACCCATAGCATGATTCATTAAGATTATTTTTGCATCAAACTCAATTGAGAATCCTTCATTTTTTGCTATTTTATCAATAACAGTTCCCAATAACATATTCGGGATTTTTTTAATGTTAATATGAACACTATATTTTTTTAATATTGTTAATTTTTTGTCTTTAAATTCATTGTATGTGCATATAATGGGTGATTTGATATTCATTAACTCTGTTGTTTTATCTTTTTTACTTTTATTTCGCTTGACTGTTTTATCATTTTTTTTTACTAAGTCCAATAAATATTTTAAACCATTCTTACCCGATCCCTTGCTATCAGATAAAGTATCTATCTCATCTAATATTACACCAACTGGTGAATTGTTACATTTAAACATATTTACAACATTTCTATAGGTTAATGTATTTGTTAATACTTCTTGGATACTTTTTGCACCTTTTAGTTCACTTGCATTGTATTCGATAATTCTGTATCCAAACTCTTTTAATAAAATATTTGCCAACGAACTTTTACCTGTTCCGGGTGGACCAGATAATAGTAGTATTTTCTTAGTATTTCTTGGATCTTTTTTATAAGATATCATCCAATCTTTAATGATTTTTTTATTTTTCTGAGTAATTAGTATATCTTTTAAACAGTTAGGAGAATATTTATTGCACCATGATTGCATTATTAATTAAAATAACATTATTATTTTAATTAGTTTTATATCAAATTTTTTTTAAATTCTAATCAACATTTCATCCCAGACCATGATGCGAATTGTCCATCTGTTAACCCACACTCGCTAATCCATTGACATCTTTCTTTTTTAGATTTATCTTTATTTGACATAGGGTATTTATTATATGTTGGAAAATTCTTTATTTTTTTTTTTGCATCATCATAACATTTATCATTATCCCCAACATTAATCCCATATGTATTTTGACATACGTCATTTTCTCCATCTTTTCCTAAATAATTAAAATAATCAGGGCATCGACCACCAACATATTTCATATAAGTATTTGTAGGAAGTTTTTCCGTACTTGGTTCAGATGATTTATATCCTTTATTTATAACAATATAAAGTAAAAATATAACAATTATAACAATACCTACCCATATATGTCCTGATAATTTTCCTAATATCATTGCTCCAACAATCACGCAAATAAAAATAAGTATTTCTTTTATAAGGTCATTCATTCTATTATATAATATGAATATATAATTTATTAGAATGTCGTTGTAACACTTTTAAGTACCTTTGATCCTTTATTAGAAATATTTGTTGGTCGGTCAATTGGCATAGGTAAATGCTCAACATCATGTAGGTATCCGATGTATTGTTGTATTTGAACAAATATTTTTGGAGCTGCCCAATCTGTTACTAATTTATTTAATTTTCTAATCTGTTCGTTTAATTTACATTGAAGATTTTGACTATGTTGTAAATATATAGATCTCATAATTATTTCTAATTCTGTATCCGATTGTCTATCAATTATATGAGTTTCATTAGAAAATTTCCACACAGAGTGTCTAATTATTTGTTGAATAATATCAATATTGTCTTTTGAAAAAAATAAAAGGCTTAGTGGAGAAGGAGTTTGAATTCCTTTTAGTGCATTATATTTAAATTTATTATTAGCAACATCCCCTAAAAACATAGGTAACTTTTCAAATGATGTATTATTTATATCAACGACTCTTCCATTATTTTTATTAATAATTCTTCCGTTATTCATTATAGTAATTAATAATATATTTTTTTTAATTAGTTTCCCACAGCATCTGTAAGAAACTCTGCCAATTTCTTAGGATGAAAAATACCACCCTCTGGTGCCCCGTATTTATCAATATATTTTACATAAGACATATCGAATGTAGCAGTAAAAACCAATGTTGTACTAATAAGTGGTGCACAAATAGTTGTTTTATTTTTAATATAGTTATTTTGTTTTAATTCTTCAATTTTACTTAAAAGTGATAGATTATCAACATATATATAATAACTTCTCTTAACCGTTATCAAAGTTTCGTATGACATATCAATGTATGGTTGGTAAATATTCTTATATGATTCAAATTGTTTAATTCGTATTAATACATATTCATAAGTTTTTTTTTTAAAATTGTTAGATAATGTTAACATATCATTCCGATTATATGGTTCTAGATATGATTCGTATATTTTTTCATCGATGAATTTTTTAATTCTTGAAATAATTAGATCTTCTACCTTGTATCCATGTATTGTTTTTTGATGAGATACTTGTATCATTTACTTATATTTAAATACATGGAAATTATATTAAAAAATAAAACTAATAGTATAAACAACCCACATGTCTAGTAATTTATTATTAACCCCTGACCCAACTAATTCTAACACTACGTGTTATATTAATCTCCCAAAACTCGAAATATCATTAGATATTCACGATATGCAGATATTCGGTGAAACTATTCCAGAAAGTGAAATGTTGGATTTAGTCGATCGTGTTATTGAGCCATTTGATAGTTCAGTGGAACTTGGTGTTACATGCGATCAAATGCAGAGAATATTTAAATGGAGAAAATTTGATAGTGATTCAATTGATGGAACTATCGATAATGGACTTCGATTTAAACCAAAGGTGGAAGCCATAGAGGGTTTTATTACAAACGTTGATAAATACACCGCAAAGTTTGCTGTAGATAATGGTGACGGAGACGATTATACTAATGCTGCTCAATTTCGTGTAGAAGAAACACGGGATGGTAAATTTTTAGTTTCGGAAAATAATCCTAATAGAAATACCACCACATTTAATAATGATGGATCACCATTAAGTGATTTAATCTGTCGTTACATATCAGATTGTATTCTTGATACACCATATGCTACACAAATGTTTAGCAACGAAGAAGGTTCTGGTAATTGGCTAAACCTTAATAATACTAAACATATTGGCGAACAATTTATTGAAGAATGCTTCGAAGAAGCAGGACCCTCACCTGGTATTTATAACGCCACTGAAGATTCTAGTAAAAATGCAAATCTTATGTCTATTCATAATCAAATATTTTCTGCATACCCAGAACGTTTTGAAAATTTGGATGTAGAAAATGAAGCTGATACTAACACTTACCATAAAATGAGATTCGAAGAAGGTGATGTAATTAGTTTCAAGCTCAGTATTAATGCATCTATCAATGGTTCAAACGGAGCAGGTTCTATACAGAATGTTGTTAGAAGAGCTCAGCCAGAAAGTGGTTCGCCAACTACATTTGAAAATCCTATTTCTGACGTATCGGATGGTAAATATAAGTTGCGTACAGCAAACTTTTTAATGAGCCTTCGTTTAACCAATTCATCTGACACAAGAACTGAAATATCTGCAGAAGAAGTGACATCTCATAACAATGTTCTTTTAAGACACGTAACTACCTTTAAAGAAATGACAGAATTGATTGGTAATACAGAAAAAGAATATAATGATGTGAGCGATATGGTTAAACAAACCGAAGTACAAAAACATACAGCTACTACAATGTTAGCTAATGCAGAAAAATTAAAGAAAGAAAAAAAAAGTGAATACAATGTTGCCCTTAATTTTGAAGAATCTAAAAGAGTGGAATACATGGAAGCAGTAAATGAGGGAGCCTCTGTTGCTGCACAAACTGCTGCACGTCTTACATGGAATGAAGCTAAAGATGCGACAGCTACATCATTGCGTGAATACAATGCTGTAAAATTGGCGACAACAGCTGCTACTGTTGGGCTGGACAAAGTAACCACTGATCTGTCAACATTATTTGAAACGCTGGGTAATATTTCAAATAGTTTAGATACGTTAAAACAAGAACGTCTCATGTTTATTAATGACGGGTTTAGAAAAGCTATAGCTAAATATGAAGGATTAGATGGCAAAAATACATTTGTTAATAGTGAAGAAGGTCAAAGTTTACCCCAAAAATCATCTACACGATTAGAAAGAACTAAAAAAAATAATTCGATTATAGATACAATGGGGAACATTTATCAGGAGAGATCGAGAAAGATTTACGACACACTCGACAAAACGTTGATAGAAGATATTCATATGAGTGATTTGATAGCGGAATCTAGCAAAGAACCTTCTAATATAGATTTCTATAAACTTGTTAGAGCATGGGTCAGTGCAGGTCAAGAACAAAACAACGGTGCATAGTAAAGAAGGTCAAAGTTTACCCCCCATCATCTACACGATTAGAAAGAACTAAAAAAAATAGTTCGATTATAAATACAATGGGGAACATTTATCAGGATAGATCGAATATGATTTACAACACAGACGACAAAACAACGGGAGAAGACGATGATATGGTTGATTTGATAGCGGAATCTCATAGAGAACCTTATGATATAGATTTCTATAAACTTGTTAGAGCATGGGAAGATGTAGGTCAAGATTAAATATAGTTTAACATAGTTTACCAATAACCCCGTTGGTTTGTTAATTATAATGTTGACACCATGTTGATACAAATGTTGACACAAATGTTGATACAAATGTTGACACAAATGTTGATACAAATGTTGATACAAATGTTGATACAAATGTTGATACAAATGTTGACACCATGTTAATGTTGATACAAATGTTGACACCATGTTAATGTTGACACAATTGTTGACACCATGTTGATACAAATAAGTTATATAAAATATTTAAAAAGTATTTTATATAAAAATGACCTCATGTATTAATTTACCTTGCATCACTTACCTTGCATCACTTACCTTGTATCACTTACCTTGTATCACTTACCTTGTATCACTTACCTTATATTTAAATACATGGAAATTATATTAAAAAATAAAACTAATAGTATAAACAACTCCCCATGTCTAGTAATTTATTATTAACCCCTGACCCAACTAATTCTAACACCACGTGTTATATTAATCTCCCAAAACTCGAAATATCATTAGATATTAACGATATGCAGATATTCGGTGAAACTATTCCAGAAAGTGAAATGTTGGATTTAGTCGATCGTGTTATTGAGCCATTTGATAGTTCAGTGGAACTTGGTGTTACATGCGATCAAATGCAGAGAATATTTAAATGGAGAAAATTTGATAGTGATTCAATTGATGGAACTATCGATAATGGACTTCGATTTAAACCAAAGGTGGAAGCCATAGAGGGTTTTATTACAAACGTTGATAAATACACCGCAAAGTTTGCTGTAGATAATGGTGACGGAGACGATTATACTAATGCTGCTCAATTTCGTGTAGAAGAAACACGGGATGGTAAATTTTTAGTTTCGGAAAATAATCCTAATAGAAATACCACCACATTTAATAATGATGGATCACCATTAAGTGATTTAATCTGTCGTTACATATCAGATTGTATTCTTGATACACCATATGCTACACAAATGTTTAGCAACGAAGAAGGTTCTGGTAATTGGCTAAACCTTAATAATACTAAACATATTGGCGAACAATTTATTGAAGAATGCTTCGAAGAAGCAGGACCCTCACCTGGTATTTATAACGCCACTGAAGATTCTAGTAAAAATGCAAATCTTATGTCTATTCATAATCAAATATTTTCTGCATACCCAGAACGTTTTGAAAATTTGGATGTAGAAAATGAAGCTGATACTAACACTTACCATAAAATGAGATTCGAAGAAGGTGATGTAATTAGTTTCAAGCTCAGTATTAATGCATCTATCAATGGTTCAAACGGAGCAGGTTCTATACAGAATGTTGTTAGAAGAGCTCAGCCAGAAAGTGGTTCGCCAACTACATTTGAAAATCCTATTTCTGACGTATCGGATGGTAAATATAAGTTGCGTACAGCAAACTTTTTAATGAGCCTTCGTTTAACCAATTCAACTGACACAAGACAGTTTACATCTGCAGAAGAAGTGGTATCTCATAACAATGTTCTTTTAAGACACGCAGCTACCTTTAAAGAAATGACATTATTGATTGGCCATGAAGGAAGTGAAGCGGAAGTACTAATGGAAACTATTGATAACCTCACGAAATCGAAAGCTGATGCTACTGCAAAAGTAGCTGATGCAAATAAAATAAAGGAAGAAACAAAAAGTTTATACAATGAAGCCCTTGGAAATGAAGAAGAGGAGAGAGAGAAATGGATGGAAGCAGTAAATAATGGAGCCGCTGTTGATGTACAAGCTGCTGCACGTCTTAGATGGACTGAAGCTAAAGGTGTGACAGCTGGATCATTGCGTGATTTCAATACTGCAAAACGGGAGGTAACAGTTCATACTGTTAGTCTGAACAATGTATCAGCCGATCTATCATCAACCCAAGGTGCGTTGGATATTAAAACAACAGATATTGGTTCGTTAAAACAAGAACGTCTCATGTTTATTAATGACGGGTATAGAAAAGCTATAGCTAAATATACAGGATTAGATGGCAAAAATGAATTTGTTCATCATAGTGAAGGAGGTCAAGGTTTACCCCCATCATTTACACGAGCAGAAAGAAGTAAACGTAATAATGACATTATAAATACAATGGGGGAAATTTATCGGTCTAGATCGAAAAAGATTTACGACGTACACGACAAAACAACGGGAGAAGACGATGATATGGTTGATTTGATAGCGGAATCTAGCAAAGAACCTCAACAGATAGATTTCTATAAACTTGTTAGAGCATGGGAAGATGTAGGTCAAGAACAACCAGGTGATCAATTTGCTGAACCATCTCAATTAGATAATCAAGATTTCCCAGTGGAGTCTAAGACTGTTACTGCTCGACTTGGATCAGGCAATCCATCAATTATTCCTGTTCAACCACCTCTCTTGACTAATACTGCTACTTTCCCATCAGGCGTACAATAGGTGTTTCTTGATGTTGATACTGCTCGATTTGGATCAGGTGGATCTCCTAGAGTTACACATGGGGTCCGTCCATTGACGGTATTTGGATCACAATCACCTCGTCAATCACCTCGTCAATCACCTCGTCAATCACCTCGTCAATCACCTCGTCAATCACCTGGTTCATCAGTTAATCTACCATCTCGTCTATTGCAAATATGAAATGGAACAGATGAAGATGAGTATAACTCCGATTAGTCTAATACAAGTATTTTATGAGATACTTGAATTACTAGTATCACTTACCTTGAATTATTAGCATCACTCATCTAGTATAACTCATCTAGTATAACTCATCTAGTATAACTCATCTTGAATTATTAGTATAACTCGTCTAGTATAACTCATATTGAATTACTTGTATCACTCACCTAGTATCACTTACCTTGTATTTAAATACATGGAAATCCTATTAAAAAATAAAACTAATATTATAAACAACCGGACATGTCTAGTAATTTATTATTAACCCCTGATCCAACTAATTCTAACACTACGTGTTATATTAATCTCCCAGAACTCGAAATTTCATTGGATATCAATGAGATGAATATATTTGGTGAAACTATTCAAGTAAGTCAAATGTTAGATTTAGTTGATCGTGTTATTGAGCCATTTGATAGTTCCGTGGAGCTTGGTGTTACATGCGATCAAATGCAGAAAATATTTAATTGGAGAAAATTTGATAGTGATTCCACTGATGGAACTATCGATGATGGACTTAGATTTAAACCAGAATCTACATCATCTGAAAGTTTTAAAACAGAAGTTGATAAATACACCGCAAAGTTTGCTTCACAAAATGTTGATGAAAACGATTACACAAATGCTGCTCAATTTCGCATTGAAGAAACACGTTATGGTAAATTTTTAGTTTCAGGGAATAACCCTAATAGAAATACTAACACTAATAATTATGATGGATCACACTTAAGTAAATTAATCTATCGTTATATATCAGATTGCATTCTTAGTACACCATATGCGACACAAATGTTTAGCAACGAACAAGGTTCTACTAATTGGCTAAACCTTAATAATCCTAGACATATTGGTACACAATTTATTGATGAATGTTTCTCACAAGAAGAAGGGACCACTGGTATTTTTAAGGTGTCCGACGATTCTAGTCCGAATGCAAATCTTTTATCTATTCACAATCAAATATTTTCTGCATACCCAGAACGTTTTGAAAATTTGGATGTAGAAAATGAAGCTGATACTACAACTTACCATAAAATGAGATTCGAAGAAGGTGATGTAATTAGTTTCAAGGTCAGTATTAATGCATCTGTTATTGGCATGGATGGAGCAAGTGCTATATATCATATTGTTAAAAGAGCCCAACCAGGAAGTGGCTATAGCACGACATTTGAAAAGCCAATTTCAAGAGCACCATCGGATGACAGATATAATTTACGTACAGCAAACTTTTTAATGAGCATTCGTTTAACTGATTCAACTGACACAAGACGGTCTACATCTGACGAAGAAGTGGTATCTCATAAAACTGTTGTTTTAAGACACGCAGACACCTTTGATCAAATGACAGTAATGATTAGTTTTAAAGGAAAAGAAGTGGAGGAAATACTAAAAGTGGTTGATACCCTCAAGGCATCTAAATCTGCTGCCGATAAAAGTCTCGCCGATGCATTAAACTACAATACAGAACAAGAAAGTATATACAATGAATTCGTCGTAGAAGAAGAAGCTTCCAGATCGGCATACATGAAAACAGTAAATGAGGGAGCCAGTGTTGCTGTACAAACTGATGCACGTCTTGTATGGACTAATGCTAAAGATACTACTGCTAGCTCTTTAGAAACATTCAATACTACAAAAGAGGAGACAACAGCAGCTGCTGTTAATCTGAACGTTGTAAAGACTGATCTGGCATCAGCCGAAAAATCGATGGCATATCTTATAGCTAGTACATCTGAGTTAAAAGAAGAACGTTTGGAATTTATTAATAATGGGTATAGAAGAGCTTTGGCTAAATATGAGGGATTAGATGGCACAAATGTATATGTTAATAGTACAGAGGGTGAAAGTATGGATCAAGGGTCTGATGTTACCCGAGAACAACGAAGTGCACGTAATACTGCAATTATAGTAGCAGCTAAGGAAGCATTCCATTCTAGATCGAATGATATTTTGAATGTAGCAGATAAAATATCGTTAGAAGATAGTGATATGACTGAGTTGATAGAGGAATCTAGAAAACCAGCTAATAATATTGTTTTCGGAGCAATTGTTACTGCATGGGGAAATGTAGGTCAATCTCAAGATTAAATGTAATTTAACAATATTTACCAATAACCCATGAGGTTGTTAATCATCAATGTATAAGATTTTGTTGTGCATAATTAAGTTATATAAAATATTTAAAAAGAATTTTATATAATATATAAAATGGCACGTATTAATTTAAGAAATGTCACACCAGTTTTAACGAACATGCATATTATAAATATACATGGTAATACAGTTGAAGAAGAATTAATGTTACAAGAAGTTGATAGAGTATTCGATGAGATTGATACATTCGTCGAATTAGGGTTAAGTTTAACAGATTTCATAAATTTAATAGAATTTAGAAAAACAGATTCGGGCGATATTTATTTTAAAAATACTAATTCATCGACAGTAGCAAGTGCGATTGATAATAAATTTACTTTGTGGGCAAATGACGATATTGATGGTGATAATTATTTAAATGCATTGCAATTAAGAATTTGTGTATTAAGAAATGGTGTATATTTTGTTTCTGGGAAAAATCCAAACAAGAATGAATTAACAAATGAGTATGATGGGAATAATATTTCATTAATAATGTATAAATATATTGCAGACTGTCTGATACATCGACCAGATGCATTATCTATATTTACAAATATAGAAGCAAATAAAAAATCACTGATTTCATCTAATTCTAACTCAGTTGGAACACAATTCATAAATAAATTATTCGAACATTCTGAAAATCCAACTGATAAAACAATTAATGATCCAAATGAATATTCTAGTATATTTAATCCAAATTTATTATCAATATATGAACAGTTAATTGCAATATGCCCTAAACGGTTTGATTCTTATGACTTATCTGATTTTTCTAAATTACCATTCAGAGAAGGTGATACAATTGGCATTAAACTTAAAATGAAAGGATCAATCAATGGGACGAATGGTCCTAATGCAATTCATAAAATAATGAGTAGAGGGATGCCTAGTATTGATAAACCAACTACATATGAATATCCAATTAATGTTGTATTTAATGATACAAATTATCCTGATAAATATAATATAAGAGATTCAACATATTTAGTTAAATTTAGATTAACTGAATCACATGAAGATAGAATTATTAGAAATAATGAAAAAATTCAACAAAATACTAATAATATTAATGAAATACTTGAATTATTTTATCCAAATTCATATTTATTAAGAATTTGTAGAGATAATATTCAAATATATAATGATTCATATGACACTGTATATGACGAATTGGAATTATTCCCCGAGAATGAATCCCTTATAAATCAATATAATAATATATTATTAACCATAACTGATAATAATGATAATATAATTGAATATATTAAAAATATGAATAATATGTTAGAAAATAATAAAGTGTCTCTTAAAATATTATTTAACGAAATTTATAGTTTGACAAAAAAAAAAGAAAAATTAGAAGAATATACATCCCCCGAAATGATTAATGGTACTCGCAAAGAAAGAAGTAACAAGAATATTGAAATTATAAATTCTTGCAATGACGTGTATGATGATTCATATGAATATTTCAATAATATATATCATCATGATATTTTCTTATATACGATTGATACAGGTGAGACTAATCGTGATAAGATATATACTGCAATTATTATTGGATTTGAAGAATTTAAAAATAGCAATGATATACAATTAGCAAAAAGTAAAATAGATGAACATTATTCTTTAATACATTATTCTTAATACATTATTCTTAATACATTATTCTTAATACATTATTCTTTAATACATTAATTTAAATTGTAATGCAAAAGAAAAATCCATATGATTTAAATCAATTGTTTTTCCATATTCGTCGATAAGTTGTACATGAAGTCTATTAATATTAACAGGTCCGAAATACTCTCGTGTTTGTAGCCCATGATCTGCAGCTGTGTCTCTTATTATTTGATATTTGGTTTCATTAAATGACACTCGACCCAATATATTTTTATTCAAAAATGATGTTTTTAGATTACCTATTATAAAATCATTAACATTATTATTAAAATCATCGATTATAACATATATATATCTTTTACCAGCTGTGTCAATAATTCCCTCTGATATATGAGATTGAGCCCCTGTATATTCATTCTTGCGAAATCCTAAAATCCATCCGAGTGTTCTTTGGATTGAAATATCATCATCATTGCATTGTGAAAAAATGATTGTATCAATTGCATTTAATTTTGATATTTCACATTGACCAGAAACAAAATTCATTTGAATGTCGTATCCAGTAAAATTAACATTCTTTTTAATTTCATCCATTAGTAGGTCTCCATCATAATTCCCACTCTGAATCATTATTTTAGTATCATTTATATAAAAAAAATTATTTCCTAGACTCTCAGATATGGTATACCATGTATTTGGAATTTCAATATCAACTAATTCCATTGATATTACATTTTTTAAAGAAAAATTTAATTGCATCGTAAAATCGGTCGATATAGTTGATGAATAATTTTCACGGAATCGTGTGTCAATATTAACAAATTTTTTAATATTGTTTTTAAAAAAAGGATTTACAGCTATATCTTTGGATAGTGTATTGTAAGGCTGATTAACTAATAATGTTTTATTTGTTTTGAAATTAATCTCATTTTGTCTATGCTGTAAATTAGAATTTAATATAGTAGTGTTATCTGCATCTTTAAAATCTGATGGTATTATAATAGTTTTATTACACGTAGGATTTAATTCATTGAACAATGAGTCTTTATGCGAGATATCATTTAATAAATTATTTTGCAATAAAGATTTTTGCAATAGTAGTGCGCTAACTTTACTCATATATTGATTTATAATATATTTTCTAAATATTTTTTATTCGCACTCATAATAGTTTTTTAAGTTCTTTTAAATCATCTTTCCACAAATCCTTGTCTGTTTTTGACTCAATTAAACCCAACTCAACTAATATTTTTTCATGTTGCTTCTTTAACTCTAAAATTTTCTTTTTTGTTAAATTTCTAATTCTCATATCAATTAAATAATCATATGACTTATCAACTTTTGGCAAGTTCATGTCAGCCAACTGTTTAATGATAATTTCAACTTCTATATTTAATATTTTTAATACACCTGATACAAAGCTTTCAATAAATGTTATTTTTGCATCAATTATATTTATCTCTTGTTTTAATTTATTAATAAGATAATCTCTTCGTTTTCCATAATATTTCAAACGAATTCCATAAAACTCTTCAATAATTTCATTAACATTTGCATATTTTTTAATAGTACCTTGCTCATTGTACAAATGAATATTACTCATCGATGTATTCTTTGAATCTATCAGATTTAATGCCTTATTAACATCTTTACAATCTTTTCCAAATTCTAATGTAAAATGTATATCTGTTTCTGTACATTCTGTTCTATATTCTGATATAAACTGTTTCTTCTTCTTCTTTTCAGGAATATTTTTAGAACTGTCTATAATTAAATCTTCTATAAATTCTTTATACTTATCTGTCCATGTCCCAATTGGGAGCTCTGTAATAACTACCTTTTTACCAACAATATTGCAAATTCCCTTGGTATAAAACTTATTATCTTTACAATAAATTTTACCAATGAAATCTCTATACCACGGCTTAATTGTTTTCATTTTTTTTCCTTCCATCAATAACAAAATATTTTTAATTAAATCTTTAGGATTAAATGACGGAACATTTGTACTAAAACCTGTACCAATACCAGTTGATCCATTTACCAAAATCATGGGAATAATTGGAACATAGTGGTATGGTTCAACCTGTGTACCATCATCATCTTTGTAATTTAATAAATTATTATCAAGAGGGTTAAATAATATCTTCGTTACCTTTGATAACTTTGTAAAGATATATCTTGGTGAAGCTGAATCCTTACCACCTTGAAGCCTAGTTCCAAATTGTCCAATTGGGTCTAATAAATTTATATTATTTGAACCAACAAAATTTTGAGCCATTGAAATAATAGTTTCATTTAAACTTTGTTCTCCATGATGATAACATGATGTTTCACTCACATATCCAGATAATTGTGCAACTTTTATTTCTTTTATTAAATTTCTTTTAAGAGCGCCATACAAAACTTTTCTTTGAGATATTTTCAACCCATCAACAATTGATGGAATAGACCTTTCGCAATCATAATTTGAAAAATGAATCATATCTTTATCGAAAAAGTCTGAACATGTTATATTAGTTTGTGTCACATCTAAAATAGTATCTCTATCATATTTCATTAACCATTTTTTACGATCATTTGAATTATCTTTACAAAAAACTTTTGTAAAACATTCAGGATTATCAAATATATAATTTATTTTATTTTTATCTAAATCTTTAAAATATTCTTTAGCTTCTTTCGAAGTACTTGTACCCAATCCCTTGTAATATTTAATGGAATATCCCTTAAATGAACTAATTGTTTTTTTCCAATTATCATAAGCTGTTAATGTATAAAAAGAATTAACTTTTTTACCTTTAGAAGCCTTGACGATTGGTGTCTGTAATGATGTAACAAATCCGTCTATTTTAAATAGACTTGTCCAAAAATACTCAACCCAGTTCATAATAAGTCCTTTAATATGAGACCCATCAACATCCTGATCTGTTAAGATTAATATAGACCCATACCTAAGTGACTTGGTATCTGTATATTTTTTACCATATTGAAGTCCCATTATTTTTACTAAGTTTGAAAGTTCAGCATTATTTTTAACTTTTTCCATTGCAGCATCTCTTACATTTAATAATTTTCCCCTAAGTGGAAATACGCCATATTTATCTCGACCAATTACGGATAAACCCGCAACTGCTGTTGATTTTGCCGAGTCTCCTTCTGTAAGGATTAAAGTACATTCATGTGCTTTATTAGTTCCTGCCCAATTGGCATCTTCTAATTTAGGAATACCTCTAATGGTGTTCTGTTTTTTACCACTTGTTTTAACAAGCTGGTTGTCCAATTTATATTCAGCCAATTTCATTGCTTTTTCTAAAACTCCCATTTTTGCGAGTTTTTCAATGAATTTATCTGATACATTAATGGATGAACCAAACTTACTACTTATTGTTGTAAGATATTCCTTTGTTTGACTATCAAATGATGGGTTTTCAATAGTAGATCTAATAAATAACATCAAATTATCATGGATAACTGATTGTTTTAATTTCATCTTCTTTCTTTTATACCCCTTTGTAGCAGCATATGTTTGTAATTTTTTACAAATATGCCTTGCTACATATTCAACGTGCTTACCCCCTTTATAGGTATAAACACCGTTTACAAATGATACTTGGTCGAATTTATCATCTGGACTAACACATGCTACAATTTCCCATCTATCATTTAATTCTTCATAAATACGTGGTGTTTCTTTTTTACCACCAATATATAAATCTACATATTTATCAAATGTTTTGCATTCGATTTTTGTTCCATTGAAAAAAACAGTAACCTTACTATCTGTAATAGCAGATGTATCATATACTCTTTTTCTTAATAAAGATATAATACTTTTATCTAACTGTTTCATCCCAAATTTTGGAAAATCTGGCAAGAATGTGATTTTTGTATACGGATCCTTACTATATTTAGTAATTTTAGGGTCTGTTTTTTTATTCATATTATCTGAAAATGTTTGAACGAACTTAAGTTTACGTGTAGAATCAATGGTTTCGATTGTAAATTTTTTCGAAAAAATATTCGTTAATTTTGCACCAAATCCATTTTTACCACCTGTAATCTTTTTTTCACTCTTATCGTAATTTGTTGAGGTAAGTAACTCTCCAAATATCATAGTTGGTATATATATTTTCTCACTTGGATGAATTGCAATATCAATTCCCTCTCCATTATTATAGACAGAAATCAATCCTGTTTTTTCATCAACATCAACCTTAATAATAGATACTTTTAATTTTCCTTTATTTGACAATGATCTAACATAATGATCAATCGCATTAACCAGTACTTCATCAAAAATTTTGTAAAATCCTGGAGTTATACTAATGTCTTTTTTTACCATAGCAGAACCATCATGAACCCATAAACAGACATCTGTTTGTTCAACAGATCCAATATAAGTATCAGGCAGTTCTTTTATATGATCCAATTGCGTTTTTTTTTGGTATTTTTCATCCAATGTTTTATCTGATTTTTTTTTCATAATATTATATTTATCCTACATCCTTTTAAACCATGATTTTAATCAATTTTTTTACATTTTTATCACTTATATCATTGATTAATGCACATGGGTGCATGTTTTCACATTTCCCATATAAAATATAAATTATATGAAAAATAATACCTGTAGTGTATATGGTAACATTAGCATCATTTAACCATCACACTATTATTCTTTGAAAGTGTATTCCGATCAAGCATTTCTTCCAGATTTGACGATGTAGTCATATAATGATCAGTTATATCAATAATAGTATCATCTAATATAACGTTAAAATCTCTGAAATTATTATTACCTAATACTAATCGGTTGTCATCTGTCATAATATGATATAAATAACAGGGTTTGTGTACAATCGGTTTACCAATATGTTTGATTAATCTGTACAACCCTTTATTATATATAACATTGTTACCAGAACATTTAATACCATCGTATTTATATAAATCTACATTTTTAGATGAAGTTTTAACTATTCCGATAACTTTTGACCCATATATCGTATCGCCAATATTAATTTTATTAATTTTCACGTCTTTACCCCAGCATTTAATTGTAGTATCACTTGTAAAACCAGTATTATAGTAATCCCCTTTATATGTTTGAATTTTTTTAATATTAATATGTCGTGTATTCAAATAATCCCTAAAAAGTGTATAATATTTATTTAATAATTGTTTATCGGTTGATTCATAAAAATCTTTGAATCGAATCCCTCTAATGGGAATTTCCCCTGTACTTGTTTCCAAACAATAAATAAATGGCTTATGATATGATAGTATATTTGCTATTTTGCTTTGAGATACCCTAACCCATTTACCTTGTTCTAATACCTCATGTGATCCACTTACAATAATATTTTTATACTCAAACATTTCATTATACTTGCTTTCAAATTTCATAACAGATTTAACAAAACAGTTATCCCCAATCTTATCACCAATCTTAATATCTTTGATAAATGACCCATTATCTAACTTTGTAAATTCATCAAAACAAAAAAAACGAACAGTTCCTCCAATAACCCCATTCCAAGTTGATCCTAAAATAAATAAAGTATCCAATAAAGCTAAAAATATATGTTCCATAAACCTAAACATGTCAGAAAAAATTTTAATAATCTTTTTGAAAAGCCATATTAATCTTGAATAAATATTTAATATTTTATTTTGTGCGTCTAAATATGACTTCTTTGCAGAATTTCTAATATAATAAAACATTTTACGAGATTGTTGCATTTGTTGCGTTAAATTCCCTGTTATATTTTGCAGCCCATCCAGAGCTTTAATATGAGGTTCGATCATTGTATTAAAATTATGTGTTGCCATTGCTGAAAACATCCCACCTGGATTATATAATCCTTTTAATTGCGAATTAATTTTAGTTTGTTCAGATGGATCACCATCATTAATTTCATCTTCGTGTAGTATTGTTTTTTCTTCATTCACGGCATCTTCTTCTTCGGATACTTCTAATCCTGCATTAATTAATATATATGAAATTGTAATACCCACTAAAACTAATAAATACATTTTTTTATTTTTCCATACATGGAGTGTGAGTGAATAAAAAATATTAAATATAAATTTAAAATAAGAGTTAAACAAACTTGGCATGACAATATTTGATTCATCTGTACCATTCATCTTACTTACTATAAATATAAAATATATTATTTATAACCATGCGAGAATTTATAATATATTTAATAATACTATATGAACGGTGGAAAAAATTTTAATAAAATTATTGCAAACTGTGTAAAAAATATAGATATAGATAATAAAAATAAACAATATGTTAATAATTATGAAAAAACCTATTTGAACTCATTGGTAACAAAATTAAAAGGCTTTTCGCTTAGCGATAAAGAAAAAAAAAGCATTGATTGTATCTTGTATAATCAAAAAAATAATGATGGAATGTTCTCAGCTACAATTGCATATCATTTTATTAAAAATGAAGCGCATACACTTCCATTATTACTCCGTGTTGGGGAAGGAGGTGTGCAACTAAATAGAGTTATAAAGAAGCTATTTAATAAAAATGTTCTTATATTAGATCTTGAGTATGATACTGCTGCATATAAGAGAATGTCTGATACATGTAAAACAGTTTTTACAATAGATGATCATAAACAACCTAATACATCGATGCTTGAAAATGTAAAAGTATTTAGTGGTGTAGATACCCATGGTACTTGTGCATTTACATGGAGTATATTTTATCCAGAAAAAAAAATACCAAAAATCGTTCAAATTATCGATATAAATGATTCAAAAAAAAAAAGCACTGAAATCGTATCATATTCAAATTTCATCGCAACTGCAATGGGATTTCGATATGGACAAAATCCACGAATCACACGAGCCAAATGGTCAAGTGGTATACCCCTTGATAGTGTTTGGGAAATAATTGAGAATGATAATAATCAATTATGGATTATAATTGGAGCATATATGAATGAAGTTCAGGAAAATATTAAAGAACAGATCGCTAGAAATGCTGTAATAAAAGATTTCCAAGGATATAAAGTAGGTGTATTAAATTTTTCAGATCCGGTTTTAACAAAAAGAATTGGTCGTCAAATATGTAGTAATATGATAGGTAAAATCGATTTTGCATTATTATGGGCATTTGAGTATAATAAAAATGTATATAGAGTTCAAATCATAGATGATCATAACCAAACAAAGGTAAATTTGGGTGATATTGCTCGAAAAATGGCTAATACAGAATGGGGTGGTGGAGGACACTTCCATGTGGGGAATTTTTATCGTAGTGGGAATATTGATGATATTTTTACAAAAAAAATATTAAATAAAAAAAAACTAAAACGAAATTAACAAATATTACATGAAGTACAGCATTCTTCTCTATTACGTGTTTTTTGTAAAAACCGTGTTTTTTGTAAAAACCGTTTTTTTATAAGTGGTTCAAAATGATAATTATCATTCTCGAGTTCGTGGATCATGTCTTTTATTATATATTCACATTCAATCTGATCAAAGTTTTCTAAATTAAATATACTAAATTTAGAATATTTGGACAGTTCATAATTTAGTTGACATTCCCCTGGTGGACACTCGTCTGGTGGACACTCGTCTGGTGGACAATCATTGTAATTATCATTGTAATTGTCATTGTAATTATCATTGTAATTAACCCCAATTATATTTATTTTGATTGTATTATTTACTTGTCGTATAATTTTTATCCAATATTCCAAATTTTTAATTGAACTTATATTATTATAATCAAAAAATAATACAATTATATCACCACATTCTAAATATTTTTTAACAATACATTCAAATCTTCTATTTCCTGATAAATCCCAGTATTGAACCCTGTACTCATTAGACACTATTATATTATTTGAACTAAATTCAACACCAATAGTGGGTTCATATTTATAACGATGATTATTATTGCACAATCTCGATATAAATTTAGTTTTCCCAACGAAACTGTCGCCTACACATATTATCTTTAATTTATTCTTCATTTATAATTTATAATTATATAAAAAATGATTTAAACTTCATATAAAAATAGCATTTATATAATTATACATGGAAAACACAACAATAACTATAACATTTGGCGATCAAGCTGAAAATCATCACGGGATGCAAAAAATAGGTGAACAGAGTAAGGAAACTCACTCTGTTAAAGATTTAATTGATATTAGTAATAATATAATAGATTATGATACAGAATATGATACAAATTATGATACAGAATATATTCATTTAAATTCAGCATTAGGTGAAAATTTTCATACAGATGAAAAAGCAGGATTATTAATTATTAGAAATGGTATAGATTTATTATTATCAGATATTAATAAAACAAAGGATGATTTATTAGAGGAACACTCTAAATTAATACCAGATAAACAATATTATGATACAAGAAGAAAAAAAGTTCTAAATAAGAGAGCAAGGTACAATCTTTGTTATTCAGATTTTTCACAAGAAAGTGATTATGAAAATAAAAAAGGTACAATTATTCATTTTGATAATATACCTTTAACAAAACATTTAAGAGAGAGGCTTCCAGTATATTTTGGCGAAAAAACAACCAAGTTACAAGGAGAAGGTAATTATTATTATGATTTAAATAAATGTGGAATTGGATTTCACGGTGATACAGAAAGAAGAATTGTAATTGGTATGAGACTTGGCAAATCAATGCCATTGCATTTTCAGTGGTATAAAAAAGCAGTTCAAATTGGAGAAAGAGTCAAACTTCAATTAAATCATGGGGATATTTATATTATGAGTAAAAAAGCAGTTGGATTTGACTGGAAAAAAAGAAAGAATGATATTTTAACTTTAAGACATGCTGCTGGTGCAAAAAAATTTTTATATCATTAAACATATATAATGAATGTTTATTTCATAATGACACTAATTGGAATTATTACTGGAGTACTAACCTCAATTGTAGGGGGTGGGGGATATTCTATTTTGATCCCATTATTATATCACCTTGGGGTTATAAGTGATTATAAAACTGCAATTGGAACAGTTTTAATGGCATTGCTTCCTCCCTTAAGTGTATCTTCTGCTTATCAATATTATAAAAAAGGTCATGTTAATATACAATATAGTATTGTTATTGGTATAATGATATTTATTGGATCTTATATTGGATCTAGATTCGCTGTTAATACTAATAATAGTATTTTAAAATATATTTTTGGATCTTTTTTAATAATAATGGGTATAGTTACATTGATTGATGCTTAGTCATCCAAGTCAAATGGATCAGTTAAATGGATCAATCTAGATATTTTAACCAAATATCTTAAGTATTGACATGTGATTTTAAAAAATGAAAAATAATTATATAATAATTTATATATTTATTTAAAATGAATGATAAAAAAAATAATGAAAAAATAATAGTTTACGCAGAAATGATGGGACTTACTCCTACAAGACTAAATGAACTTATTGCAATTAACAAAGACTATTGTTTGAATATAATAAAAGAATCATTGGGTAGAGGACAATCTGCCGATGAAATAATTACATATATTTTAACAAATTGTACCATATATGATGGAAATAGCGAGGAAGTCAGGCCACCTGATAAAGCCGTTACTGAATGTTTGATACCACCTGATGAAGAATATGGTGACGAATATAGCGACGATCCAATCGACGATTCAAGTGATGAGGCTTATGATATAACATCTACGGATGTAGCATCTACCAATGTAGCATCTACCAATGTAGCATCTACCAATGCATCTACCAATGTAGCATCTACCAATGCATCTACCAATGTAGCATCTACCAATGTAGCATCTACCAATGCATCTACCGATGTAGCATCTACCGATGCATCTACCGATGTAGCATCTACCGATGTAGCACCTAGATTACCTGCTAATAGTATGGACGAGTATATATTATTAAGTCAAAGAGAACTATGTCTTAGAGCAGCAAAAAACAGATTATCAGGTAAGCTTACAAAAAATAAACCAATTACCAATACTATTGGATAAGAGACTTTATTAGCTTTTAACTGTTAAATTATAAATGATTAAGTGCAAAATACATTACACCTATTCTATCCTCATTCTCTAAAGTTGTTAAATTTGCATCAGGGTATTTATTTTTGAATTCATTCTTAATTGTATTTCTACCCTTGATGTATTTATTATTTTTTATACCTAATTTTATTTTAAAAATAGTAGTTGGTGGTTTGTTATATACCATACACATTGCAACCATTAGATTGTATGTTGATAATTTATATATTTTTTTAACTTTATTTATATCATAATTATAAAATTTAATAATTGTATCAATATCATTTTTATTCATATCCACACCTGTAATTGAAATGCACTTTGAAATATCTGATAAACTTTCGAATATATCTTTTAAATTTTTATAAAAATATTTATCATTAATAATAGTATATATTAGATCTACCATATCATTAACATACCTTAGTGTGGCAAATATAAACATATATTCAATTATTTCGTTATTAATATTTTTATTAAATCTCATAAAATTATAAATTTTAAAAACCTGTTCCTGTAATTGTGTAAAATCGAAATTTGTTAAAAATATTGTAATTATTTTTTTAATTGATTCTATATTTATAAATTTTATTTTATCATTAATACACTTCTTGTTATTTTTGATATATTCATACATTTTTGTAAGATCTTTATGGTTTTTAAAACAAAACATTCCCTATATATATTGCAATTATATTTGTAACCGTAATTGTAATCGTAATTGTAATCGTAATTGTAATCGTAATTGTAATCGTAATTGTAATCGTAATTGTAATCGTAATTGTATTTAAATAATTAATGCATATTAATATACATACAAAATGAATAATAATATTTCACAAACATTTATCAATGATATCAAACAATGGGTAACACTTGACGATCAGTTAAAACAAACAAAAAAACTTGTTACTCATATTAGAAAAAAAAAAGATGAAGTTGGATTAGAGATTCAGCAATATATGGTGGTAAATGAGATACAAGATAAAGATATTAATTTAAGCGATGGTAAAATAAAATATTATACATCAAAGAGAACAAGTGGTATTTCAAAGAAACATATTGAATCTTGCCTGACATTATATTTTAATGGCGATTCTACAAAAGCACAAGAAGCAACAGATTTTATTTATAGTAACAGAGAATCAAAAGAAGCAACTACATTAAAGCGTATTCGAAAGAAAGGTTCTAACTAAAATTACTTAAATATTATTTACTTATTATTAATTATCATGATTCGAACAAATAAATACAATAAATACAATAAATACAATAAATACAATAAATACAATAAATACAGTAAATACAGTAAATACAATAAATACAGTAAATACAATAAATACAGTAAATACATCACAAATACAGAAAACACTGGAAACACTGGAAACACTGTAAACACTGGAAACACAGAAAATAATAACAGATTAAGTTTTAATTCGTGGTTATTATATTATGGAGATGATATTGAATCAATGTTAGATTATATTTTTAATAATATAAGTCGTGATGAATTATCAAATGGTATTTTTGATATTAGTGAGAATGACTTAACATTTTATGGGTTTGCAAAAATTGTGTATAACAATTCGCATAAAGAGAGGCCATTATATCATATATAATGAATTGGATAAATATTATATCAAACAATAACACGAAAGAAATTGAAGAAATCGAAGAACCTATAAAAACAAAAATTAAAAAGACATTGCATGACGAAAATAGTCCCGAGGCACTTAGTCAAAAATTTGATAATAAGTATAATATCATGATTGGTGATATTATATTTGATTTATTAGATCAATATGATGATAATGTTGGGGGATGTAATAATATTAGAATTAAAAATAGATCTAAATTGAATGACCAGTTGTATGATTTTATAAAAGAGAATTCTTCCGAATTATATAAAGAACAAGTCAACGAAGATGGTGATGAAAGTGATTAAATTTTATCACACAAGTCCACGTGAGTAAGTATCATTCTTCTACAACAATATCGATCGATTCCATATTTATCTAACAGTGTGCATTCAATTGATTTATGTTCTATATTTTCAATTACGGTTTTTGTAGAGCTATTTTCTATCTTTAAATATTCTGCTTGAACTTCTTTTATGTAATCGTTCCATACGTTACTAATTAATTTCCCGCAGGAAAAACATCGAATTGGTATAATCATATTTATTATATTATGATATTATAAATCTAATATATTTTTAAATCATTTTTTTATATATTTAATTACGTTTAATTTAAACAAATAATTTATATAATTAAATTATAATATGTCCGAAATTAAAATAAATGAAGTTAAACACACGTTGAGTAATGTTGTTGGTCATACTACAACTTTGCATAATAGAATGAATTTGCTTGCAATTAAACTTAACATCGCATTAAAGCGTATTTCTGAATTAGAAAGAACTCTTGACATCGACAATGAAGATGCCGATTTAGTTAAGAAAACAATTGAAAAAATTTCTAGCACAATAAATGTGTCTAAATGATCAAGTCTGATCAAGTCTGAACAAGTCTGATCAAGTCTGATCAATTCCATCTTTTTATTAATACTTAATATTAATAAAAATTAATTAATTAATTATTTATTTTTTAAATAAACGTTTTTTATTAGCAGGCAAACTTTTGTTAAGAGCATCAAATAATTTTCCATAATTATATTTAACAAGACCTAATAAACCAATTACAACAGACGAAACAGCCATCATTGACATACCACGGCGTGCATTTTCTTTTTGTTCTTTAGTCATATGTTCATCTGCGATATATTCAATTGCAGAAATAACAAGACCGGCACATAAAAGAAGGGATATAACGCCTAGCATAATAGCCATCAAATAGTTAACACCCTTTCCAAACTTTAATAATCCATGGAAACCATATGAAAATAGGAGTGAGAAAAATACACACATCAGAGCAATACTTGCAAGAAGTTCGATTGGGATAGAAGAAATAATTTTGTTCATTTTGTTTATAATATATAATAATATTTTTATTAATAGTCACCATTCCATATTTTTTTTATAGTTGGGGTGCTTATTCTAATATCATGTATTGTTTTTAATGTTTCAATAACATATTTGATTGAATTATTTTTTAAAGAATTAATAATATTTATTTGATCTTCGTTATATTTCTTAATTCTTTTACTTACTATTTTATTTTTTTTAACCTTAAGTCCTTTATTTGTAAACAAATACCCTTCAATGTTAAATTCACCCTTATGCAAATTATTATGACACTTTTTACATAATGCTATTAAATTACTTAAATCATTTTGATGAATATGTTCAATATAATTATTTTTATCAGATAATTCTTGGAATTTTATATGATGTGTGTCTAAACATTCGTTTGACCCACACATCTGACACTTATCCATATATAATTTAGAATTGTATTTTGATTTTTTTGTTGATAATAAATCATTACTTTTATTAATTATCTTATTTCGAATTTTAAACGCATTATTTATAAATTCATCATTGTCTAATAAATATTTAGCAACCTCTAGTCCATATAACGAAGATCCGATACCATCTTTAATCTTTCTATGATAAATCATCTCATCATTATTTACATCAACGTGTAAATGACAAAATTTAATATTAGAATCCTCAACTAACTCTTCTAATTTATGCAAATGTGTTGCAAATATAAATTTACTCTTCTTCTTAGATAATTCTGAAACAGATGCTGTTACAATCGATAATCCAGAAATTGTTTCAGTCCCCCTACATATTTCATCTCCAAGTACCAAACTATTCTCATCAGAATATTTTAATATAGCTCTTAACTCTTCCATCTCGACTGTAAAAGACGATTGCCCCTTAAAAATATCATCTGTTCCAGTTATTCTTGAAAATATTTTTGTAAATGGTTTAAAAATCATAGAATCACATGGTACAAACATACCTGCTTGTGCCATAATAACTGATAATCCAACTGCTTTCATCAATGATGATTTCCCAACACCATTTAATCCAAATAATAAAATACCTGTTTTATTAAAATCAATATCATTTTTAATATATTCAATACCACTTTGCAATCTTTCAATAATTGGATGTCTTAACCCTTTCATAATTAAATCTGATGATTCGTCGATAACTGGTCGTTTATAATTAAATTCAATTGCACATTTCGCATTTGATTTGATGTAATCTATCATTGAAACATCGTCTATTAGATCCATTATAAAAACATTAAAAACACTATAAATATGTTCCAATGTTTTAATAAAACATTCCTTATTAATAACCTTTATTTTCTCCCGCAAACATGTTAATTTTTCTGATTTTTTTGAAATTTTTCCTGAGAATATTTTGACATTTGACCCCTGTTGTTTTAATATATAACAATCAGATTCAATATATTTATACCTTTTTTTTGTTGTTATATAAAAATAACCATCCCTTTCAGTAAAATCTAATCGAATATAAGTATCAATATCTGAATCATAATCTTCGTCAATTTTCAAAGATAATTCATTAATATCATTTTTAAAATAATCAAAAATTTCATTAATTTCAAGTTGGATATTATCAACCTCTGGGAAAATTGTTGGGTTAAATATAGATTCTGTAATTTGATTTAAAGTATATTTCGATAATTTTTCAAAGTTAAAAGTATCTTTGCAATATTTTAATAATTTGTTAAATGACTTATTTTTAAATTTATAAATTGCATTAGATGCATTAGATGCATTGCATGTATTGCATGTATTACACGTTTTTTCCAAATCTTTGCAATACTCCAATGATAAATAGAAATTATACATTTCATGGGGATTAATTGTTAATAAACTTATTTTTCGACTTAGTCTTTCAATATCACTTATATTGTTTAGAGAAGATTCAAGTTCTTTAATATATGGAATAAATTGTTCAATTCTATCATAATACTTTGATAAATTTGATAATAATGGTTTCACAATATGTTTTCTTAACAATCGTTTTCCCATATTAGTTGATGTTTTATCTAAAATTGATACTAAATTATTTGAATCATTCCCAATGATATTTAATTGATATAATGTATTATTGTAAAGAGTCAAATGGTCTGAAGATAGCCAAATATCTGGTTTATTTATTTTTTCAATAATTTTTTCATTATGTTCGTATGCGAAATTTAGTAGATAGATAAAACTTTTTGCTGCATATAATTGTCTTTCTAAATCTATAAATTCTAATCCAGACAACATCCCCGAATCAGTATAAACTTTATTTAAAAATGAATTAATATAATTTATTTTATGTTTTGCTTTATCACATTCTACATTGTATATTGTTCTATGCGGAAACATCGAATTGATTTTGCTTGACCCATTAATTATAATCAACTCTTTTGGATTATTTGACTCAATATATTGAAACATATTTTCATATACATATTCTGGACTATTAATAATCTCATATACATTGCATTTACCAGTTGACACATCAATTGTACTTATACCTAATAATAAATTTAATTTTCCAGCAGATGTAATTGATTCCTCTATATAAATTGATGAAATATTATTTTCATCTTTATTTACAATATGATTGATATAAGTACCTGGGCTTAAAATTCTTGTAACTTCTCTTATTGGATTCGGAGCAGGTGTTATTTGTTCAATTAAAACAACAGTATATTTATTTGATAATAATACTGGTAAAAATTTAGACAGTGCACCTGTTGGGAATCCTGCCATAAGACTATTTTTCCTATTATTTTCTAAAATATTTTTATTTTTTCTTGATAAAGTTATATTTAATATATCTGTAATGTCTTTGATATTTCCAATTTTTTCTTTTAAATTATCAACTCCGTAAATTTCAAAGAAACTGCCACTTTCCAAAAGAACAGCAGTTTTTACTCCGTATTTTTTAGAATATTTTTTAAAATATTCAAAATATTGATCAATTATAGTCATATATTATAGTATTTCCATTTGTTTAAAGTTATTTTTGTTATGAACAAATATTATACGTTAAAAAATAAAATAATTTTATATTCATATATTATATAAAAATGTCAAAAAGAAGTCAAAGTGACAAGAATACCCGCTCGCCACGATCATCCAACCAACAATCAGGAACATCTTTACCTGAATCTTATATAAATTTTACAGCAGAATCAAGTGAAAATATATTTAATCAAATGAAAAGTGCCCGTATAGATGATTATGAATTATTTACACTGAATGGTATGTTACATCAGAATAAAACATTATACTCTAGATGGGCAACTATAAAACATAAAACACCTGAAAAAAATACTTTCAATGACAATCTCGGCTTAAAAAATATACTTCATTATGACTCACATAACACAGTATATGAACATGGTCCAAATATTGATTATTTAGAAGCTGCATGTGACGGAATTACATTTAATACCAGTAGTGCGGCGAAAGGATCTGACTTGTTAAATATAGTATTTGACCCCAAGTTATTAAAAAAGGAAGATTTGGATGAATATAAAAAAACACCCAACGCTCTTACGGCCATTACACCTTTATTTTCACTTCAAATTAGAATGGGTATATTAAAAAATCCATTAATAAAAGAATGGCTGAAACTTATTATAAAGGCTGTAAAGTCTGTTGCTTCTAACAATCAAGATCAAGATGACCATACCATGTGTCATAATGGTAATATTTTTAGACTAATGTTTGCAAGATATTATATACAATTAGTAAAATCTCATTTTTCAAACACCGTATCAGAACCAATGTTTTTTTTTGTTAGAAGACCGACTGGTTCTCAGATTGAGATGAAGTTAGCTAAATTTATTAAAACTGAAAAAAGGCACCGTTTGTTTGGATACTGGTTTGGGAATTCTCATTTTAAATCAAGTGTAGACCCAGTATTTGCCGAAGGAGACTTTGCTAATAATGTATTAAAAATATCCAAATTTTGTAATTATGCAAAGTTAGTATTAATTAATATTAAGTCCATTGATATATTATTACAATTACAAATGCAGTATAAATATGTATTTTTTAAAATAACCAACACATCATTCGGATACTTACCCGGGCATATTAACAAATACTGTGACTGGATGATGAATACATTAAATAATTGGGAAAATATTAATGATTTACATAAAGATGTCGAATCTAAGTTAATAGATGCTTACGATGGCAATGATAAACATAAATTTAAAACTTCAGTTAATAATATATCCGACAACATTATTAATATTGTTAAAGATGGCTTATATATCAAGTATAAAGATGAACTTGTGGATATTATGAATAACATAATTAATAATAAAAATGTTATGGATTTGAAAAATGTTGTTAATTCATTAGATAATGCTGATAAAAAACTTTCGAAATTAAATTTTGAAACTGTTCGATCACAAACTACTTTATATAAAAATAATATTGGGAATAAAAAACTAAAGATTGAACTTGAATCAACTAACAACTTAATAGGAGATATCAATGGTAAAATTTGGACATTTTCTTCTGATAAAAACTCATGTTTCACAAAATGCAAAGAAACAAAATGTAAGATGGATAAAATAATATTAAATATTGGTAAATCTAAAAAAAATAAATTACGTTCATCAAGAACTGATGCATTTCTATTTTTTAATTTCAATGGTATAAACTTATTATCAGATGATATCATTTCATCCGATTTCACAGGTCTCGACTCACAAACTACGATTGTCACTAATAATAAAAGATACAGAAAAGAAGAGTTGATATTAATTTGTAAAAATACTATTAATAATTTAAAAACATCACTCAGCTCTACATTTGATTCCATTGATGATTTTAACATATTAGCACATTGTAAAACATTTGAAAAAAACACAACAACTGAAGAATGGAAACAAATATATTTTATACTTAGTCGTAATTATGGGGCTGTTACAGTCGGATGTGATTTATACCCATCCGGTGGAAGCAAAGATAGTAGCACTGATAATGTATGTGATATTCCAATGGGAATCAACATATCAAGTGGTATTTTCAGACGACCTATTCATGACGGTTATGACGTAAATTTTAAAGAACTTTATGCACCAACAATGCCAATTTCATCTGACGGAAGTGGTTCACATTTTATATTAACGGATGTTCCCCCTAAAATAATGCAAGCATTCAACGATGGTACGAAAAAAATTAGAATAAATGAACTCGGATATAAAACAGCCCAAAAATCAACCAATGCATCATCCAATGCAACTCAATATAATGATAACATTGAATGCAGTGATTTTGGTTATACCAGGAAAAAGTTACCCAAAAACAGTAAGTATGATTCATTCATGTTTATTTCGGCAGCAATGACCACCTCAGATGATTTTAAACTTGTTTACAAAGAAGATATTAAAGTAACACTTGACTTGGTTAAAGAAGCTATTGTCAGGCTCAATTACAGTGAAACATCCAGTTACACACCCAGGCCCCGTAGGTATGAAACATCCAGTTACAATGGCGAATTCAGTGACATATCCAGTTACACATCCGGGTCCAGTAGGTATGAACCATCCAGTTACAATGGCGAATTCAGTGACATATCCAGTTACACATCCGGGTCCAGTAGGTATGAACCATCCAGTTACAATGGCGAATTCAATGACGAATTCAGTGACAAATCCAGTGACACATCCGGGCCCCGTAGGTATGATAATGGAAGTCAAAGTAGTGGAACATCCATTGACAGTGGAAGGGGTAGAAGAGACTTGTATAGTGGAAAATCCATTGACAGTAGAAGGGGTCCAGACAATAGAAGAGACTTGCATAGTGGAACATCCAGTGACAGTGGAAGGGGTAGAAGAGACTTGTATAGTGGAAAATCCATTGACAGTAGAAGGGGTCCAGACAATAGAAGAGACTTGCATAGTGGAACATCCAAGCTCCAAAAATACGGTAGTAACCTCGCAAATATTATTAATTACTATTTTACAATTTGTGATGATCCCGCTAGGAATCACCAGTTAGCGAAAATGCATAAATTATGGAATATTGCTTTCGGGGATATGGAGGTGGATAATTTATGCGCATATGGTGAAAAAATTAAATTTACACAGATAGACTCATCTGTAGACTCATCTGTAGACAATAATCTTAAAACAATACCACCTGATACTCAAATCAATAACCTTATCGAATTAATTAATAATTATAAGTTGTCGTCAAAGTGTATTGCAAATTTAATGACGGGGATTTATAGTGGATATACTCCCGATAATGATGGGGTTTTTAAAAAAATAACGAGAGATGAAATTAATAATAATGGTACCTTAATGGATAAAACATCGATCGAGCAGAAAATATCGAATAAACCCAGTAATACATCTGAGTTTTTGAATAAATTTAACAATGATCATGCTTTATTACGAGTACTAATTGCACAATGTAAAAGATTAATAGAGCCACCAAATTATAAAAACAATAAAAACAATATTAATAATATTTATGATATAATTCGTAAGGTGAACCCAGACAATCCATCACAATATAACACCGTCGATGGAGGAGATGACTGGACAGCGCTTCGATGTCACATATTATTATTACATTATGATGCATTAAGATCGATGGCATATAAACTCGACAACAACTTAAAAAAGATGGGGTTGGGTATAGATAACAATGAAATATTGGAAAACAATAATCCGAAATTTAAAATTTTTAATGAAAACTATCAAGAGTTTAGAAGAGATGTTCCATATTTTTTTGATATGTGTTATAATGCAGGATTAACGTCACAAATGATGTTGCCTCGATTTGGGTTTGTATTAAAACCATCTAAGAAACATAACGAATATGTTGTTAGCGATAGGTTAGGAGAAAACTCCCTCAAAGGTACTATTGATATAAAAACTGTATGTTTAATGTTTAATATAAGAATTGATAACACTCAGGGTTCACAACAACATGTAAATACCCCCCCTCATGGGGATTATGATAAAGAATGTAGTCCATCTGAATTAAAAAAAACTGGTCTATACAGAGATACCTGTCCACTAGGAACATATGGACCTATTGGATGTGTTTGTGATGATGTATCTGATATTTTGGTTGACTCGCCCGGATACAGTCATGGTGTTTTTAAAAAGATGAAGATTATTTTTAATTCTATTAGACAAAGAGTAAACGGAATGTCTCCATATACACAATGGCGCACTGAAACTCTTTGGTATAAACACGGTACAAGTATATATGGTGATATGGAAATTATAGATAATGAAATATACAATAAACTCATAGGTAAGCATATAGATCCACAATCACTTGTTGGGGTAGCTCCTTTCACTCAAGACGGGAGTCATATTCTTAATTTTACACAACATATTGCACGTGATGCCGATGATAAAACAACGATGGACGGGTTACAATATAGACTCAGTGGCAATATAATGACAATTGATGGGGAAAACCCTTCCCCACGCACATGTGAATTATTTAGTGGATTTTCGAGCACAGTACCTTACACTAAACTCAATGGGCATGAACAGTATATGCTTAATGAAAATGCATCAGGGATGAATGCATTTAGTAATAACGAATTATCAACTAGCGATGTTGATGTTGGGACACCTGTGTGTTTTGGTCAAACTAATACTAAAACTTTTACAAACCCATATATATTAAATGCAACAAGCCTTCTTCGAATGAGAACACTAGAAGAACTTGATGAAATACGTCATTATCAAACACAAAGATTGAGAATGGATTCGAAATTTGCCGTCCGTAACTCATATGACGGAACAGCCACATTGGAAAATACATATAAAAATATTAAGAATACACTCAATTATGATCCTTTAAAAAAAAATACTATAGGCCCCCCAACAGGCGATGGTATGCTAATAGAAAACTCAATTCCTAATTCATTTTTAAACTTAATGAAACAAGGTGGTATATCGGCACGTGATCATTTTATAAACAAAATGGCATTAACAGACCGAATAGCCAAACTCGAAAATAGGCAATATGAATCTACATATAGTCGTCGTAGTACACATTTCGGTGGTACTTCTCAACTTTGTTATAATAGTTATGTAAGTTATTTCAAAAACCTTTATAAAGCCAACCCAGTATTGGCAAAGAAACAAATGAAACAACTGTTCAAAAAAATTAAATAAATTTATATGATTAGATTATCTCATCAACAAGACCATATTTCAAACACTTCTTTGCACTCCACCAGATATCTCGTTTTAACTTATTTTTAATTGTATTTATATCAATCCCTGTATTTTTTTTATAAATTTTCCGACATCTTTTCATAAGAGACTCCATATTTTTTAATTCATCTTTATATTCTGATATTTTCCCAATCATACCCCCACTAATTTCGTGCACTAACATAAATGCTGATTGTCTAATTAGTTTTTTATGACAGCTAACAGATATCATTGTTGCTGAACTAGCTGCACATCCTTCGATAATTGACACTACTGGTATTTTAGAACTATTAATTATATCAATAATTGCAAATGCAGAAAATACACACCCCCCATCACTAAAAATATGCAAATAAATAAAATTTTTATCTGCATCACGATGATAGTTATTATTCATAACATATTGAGATGCTTTTTTGAAACACCTATTTAATATAAATACTGATTTTCTTGAAACATCGCTATAAAAATAAATATGGTTATCAATAACTTCTATATGGTCATTTGTAGAACTATCTTCTTCATCACTATCTTCATCACTATCGTCATTTGAAATACGTTTACGTTTTTTTGATTTTTTTGATTTTTTCATTATATTTATAATTATTTTAATAACTCTAAATAGTTTAATCTAAAGGATAATAACATTTTGTTCATTATATGACAAACAGATACCAACATGGTCCTCCAACAGATAGTTATTTATCATTTGTGTCACCAAGAAAACCAGCCAGAACACCTATATATATTAATCCAGTTACAATAATATTTATACCAGAAGCAGTTCCAATTGATCCATCTAATATTGATGAAAATATAATTTATTGTGAATCATTTGAAATATTACCTGTTTAAAATTCATCTGATATAGCAAATGCACTATGTTCCTTTGTTTTACCAATACCTGATTTTTTATATTCACCAACTCTTACTTCAAAGAAATTGCTCTTTGGTCTTAGTGAAATCAATTCCATAAAATCGAATGGATTTTTAGTTTCCCAAATTTTTTCATAACCCAACTGTGTTACTAATCTATCTGCAACGAATTCAATATATTGTGACATTAAATCGCTATTCATGCCAATTAAATTGCATGGGATTGAATCAATTATAAATGCCTTTTCAATTGTCACCGCATCTTTAAACATTTCAATAATTGTTTCCTTATTAAGTTTATTTGAAATCATTGAATATAATAATACTGCAAAATCAGTATGCATTCCCTCATCTCTGCTTATTAGTTCATTACTGAATGTTAATCCTGGCATTAGCCCTCTTTTTTTTAACCAGTATATTGAACAGAATGAACCTGAAAAAAAAATTCCTTCTACAATAGCAAATGCAATTAATCGTGTGGCAAAATTACTTTCGATGTCATCAATCCACCTAATAGCCCATTCGGCTTTTTTTTTAATACATGGAATAGTATTAATTGCATTAAATAATTTAGATTTCTTTGATATATCATCAATATATGTATCAATTAATAAACTATACATCTCACTGTGAACATTTTCAATAAACATTTGATAAGAATAAAATGCTCGTACTTCTGGAATTTCAATATCATCCATAAATCTCTTTCCAAGATTTTCAATAACAATCCCGTCACTTCCTGCAAAAAATGCTAATACATTCTCTATAAAATATCTTTCATTGTCTGATAATTTTTCCCAATCATTTTTATCTTTAGTTAATTGGACTTCCTCTGGTGTCCAAAATGTAGCGACTGCGTTTTTATATGCCCTCCATATCGAGTCATGTTGTATCGGGAAAATAACAAATCTATTATCCTGTTTTTGTAGCAATGGTTCATTCATATAATTATAATGAATATAAATCTTTATATAAATTTTTAAAAAATGAAATATAATCAAACATTTAATCATTATTTATAATTATATGAACGAACTCGATTTTTATCAAATTTTTCTAATTTTGAAAAAAGAAAAAAACTTTATTAAACACGATGTATTATACAATCTAATCTCTGAATACGTTTTTACAGTAATACAAATACGATCATTGCATGCTATTTTTCCCGACCCAGAATACGACTCACTATTCATGTACCTATCTGATGTATCTTACCGAATGATAAACAAAAACTGATATTTATTTTATTATAAATCAACAATATTTATAATAAATGAACAATTTTAAAATAAAAACATACAAACAATCATATGGTAAAAACAGTATATCTGCTGATATAGAATGGGTTGGTCCTGATCTATCTTGTGGAAACCACATTAAATCAAATCAACGCCAACATATAGTATTCATACTTGATAGCAGTGCAAGTATGGGTGAGAATATCACCCCTAATCATGAACATACACCAATTTCATTGAAACAAAATACAACAGAAACTCCAGATATTACAGATATTTCATATGTGATAGAAACTACAGAAACTACAGAAACTACAGATACTACAGATATTACAGATACTACAGATATTACAGATATTCCAGATACTCCAGATACTACAGATATTACAGATATTACAGATATTACAGATACTACAGATATTACAGATATTACAGATACTACAGAAACTCCAGATACTCCAGAAACTCTAAATAATTCAAATTTAGACTATGATAATTATGGTGAGTTAGAAGGAAATGTTTTTAACGCAACAATGGTTGCACCCATAAAACCACCTTTGACGTATATGCGACAAATTAGTTGTCCAGAAAATATTTATGATAATTCGGATATTCCAATTACACGAAATTATAGCAGTAATCATACTATGTTTAACAATCATAATAACCAACATAAATACAGTAAATACAGTAAATACAGTAAATACAGTAAATACAGTATATTATGCAGAAGTATGGTAAAAGCACTTACTTTAATCAAAACACTTACTAAAAATGGGTCAGATATAACTGTATCAATCATACGTTACTCTACAAATGCAGCAATTGTTATAGAGAACACTTGTGTAACTAATAATATGATCGCAATGATACCCGAATGGCTTATGCCAACATGTAGCACTAATATAGGGGATGCTTTATTAAAAGCACGTGATGTTGTTGGAAAATATACAAATAGGAAGTCAAGTACAATATTGGTATCAGATGGATACAATACCAATGGGTATAGTGATAGTTACATTATTAACGAATTTTCGAATTCAATTGACCTTAGCATTGGAGTCGGACATATGTCTGATTACAATGGTGAATTATTAAATATAATTGGAAAAAATTTCAGAGGAGCTCCTGATGAGTATATATTTAGAGATTCATTCTCATCCTTTGTATTTGGGTCAACAACATGTGTGGCAAAAGATATATCTGTAACTATTTCATCGCCATTTATATCTCCTGGTGGTAGTGATGAATCGGGATTTAATATAACAGACTTCCACTCAAATAGACATCTTCCATTTGTTGCAAAGAATGATGCGATTATTGTTATTAAATATAGACTCGTTAAAAATGATGATGGGTCTGGCAAACAAACACCTTTTGTGACAGAACAATTCGAAATTTCATCTAAAAATACTCCCGTAAATGAAACAAGTGCAATGGAAATATATCTATATTGTGATATTGCTCAAAAAGTATCGAATGGTGCTAATAACAAAACAGAAATTAATAAATTTATTAAAATAATAAATAGTTTTTTAAAAGAACATTCTACAATGGATAAAGGTAGTGGAATTAGAGGAATTTTAATTGCACTAAGGAATAGTCTTATTCGTGCAACGGTTGAAGAAAATACAAATACGTTTAAAGGATTAATGAGAGATGTTAGTTCGCAAACAAAAACATTTAGGTTTGATTCAATCGGAAGAGAAGCATCCGATAATATATGTAAATCTTTTGCACCAAATCATTTTGGATAAAAATAAATCAATCTAAAACATACTCCATTTTTTATGGTTAAATGGTATAATATCATCAGTACCTAACTTATGTGATGCATTATAATTTCGCTCTCTTTCGCAAAAATCTTTCTTTTTACATTTTGGTTTTTTTTGAACAACTGCCTTTCCTTTTGGTTTAACACCATAGCAATTTACACCAAATTTGAGTTTTGGATTTGAAAAAAATCCTCCATTTACACCAGGCATCCCACAAGAATATTTGTTATTTTTTCCCTGTCTTTGTAATTTATCCCAAGTACATTTTTGTGTAGGATAATATGCAGATTGTCCTTCAGACCATCCATATGAACACCAATCACCACCTTTATTATATGTTTCAATTACCTCCGATTTTGTAGCAAGCCTCGCTCCATAACTTGCACATTTGCATTTTGCCTGTTTATATGTAAAATCTTGATTTCCAATATGGAATACTTCTTTATCATTTTCAAGTTTTCTTTCAATGTATGGTAAACTATTAGTTTTACTTTCTTTGATTGTACATGTATCTAATGACATCGATGTCATGTAATCAATTAAATTTTTCTTTTGATAACAATCAGATGTATAATAATAAATAATATTTGCTGCTAATAAAAGTAATACAACAATAATTAAAATGCTAATTGTCTTAAATAATATATTTGAAATATTAGGAGAAGTATTAGATTTTCTTGAATTACCTGAATTTCTAGTCTTCATCAAACCATTAAATTTATTCATATTTCTACCATGTGAATTCATATAATATATATATATATATATATTTATATTTATAATTGCATATTCATTTCTTTTTGTAAATAAGAACATATGCGCTTGGGGTTACTAATTGTTCTGGTTTAATTTCTGTAACTAATGTATCATTATGATCATACCATTTTCCATCTGCATTTTTACAAAATGCATGATAGTGCCCTCCACTTGTTTCGCCCCCATGATTTGATATACTAAGTAAGTCATATCGGAGGGATTCATTTTGATAACCAGATATAATCTGATTAATATTAAGGTTTTCAATTGGAAAATCAATAAGTGTTGAATTTTTATTATTTGATGATGTAAATCGTTTGAACGAAATTATCAAATAATTAGGAGGTCTCCATATACTAACCGCTCTTGTACTAGATTTTGTTTTATTGCATTTTTCACACAATCTATTTGGTGTTTTCTCTGTTTCTACATATTTATTCATGCAATCATATATAGATATCTGTTGATTTTCTGTTAATGGTATTGGGAGTTCAAGCGAACAGAATGGTTCAAATTTATGAACATCTGTATTACAATTTGCACAATGCAATATTGTATGATCTTGTCCAAAAAATAATTCAACTATTTTTGAATATTCTTTCGAATAAAATGTCTTCCATTCATTAATAGAAGAAACTTCCAATTTATCTTTATCATTTAAGACTGTACCCGATATATCAATTGTAACGGAGTATGATAGTGTAATATGTAACGCATCTAGTAAAGTCAATAATACTTCTTGGCTATCATGTTGACCATATCCTTTAAATTGAGGGTACATCTTATCTAATGTTCTTTTAAATGAAGTGGGTCTAATACCTTGATTTTTTTCCCATAATGCAGACAGTATTCTAAAATACTCTTTGCACATCTTAAATTCTTTTTTTTCAGTATTACAGTCACCTTTGAAAGCTCCTGATAAAAAAAAAAGAGTTAAATCCGGACAATGGCTCAACTGTTGTAATGCAGTGTTTAAAAAACACGTGTTACCAATATTGGCTATGCCGCTATTACCATGACCATGTAACTGGTCAATTGTTGTTTGTTCTGTAAATTTATTTATATTTTTATTCATTTTAATTATATAGATAAATATACAAATCATTATTTAAATCATTTTTTATTACAATATTTAAGTATAATTTATTTAAATATAATATAACTATGTTATAATATAATGGGTAATTTCATATATACTCAAGCCCCTATGCCACAAGAACCTATACCACCAGAACCTATACCACCAGAACCACAAGAACCACAAGAACAGGATAATAATGCCACAATTATATTTTATCTATCATTACTATGTTTTATATTTGTTGTAATTAAAAATAAAAGTATAAAAATTAAAGAAGAAATATCATTTATATCAAGTAATCCTCTTAAAAATATAATTGGACTTGAAAGTGTTAAAGAGGAAATTAATTATTATATGGATTTTATTAATAATAAAGAAAAATATGAAGATTGGAATGTAACACTACCAAAGGGAATTCTCCTCGCTGGTCCCCCAGGCACGGGTAAAACATTATTGGTGAAAATCATGGCTGATAATTTAGATATTCCAATTGAGAGTATGTCAGGTTCTGAATTTATAGAAATGTATGTTGGTGTTGGTTCTTCCAGGGTACGTGAATTATTTAAACGAGCAAGTGAGCATGAAAAATGTATTATATTTATTGATGAAATTGATGCAATTGGTAAAAAAAGAGGAATTGATAATAATTCAGAACGTGATTCTACATTAAACCAACTATTAGTTGAAATGGATGGCTTTGATGAAACCACAAATATTATGGTATTTGCTGCAACAAATATGATAAAAAATTTAGATCCAGCATTAACCCGATCTGGTAGATTTGATAAAAAAATTTATTTTGATCCACCAAATTTCAAAGAACGAGGAAAAATGTTTGAACTATATCTAGATGATATACGGTTACCTACGAATCTATCATTTAATACTTTATCAGAAAGGTGTGCTGGATTGACTGGTGCTGATATTTCAACTATATGCAACCAATCAAGAATTAATGCAATTCAAGGAGACCAACTAATTTCAACTATACGTGAAGAAGATATACAATATGCAATTGATGAAATAATGATTGGGAGAGAAAAAAGAGAACGTACAATGACAAAAGATGAAAGAACAAGAGTATCATATCATGAAGCAGGGCACGCATTAATGGGGTATTTATTAAAAGATTGTACCCACCCGATCAAGGTTAGTATTGTACCAAGAGGAGAGTCTGCACTAGGATTTAGTCAACAAAAGAATGATAATAAAAAACTGTACAATGAAGGTGCTATTTTATCTAAAATAGCAGTTCTATTAGGTGGGAGGTGTGCTGAAAAAATAATATACAATGACATATCAACGGGGGCGTCAGATGATATTGAAAAAGCATCTTCATTGATTTATAATTATACATGCACATGGGGTATGAATAAAAAGATTGGACCATTAAATCCTGAAATGATGGGCCCTCTCAGTAGAAATTTATCATCAGACTCATTTGAGGAATGCAAAAATATAATTGTTGAAATAGAAAAATTTGTACTAGATACTTTGAGTAGCAATCAAATATATATTGAAAATATTGCAGAGTTGCTTTTACAAGATGAAACAATTGACTATTATCAAATAAAAGAAATTGTACCATCTTGTATGGAAAATAGTATTCATGTAGAACTTGATTAAATATTTTTAAAAACAAGCTTCTTCATTGGAGTCTTCATCGCATTCTTCAGTTTTCACCATAACCTTAAACCATTTTGATATATTTTGTAATCCCATTTTTTTATTATCATTCTTTCTAATAATTGCCTTTGTAATTGAACTTGCATCGGTCATAACTAAATCAAATATCTGCATTACAGGTTTTTGAATTTGATGGTCAAGATAATATCTATAATCAATCTTAATATTGTTATCTATGATATACGATGGATGTTCAATAATATCACCTTGTAATAATTTTGTTGGTAATTTCTTTTTACATTTATCATGGTGCTCAACACCATATTTGTCTTTTCTTATCCGATGTCTAACCATTGCAGTTGAATTATACCATCCACTACAAATATTGCATTTACCCAACGAATCATCTTGTTCAATCGTCGTTTTATAATATCTACATATTGTTACACAACTATTTCTATGATTGTGCAAATGATGTTTACAATACAAATTCATGCATTTTAAACACTTACAATCTTTCTCATTGACTTCTTTGTTACACACTTTGCATTTCAATTCTTTTTTATCAATATAACAATAAGGGACACGATCATTTGCTCTTGGGCAATTGCCAGGGTCTCTCATACCAATTCTATCAGCCAATACCTTATGCGCAATCTGTGTAGGATTACTATATGATTGAGTTGCTTTAACACTCTTTGTTACAATTAAATCGTCAATATCAACATTCCCATCTAATAATTCTGCAACCCGTTCCTTATAATACTTTGTTGCAGCGCTTATATCCTTTGAATTTAATATAATATCAATTACACCACTGTAAATATCTTTGACAACCGGTGCATTATCTCGCCTCTTTAACACAATACCCATACTTGTTTGTTTATATTTTGTATTCGTATATTCATATTTATTTCCAAAATATCTTTTTTTTGAAAATATCGCTAATGGATAAAATGTTTTTTCATATTCCAAATCTTGCGGTTTTTTAAGTTTTGTTGTGACATACTTACCAGCTTCCATCCCAACTTCAATCGATTTTTGCAGTAGCTCTTTATCATCCATTTTGCCATATTTTTCATATAAATAATCTTTGAAAGATACAAATATACTATCAGTGTCTCCATATATTAACCGACTTCCCTTATATTTTTCTAATGTATAATCTCTTGCTTTAATTACCATATCTCGACCAACCGCCGTTGTTGACGCTGCCAACTCTTTACAACAAATTTGACTTGTTGGGGCACCAACCTGCCCATATACACTATTACAGACAACCTTATATGCCTGTTGCAAACCATCTAATACTGCTTTTTCAAAATCATTATATGTATCTTTTATGGATTCGACATTACTTTTATTAATTTTAAATACTTCTTCATCAACTTTATTAATATAATATATTTCACCCTTATTCTTTACTAATCCAATAAATTCTTTATTATCAACTGTTTTAATTGTTTTATATTTTATAGTTGATCTTGTGTCCTTTCTTGCCTTTAAAAATTTAACAAGAACTCTTGGAACCAACCCTTTTGTCCCATCAACCTTTTCAGCAAATATACAAACTTTCTTACCGACTTTTACTTTATCATCACCAATTCCCTTATATGCGTCATATGATATTTCATTATAATTATAGTTTGGTAAATTCAAGTATTTATCATCTCCTTTGCAATGTAATAATTTACCTTCAATGTTATACTCTTTTACTACAACAAGTGTTTCATGTGAAATATTCTCAGCAATCATACTTGATGGGTATAAAGATGCATAATCCATTACAACAACTGGTTCGAAGTATATATCTGGTTTGGGTGTAAATACAATTGCCCCCTCATATCCATCTTTATTAATTTTATCCCTATTCAATACTTTAATCATCATTTTCTCCTTTCTACACTCCTTCGCAAAACAACTAAAAATCTTAATACCCTGTCCTCTTAGAAATAAATATGAAAATGGCACACAACATACATTTGCAGCACCAATATTATTTGAAATAACCGCTAATTTTATAATCAAGAAATTTACTAATTCACAATCCTTTATACAATACACTGCAATTTCTTTCATTTTACTCGGAGTCCCAGTCCTATAGTTTGCAAATAATTCTTGTGGAGATAAATCCATTTTATTTTGATACCATCCTACCTTTAATTCTAGATTTGTAAATTTGGTATACATTTCCTTACCATCTTTATCGTCTATAAATAATGTTTTAGCTGATATATTTTCAATCGTGAACACCTGTCCATCAATTTTACTAATTTTGTATTTTTTCTTTACATTCGGTTTATTTGTGTGCTTTGATTCAATATTAAGACTTATATGTTGACCAGATGTCAATCCATCTGTGTTATTGCTTGTAATTTCTAAACTATTTTTATTTATGATCATTTTTGTAACATCGCCACTAATAAATTTTTGAGAAACTGAATTTAGTTTATATGACGGAAGATTATAATCTTTCTGGATTAACTTAAACATATCAATCCCTACAATTCCTTCACAATTATGATATTTCAAAAAATTTTCACCCAATGCACTTGATGTTAATTTTTTTTCTAAAAATTTTACTTTATGTTTATTATTTCTGCTATAAATTTCATTAAATATTTTTTCAAAATCACCGTAAACACCACCACATCCATTAACACATCTTTTATAAATATATATCATATCAAATCCCCAAATGTTATATCCAGTTATTACATCTGGGTCAATCTTTTTAATTATTTTTGCCCATTCTAATAATAACTTTCTTTCATTGTCACAACATACCAAATCAACACCATCGATTTTGTTACACTTTTTTAATGTAACCATGCTCTTATAACAACAGCTTTGCTCACCATATTTATGAACTGTTGTTCCAATTTGAATAATTTCATCATATCTTCTTTCAGGTTTTGGAAATGATCCATCAAGACTTGTACATTCAATATCAAACGATGCTATAACAATTGGTGAAATATCTTTCTTATCATATGGTTTTACATACTTACTTTTACATTTAATTTCAATTTGACATCTGGTTTCAGTGTCCATAATTAATTCATATTTTTTTGCTTTTATTTTCAACCAGCCTGCTGGATTTCCATCACAATCATGAAAAAACCGAAGTAATGGTGGAATATTACTCTCATATATACTATCTGAAAAATCAAATACTTCACCCCCAATCTTAAATAATCTCATTCTACATTTACCATAGTCTTCTATTGTTTTTTCTCTACTAGGCCATTTACCCTCCAATACATTTCTTACACTGTAAAAACATCCAATGTTTTCACATATAATTTCAATGAATTTAAATTTTTTTTCATTATTGAAACCATATAATTCTTTTCGTTTAATTAATTTACACTGATATACACTATCTTTTAAACTATTATAAACTTTATTTTTTAACTGATCTTTAAATCTGATTAAATGACTTTTACACCATCCATCCGGTACCTTGACATACAAATAAGGACGATGTCCTATTATTTTAACAAAAATACTACATTTATCTTCTGTTATACCATATGCCCTTATTTCAAATAACCTCTTGGTTTTAGTATATTCTTCTTCTGAATCATCTGGATTGTCTGAATTGTCTATTTTTTCCCAATAATCACTACAACTCCAGTCAATGCATTGAAATTTAATATCATCTTTGCTTGAGTTAACTGAAATGTCTTGTTCATTTCTAAAAATATTTTTTTTAATTATTACCATTATATTGTGTTAATACATCCTTTAGTTTAAGCAAATATTTTCATCATTTTTTTAATAATTTTAATAAATTTTATTGTTGTTACAAAAAAATGACACATAATCTATTATATTTATCGATAAATGAATTAGATAATGATAGATTTAACAACAAAAAAAAAGTCCGATAGGACATCAACAACATTTGCACCATCTGCAAAAAAAACAAAAACAAACACAGCAAAAAAAACAAAAACAAACACGTCAACAAACACGTCAACAAACACGTCAACAAACACGTCAACAAACACAACAAACAAAACAACCGTATCAAATAATCAACTGATTAGAAATACAATGAATGGAAGTTCATGCAATTTTACTCGAAGGGGGTATAACACTATCGGGCCACGATAGTTAATATGAAATGGTTATAATAATATCTTATACTAATATAGGAATGAATATCAAGTATTATCCAGAGTTTTTCAAACATAATGGGGATCTCAATACTAAAAATATATCAAATAGAAAAAATATCATGAAAAAATATTATAAAAAATTTTCAAATAATCAATTAAATTTACTAGTGTTGGATGAGCAAATGGCACTTGAATTAAAAATAAAAGACACGTGTCATATATTTTTTACTTCTCCAAATAGATTATTTGTTTACTATAAAAATATAAAAATATTAAATATGTTTATTAAATCAATTAATACATGCATTAAAGTGCCAAAAACCAATTTATTCATAAAGGATGGGGGTATTAATTATAATCAAGAAATGTTATATTATCAAATTCTACTTTTAATTATGGGAATTGATAAATATCAAAATATAATAATTAATATGATAATTAATAAACAAAAAATAACAAAAGCCAAGAAAACTGAATTATTGAATAACTCAAAAGACGATGATGGAAGTATATCTTACAACACTTTTTATAATCTAAAATATGATTATTTAACACCAGATAAATTATTATTTAATACAAGTTTAAAAAAAAACATAAATGAAATAAAAAAAGCATATTCGAGTACAATGGAATTCTAATTATTATCTAATTATTCTAATATACAATGGTATTAACAGCTTTTACAAATTATTTCACTAATTATTTTGCAATGGGAGTTATTGCAGTTATTATTTCAATGTATTATGAAACAAATAACAATGATTTAATTTATGTTGAATCTACATCAGATAATAGAAAATATTTAGTAAGAAATTTACCTGATAAAAATAAGTCATCAAATATGATGGCAAAAATTCGTGAGAATCTAGTAACAATTCGTGATTATATGTCGACAAATCATAGCAATGATCCAAGAACAACCAGACTTGTTAAAAAGTTTAACCCACAAAATATAATGGAGACTGAAAAAGGGAGTAAATATACATCATATTCGATAAACAAGGGTGAGAAACTTGTTTTTTGCTTAAGGGCTAAAGATGGTACAGACAAGTTAACAGATATTAATACGATAACGTTTGTTGCATTGCATGAATTATCACATATTTTAACTGAAAGTATTGGACATACTCCTGAGTTTTGGGAAAACTTTAAATTTATATTGAAGATGGGTGTTAAATTGGGTATTTATAAAAAGGTTGATTATTCAATTAACCCAAAAGAATATTGCGGGATGAATGTAACAGACTCCCCACTTACTAATTAATTATTAAACTAATATTTTGATTGTTATGTATTGCATTTTGTAAGTGCAAATGCTTAGAATAATAATCGCAATATTAAATATATTAATATGTTTTGTAATTTAAAAATAACACACCCATATTTTTCAGTTATATTAAAAGATAGAAAAGAAGAAAAACGATTTGTTTTTGCTGGACCAGAACATAAAAATCAAATATTAAAAAAAATTGAGAATAAACAAAATATAACAATATCTGATAAAAAAAAATTCATTGAAACATTTGGAAAAAAATACGACTGGTTGACATATAAAGGTGAAATTAAATTTATTAAAAATTTTATTAACGTTGATGATACAATCCAAAATTTAAAAACAAAAATTTATGTTTTATTAAATAAGTATGAAGATATTATTAGTCCACCTGTTAATCAACAATTATATTTACATACTGGTCAGATTATCGGAAATCAATTTAAAAATGTGTCATCAATAACCACCAATAAATTTAAAATCGATAAAGAGTTTGTTGACAGTGATGGGTTTAAAAAAATAAAAGAAGTTTTGAATAAAACAAGTAATCTTATAATGGATGAAATTGACATATATGATAAATCAAATTATAATATATATTGTGTTAATTTAAGTCAAATTATTGAAAGAATTACTAATAAAAAAATTAAAATTGATAATTTTGTTATAAATGGGTATTTAAGAAAATATTACCCAAATATGAAAATGAATATTGATCCTATTTTTGAAAAAAAAAGAATTGATGTATTCAAAACAATGATTGATAAAAATGAGTATATTATTAATTTAATTAAAAGCTCAAAATGTTTAGAATATTGTAATTGTAATATAACACAGACAATTTTTCATACTAAAACTGGAATATCCTTTAATTTGGTAAATATTTATAATTTTTTACGACGAAATTTAGACAAGGACCTTATTTATATTAAATTTAGAGATTATGAATGGGATTCACCATTTATATCTCTTTATAAAGGATCAATTAAAGAAAAAATATTAACCAAGGATCGGTTAATTAAATGGACATATAAAAAAAAAAAATTTGGAGATGATATTAAAATTATTATTCCAATCAAAGGATTAATGATACGTTATTTCTTATACGAGATTAATGGTGAGCGAAAATATTTAATTATAAACTTTTTTGAGAATGGAACAATTGATATTAAAATGAGTTTTTTAGAAGAAAAACATGCAAACATAAATGAATTAAGAATAGGGATCCATAATTTTAATATAATTATTAAGAAAATAAATAAATATCTGGATTTAAAAATACCAGAGAGTGAAATTCGTATAGATTCCGGTAAGGGGAGAGTATTTTTAAAAAATGTTAATTTCAACTTCATTAATGTTATAACTAATTTCCAAAATAAAATATCATTCAACTCAGAAGATTTTTTAAATTTTGTTAAATTATTTACCCCATTCGTATCACCATTGGTTGAAGAAAAACCAAGCAATAACTCGATCACATTTAAATATAAACGTGTGACTAATTTTCAAAATAAACCAGCAATATACAGTGAAATAAGCAATTTAAAAAATATTGGCGTTACTGATAATGATATTTTAATGACATTGGAAGATAAATTTAATAGAACAAAAACAGAAGCTGATAGTCTATTAAAAGATTGGAAAAAAAAATATGGATATTATGGGCAACAAAATGTTAAGTTAAATAGTTTCGGAATTGATTGTGTTGTAAATTCATCAAATTTATACATTAAGGGTAGTAATAATATTGAAACAATAACATTTGTAAATAAATTTGTATTAACATTAATTGAAATATATTCAAATTTAAAAAAATATAAAAAAGATAAAAAATTTATGAAATATATATTATCAGATAAAAGTATTGATGATCTATTTGATTATGATGATGATATTATAGATGGTATAGATGATATAGATGATATGAATGATGAGTTGGATGATGAATATGGGAATATTGATGATTTGGGAACAGTTGATGATATTGAAGAATATTTATATGATTTTGATGCAGATGTTGACATTACTGCTTCGCTAACAGATCCATCAACAGATCCATCAACCAAATCATCAACCGATTCATCAACATATTCACCAACACAATATATGAAAATTCCTAATGAAAATATTCAAGCGGAAATGAAATTATCATGTGATGATAAAATTGAAGAATTGGGAACTTGTGAAGATTTCTGTAATGATAATTCATATTTTTTAAGAAGACTACAACAATTTGATACAAAGTTATTTAAATTCTCTTCGCCTGATAAAAAAATGTATTCTAAATATTCTAAATCATGTCAAGCACCAGATTATGGACAGCCTGTTATTTTACAATATGATCCAAAAGAAAATACGATGGTCGATCAATCATCGTATACATATCGATTTCAATATGGGTCAAATGAAGATCATCAGTATTGGTATATTTGCCCACGTGTATGGTGTCCATATGATCAAATCCCTATTAATTATAATATTTTAACTAAATTTCGAAAAAGAGAAACAAGAAAGGGAAAGGCTTGTATTGTTGCCAAATGCCCATTTGGAGATCATGATGTAATTATTAGATCGAATGATTATATATATCCCGGGTTTATTACTAAAAAAAGTCATCCAGATGGATATTGTTTGCCATGCTGTTTTAAAAAATCTCAAGAGAATCCAAAATATTCTGCGCATAAAGTTTTTAAAAGATGCCTTGGTTTAACGAATAATAGTAATGCTGACACAACAGACATTGAATATATTTTAAATAAAAGTTCAATTATTGATAAAAATCGTTTTGGATTATTGAATCCTAGTTTGGGGAAATTGTTAAAATCACGATGTGAATCAGGATATTTAAAAGAAAATACATCTTGTTATGTAAGGAAGGGGATTGTTATTAATGATAATCAATCATTTTTAGAATGCATTGCTGATTTAGTTTCATGCGATAAATCAAATATAATTGATTTAAAAGATTTGAAAATACATTTAATTGAAAGTCTAACACCAATATTATTTAAAAGCTTAAATAAAGGATTATTAGAATTAACCTTCAATGTTAATGATAAATTTCCATTAGATAATTTTAAAGATTTCTTATTAAACCCTGATACGATTATAGATGAAACATTCATGTGGGACTTTTTATCAAGACCTGGTATATTAAATCCAACCGGAACAAATATAATTATATTAGAAAGCTACAATATCATATGCCCCATTGCACAAGATTGCAATGAATTTTACAATATTGAAAATCCGACATACATAATTGTTAAAATGAAACAATATTACGAACCAATTTATAAATTAGAAAAATATACAACACAAACTGAGATGATATGTACTTTTACAAACAGTTATTCCATTATTAATGAACTTATTGATATTATTAAAAATAAATGTGTTAATAAAACATTAGACTGGGATATAATATTAAAAGAAAATAAAAAATTATATGATATTGATTACAGTAGTGAATATAAAAAAGAAAATACTTATCTAGAAACAGTTGATGCATTATCTAATTATGAAATACTAAAACAAGTAATCGATACATATAATAGAATGTATGGGGTAATTATTAAAATTAATTCCAAAAAGGTGTTTGTGCCTGTTAGACCAGGTGCTATTGATGTAGATATTGATATTATAGATGAATATGATTTATTGAATTTTAAAGATACGTGTGAGTTTTTGAAAAAAATTGCAAAAAACACAAAATTACCAGTTTATCCAAAATATAAATTATTGTCATTTGATAATAATAAGTATATTATTGGGTTAATAACATCGGGGGGTAGGATTTTACCTGTTGAAAAAACAATTGATTCTGTTAAATATAACATGCCTTCAAGAATTCATACCTTATTTTTAAATATTGATAGTAAAATTATGACAGATAGTATAAATGATGATGATCGGGCTGTTATAATTAAAAAAATGGAGTTTGAAGATGAAACATTTGAAAGAATTAGATATACATTTTCAAAAGATTATAATAATAAATATAGGAAAGAAATAAGCAATTTAATTAAAAAAGATTTAGAAAGTCCGATTGATACTATATTTAATGATATTCAAGTATTGGTTTCAAAATTTATAAAAGATATTACTTATATTGCATATAAGCCTGTGAATTTAAAAGATTATTCTAAACCAAATGAACGATTGTTATGCAAATACAGTATTGGACAGGATCCTCATTGTATTGAAAAAAATAATAAATCTAAAATAATTGTTAATAAAATTAATATGATAACAGGGCAAAATAATATTGATATTATTATTTTAAAATTAACAGAAGAAATAGTTAAAAATTCGTTTAAAAGAAATGAGCTATTAAAAGGTCTTGTTCCTGATATTATAGACAAGGGACACATCAAAGCTTTGAAAAATGAAATAATACTAACTGAAAAAAATATAGTAGGACAGGTTAATGACTTATTTTCCGTCCATAAAAAATATGATATCATGAAATATGGAGATTTTGATTATAAACAACCAAGTATTTTAATTGATAAACCATACTTATTAAATGTTGATATATCGTCATTAGAACAAATGTCATCGCATTGGGTTGATAAACTGGGTCCTTTATTTAATATTCATTATAAAAAATACACAGAAAGTAGTTTATATGAAGCACTTGCTAAAATTGCAAATATGTTAGCAGAATCATCTGAATACTCGCCAGATGATATAAAGAAAAAAATAATTGAAAATATTGAAATTTATGACGAAGAATTGCGAAAAAAATATAATAAACATTCATTAATAGATGTTTTTAAAATGATTGATTATAATTTGTTTAAAAATGCAGAAACATTGTCTGATATTGAAATAATAATAAGACCTAAAAATTACCAGGGGTGTCTTATTGACATAGAAATTTTTAATAAAATTTTTAATATAGGTAGCCTTGTACTTGATAAAAGGATTTCAAAAGGGAATCCATCTGGATTTATAATGTTTAAGCCGGTTGATAAATATTTTATATTATATAAAGAACGATTTAAAAATACAAATATATTTAATTTAATACAAAAAAAAGAACAAGTAATATTTTATAATAAAATAATTTAAAAACTGACAAATAATATTTAAACATATTTAATTAAATAATATAAATATGAACAATCAAATAATTCAAAAATCAGAACAATGGTACAATACACGTCGTAAAATGATAACTGCAAGTGATGTTGCAGCAATATTAGGATACAATCCGTACGAATCAAAATTATCAGTTTTAGAAAAAAAGGTAAATAATATTAGTCGTAGTAATTCCGCAACAAATCATGGGAATAAGTTTGAACCACTTGCTATAAAAGAATATGAAAAAATAAAAAACACAAAAATCACAGACATTGGATTAATTATCCATAACAAATATAAGTGGCTTGGTTCAAGTCCTGATGGATTTGATGAAGCGAATAATATATTATTGGAAATCAAGTGTGTTTATTCTCGAAGTGTAAATACAATACCATATTGGTATTATATTCAGACACAGATCCAAATGGAAACTTGTAATAAAGAATATTGTGATTTTTTCCAATGTAAATTTAATAAGACTACAGAAGAACTAGAAGAATACTCATTAAATAGAATTAAAAGAAATACAGTATGGTTTAATAATAATATTAATAATTTAATTATATTTTATAATGATTTAACATATTCGTTGAAACATAATAAAATAAATAAAAAAAGAAAAAGATTTTATAGTTATATCAACTGGGAAAAATATGTAAATATTAATAATTTAAATAATTATGCAAATAATGATCCATTGATTGATTATTTGGAAATGTATGGAGATTATACCAAAAAAGATAAAACAAATGATTTTTTCAATTATATAAATTTACAATTGGATAAATTTAAAGAAAATATTTTTAATAGGTTATCATTAAGTGTTATTGTTTGTAAAACAACCCAATATAAAAGTTATGAATTATATAATGATACATTGAAGCATATTGAAAATAAAGTTCCAATTATTATAAGACCATTGTTAATGGACATATCAACACAGACCTACTCAACTCCTGATATAATAATTAGGAATGATTATATTAAAAAAATGTATGGAATTACTCATGGTGATATTAATAAATATTCAATTATTAATATAAGATACAAAACTTTGAAATTTGATGAAGATAATAATGTTAAATCATTACCAACAGAATTGAAAATTATTTTTCAACAACAAAACAAAATATTAAATAAAATACAGGGAACACTACAAGATTCTGTATTTATTTTAGGAAAAAGAGAAATTATTGGATTATATAAATATGATAATAGCATTAATGAAAAAGGTGAAAGAGGAATTAAATGGTTAAAAGAATTAAGAGAATATGGTCACTTATGGAACATTTATAATCCAACAAGATGGGAATTATATCCAAATATGTGTAATAAACATGATTATGGTTGGATTACCTATAAAAAAGAGTTGGCTAATATGAACAATGAATTAACATCTATATGGAGAATTGGGATTAATAAAAGAAAGGAACTTCATCATTCTGGGATAATGAAATGGAATAATTTGAAACAGGGAGATGTGAATGAACATTTATATGAAATTATTAAAATTAATAAATCTAGAACAATTAAGGTTGCAAATATAGTTAATGAATTACCAAAGAAAGAACTGACATTTTATGTGGATTTTGAAACAGTGTGTGATTTATCCGTACCGGATGATGCGAATTATAGTAAGTCTGCAATTTATATTATTGGATGTGGGTATGAAAAAAATGGACAATGGGAATTTAAAACATTTAAAATAAATGAATTTTCCAAAAAAGAAGAAAAGCGAATTATAATGGAGTGGTATAAATTTATGAATAGTTTTAAAAAAGAGTACAATGTGTATCATTGGACTCATGCTGAAGTAACGTTTTTGAAAAAAGCGATTAAACGAAATAAAATAAGAGGGCTCGAAATAGAATTTTTTGATTTATATAAATATTTTATTAAACATAAAATTGTGGTAAATGGGGCATTTAATTATAGTTTGAAAAGTATTGCAAAGGCATTATATAATAATGCTTTAATTGATACAAGTTGGGAAACAAATGATATTGACGGGCTTATTGCATCGTTATATGGGTGGCTTGAACTGACTGAAAATAATCCCAAGTATTCTAAAGAGATTATTCATTATAATGAGATCGATTGTAAAGTATTGTTTAAAATAAAACAATTAATTTGTACTTATACGACTAACAATTGAATCATCTAAAAAATCACCCAATACATTAGTTTCCATAAAGTGAATAAACTGTTTATTTTTGTTATATGTATACAAATAAATAGTATCATTAAAACAATCTATATTAAATATTTTTTTACGATCTAATATAAATTCACATGATTTTTTCATAATTTCATATTTTTCATTTAATTTAACAAATGTATATGTATTATATGTCTTGTTAAATAATGCAATTTTATTATTATTGATATTTATTATTTTACAACATATATTTTTAAATTTCATATTATTAACTGGTTCACTTACATATTTTTTAGTAATCATGTTTATGTTATATATTCTACTATTCGATATAATGTTCATACTTGTATTTTTTACCAGATCGTCAACTACAATATTATTGTCTAAAAAATCAAGATCCCATGTATCTATACAATTGAATTGTGAATCCATATAAAGCACCTTATATTCACCTTTGTACTTATTTAAAAATAAATATTTATTATTATATTCTAATAAAAAATCCAATTTATCTGTTTTATATGGAAAATCAATGTTTTTTATAAATGTAACACTGTCGTCAATTAAACGATATAGTTTAATACTGGTATTATTTTTAATTATTACATATAAATTAATAGCTGTAAATATAGTAAAATTATCACCAATTAATGTATTATAATGGATATGTTTAATATTTGAATAATAATTTATATCAATTGGTTGATGTTCATTCAGTTTATTATATATTGGTGTGCGATATACATTTTCTTGTCCCCATAAATGTGAATAATAATTCAATTCTTCTGACCCCTTATAATTTGTATATCTATGTTTAAACAAAATTCTTTTACCGAAAGTCAATGTATCATTTTCATTATATTTTAATAATCTTATTTTGGAATTTCCAATAATATTATCTCCTTCTATCATTGCATTATTACCATTCATGTTCATTAATACTTTTTTAAATAACAATGGTCCAGTTACTGCCAACATTCCTTTACATAAAAGTTCACCATTATCTTGTCGGACAATACACTCTTCATAATATCTTTCATTATTAATTGATTTAATACATTCATCTATAATTTTTTTAATAATAATATTTTTTTTTGTTACTGCCAAGAACCCTTGGAAAATACCACCACCACTATTATTTAAATCTAAAACTGTAACCATATCATAATTACTGAAAAGACTATCTTCTAACTTTGTCAAACATACTAAATCCATGTCACAATATATCCCTCCTTCAATATATAATTTACAATATCTCCACAAATCTGCTTTCAATGCACCCGGGATTAACTTATCGTATGATTCTAAAATATTATATGGAAAATTATATTTAATAAATTCTCTTGAGTCATAATCATCTGATAATTCATATTTGTATTTTTTATTAAAAACCTTCCATGAATCAGATGCCATTTTATGATTACCTTCTACATTTTTTGTTTTCCATGTCTGAAATATTTTTTTGGGTATAATCATTTTTTTTTGAGCATAAGTATCAGCATCAGCACCAGTGTCAGCAGCATCAGTATCAGCATCAGTACCAGTGTCAGCAGCATCAGTATCAACAGCAGCATCAGTATATGGTTCACGTTTGTGTTTTTTTTGGAATCTTGGCTGATTTTTTAATTTGTGCAATTGGTTTAATTTATTTAATAGAATATATTCATGATTAGTTATTTGTTTTAATAAATTGTTATATTTACTCATTATATGGTAGGTTCTATTGGGTAGGTGCTTATTAGATGAGTATAAAGCACCATTCGAATAAATAATATATTCTTTTATTTTTTTTAATACAAATTTATGTGGTTTATTTTTAATATATACATCCAATTCATTAATTTTTTCATTAATAGCACTATTATTTTGTGTTAATAATTCCAAAATATAATAATCATTTTTATTGAATTCAATAAAATTGACATATTGCATGGTTATACTGTATAATATATATTTTTTATAATATTATACCGATGTATTGACTGATTTAAGATTAATGAGTAAAATATTAACTGGTATTGTAATAAAATGCTAATATTAATATAAAATAGAATGTGGCAAATAACATATCTAAATGAGCAAATAATGCGATAATTAATGCAACTGATGCCTGTTTTGTTGCAGTTTTAAATTTAGCATTATTTGTATATTTTAAACCATATAATATAAATAATGTAACAATTATTATATTAACCACAAACCCAGGATGATGCATATCCGTTATTAGAGTTCTCCTTTTTAATATGTAAATATTATGAATTAATACTACAGATACAAATATTATTAAAAATATAAATATAGAATTATTTTTTGATGTATATTCCAGCGTTTTATCTAATTGAGTTACTATGTATTCCGGCATTATATATAATAATTGATATTTTATTATTAAAGGATGATGTCATTATATTTAAAATGAATAATTATTTAAAACAATACCCGATCATCTATTATGATTTGGAAACAACTGGGTTCAGCTCGGTTACAGATGATATTTTAGAAATTGCAGGACTATCCAGTAATAGTAGAAAAATATTCCATGAATTTGTAAATACAACGATTGAAATTAAAAATTCACATATCCATGGTATTACAAATGATTATTTGAATACAAATGTATCTCTCACAACTGAGAATATAATTGATAATTTTATTAAATATGTTAATGGGGAAATTCAAAATAATTCAATCATGCTTATTGCTCATAATAATTTTCATTTTGATTCAAAATTCATTGATGTTATATTTAAAAAAAATAATAGAACAGTTCCAAATAATTGGATTTTTTTAGATAGCATTGATCATATAAAATATACAGTTCCAGGGTTACCAAGTTATTCGCTTGGTAATTTATATAAACGAATATTTAACACACCACTTAATAATGCACATTCAGCTTTAGGGGATGTTAAAGGACTTGAAAAGGTATATATTGAATGTGTTGAACATAATTTAATAGACACTGAATATCAATCAATGATCATGTCAGAAAATCAATTCATGAGAATTTCATCATTCCATTGTGATTTTTTTAAACAAAGTATCACGTTATTAGATATTCATGATTATGTACTTAAAATTTTAAAAAAAAATAATATAAACACACTTGATGACCTAGCATATTATTATAGAGATAATGATAATTTTGATAATGTTATTAAAAATACTATGAAAATTTCGTCAAAATATTATAGAAATCGAATTGGATTTTGGGGAGAATATTTAAATTTTATGAAACTATAAAATATATATTATTATTATATGGAAAATGAAAAAATTAATAATGCCATAGGAATATTTATAATACAACTATCAAAATGTAAACCAGGTGATATAAAACGCCGTAAAGATATTCATTCTAAAATAAAATATTTGACTTCTGTTAATAGAAGAATTTTAAATTTAAAAAGAATAAAAAATGCATATTCTTCCAAAATAAAAAATGTAGATTCTTCCAAAATAAAAAATGTAGATTCTGTCAAAATAAAAAATGTAGATTCTTCCAAAATAAAAAATGTAGATTCTGTCAAAATAAAAAATGTAGATTCTTCCAAAATAAAAAATGTAGATTCTGCAAATAAAATATACATATATTCTGCAAATAAAAGAGACGTAGATTCTGCAAAAATAAAAAATCATCATATTAAAATGATCATTACAAAACTATCTTAATTGATATTTAATATAATTTTTTTTATTTTCTTTACTGATTTTGTTTCATTAATTGTGACACCAAAATCAAAATCATCATCACCAATATCATCTTCAATGTCAAAATCATCGTCCAACTGTCCTTCAAGTGACTCCATGTCTTCATGTGTTAATTCAATACCATCCTCATCGTCATATATATTATTTAATATTTTATCCTCGTCAATTAATATATCAAAATTATTTGTCCCACCTTTTATAAATTGACCCATCATAATATTAGCAGAAACACCATTACAACTATCAACCTCTGCAAATACTGCTGCATTCATAACAATATCACTTACTTCTTCGAAGGAAGCCTTTGCAATAGGTCCTTTATCAAGTGATTTATTAATACCATGTCTGTCAATCTGCATAATATAACCCTTGGATGTCATTGCGTCAGATAATAATTCAATATGCCTTGGATTTGTTTTATCTTCTGTTAAAATTGCACCAAATTCATCGATATATTTACTTCTCACCCCCTCAATTCCAAATATTGCATAAATTTCATTTATATCATTTGAAACACTACGTGTTTGATCAATACTATCGTACATCATTAAATCTAATAAATTTGTTCCATCAGTATTTAATGTCCATTCCTTATCATTCTCAGCAACGCCATCTGGATGATACTTAACATAATTTAATTGCTCGATTCCTACATTTTTAATACCAGAAATACCTCTCAATCTTAATGTGAGAATATGCTTCTCAACATCATTCAAAAACTGAATATTATTATCTACGTCATCCAACTCTGTTATCTTTAATTTTAACACCAAAATACCTGCATTATTATCAGAAAATCTTGTGGTAATATATTCTTCAGAACTTGCATTATATAATATTGATTCTTCTACGTCATTCATCGTCAAATTGCGATTCATCATGGCCTCCTTATTAAATATTATCTTTAATGTCCACTTGGACAATGATGTTTGTGATGTTTGTGATGTTTGTGATTTTGTTGGTGTTTCCACATTCAAAATTTCATTGAAGATATTAAATGTATTAATATATTCATCCTCTTCAGTTTTAACATCTAATTCAGACGATTCATATAAAATTTCAGTGTTTTCTATAATATTTTTCATTGTTGTAAATTGCAAATCATATTTCAACTGGTCGGCCTTCTTTCTATCAAATCTGATTTCATCTTTTAAATAAATAGTCATTGATGGAGTCTTAATGTTTTTACTCTTATTTAATAATTCTTGTAGTCTTGGTACACCTGCTGTTACTACAACTGATTTACTTGCCACCCCGGAGTGATGAAATGTATTTAGTGTTAATTGAGTACTAACTTCTCCAAGTGATTGTGCTGCAATAACACCGACATTCTCACCCGGTGACATTAATGCAGATAGTGTTTTCATTTTAATATGTTCTATTATATAATCAAATGTAATTTTATTTAACTTGTACTCGATTATTACTTTTTTAGTTGATAGTAGATTCCGAATCAACATCTTAATTAATATTAAATTAGTCCCTAATTTGAAATATTTGGTAATATCTTTTTCTAATTTATCTAAACGACCAAGAATATATTCTGGTCCAATATTGGATATTTTTCCCGATTTGAATTTTTTAATAGCAGAACCAATAACTCTTTTTAAGTTAAACGGTGCATGGATTTTCACCGAATCTATAATATCCAATCGTTTATAAATATCATATCGAAGTTTGTGTCTCATATCCATTAAATTATTAAACTCATCATCCAATAACTTGTCAATTTTCTTATTTTGTTTAATACTTTTTGATACTGCCTTTGTTGTAATTAATTCCCATTTAATATCTTTTGGAAATTTAAATTGATGGCCCATTTCACTATTGCTAAATTTAATTAATGAGATTGACTGTGACTCTAATTTAACTGGGTCAAACCCATCATCTCCATAAATCATCTGAATAATATTATTATTTGAATTTCGAACTGTGTAATCATAATGAATTTTCAAATCTTCCATTCCCTTAATTAATCTTCTTGATATATATCCAGACGATGCTGTTTTAATTGCAGTATCAATTACACCAATTCTACCAGACATCGTATGAAAGTAATTTTCAGTCGGTGTCAACCCCTCAATATATGAATTTTTAATAAACCCCCTACTTCCTGGGGATTGATCGCCTTTTGGAAAATGTGGCAAAGTTCTATCTGTATAACCACATGCAATTCTTTTACCCCAAATATCCTGTTGACCAAGAGATGACATAATCTGAGAAACATTAATTGAGCTACCCTTTGAACCAGATCCCGTCTCTGGGATTGTTGTTAAAAAACCATTTTTAGGGTCATGTTTTTTAACATAATCTATCATTTGACTTGATGCTTTTTCAACCCCTTCACTTAATTTAACCATAATCTCAGACTCAAATAGTTGTTTCCTTAAATCATTGTCCAAATTATCATAAAATTCTCCTTTATAAACCTTGTGAATTAATTCATAAACGCTATCAACTGCACTATTAATTTTAACCTTGATATCTTCTCTTATTTTCTTTGGTGGTAATGCATCACCAAATCCTATACTAAAACTATGATCTATTAGCCATCTAGTCAATAAATTCTGAGTTGAATCTAAAAATATTCTTGCATCATTCCATCCATACATATTGTGAATTGTCTGGAGCAAGTGGCTATTTATAACTGATTTATTTAATTGCCCTCTAGTTAATTCTCCATTTATAATATCAAAACTTTTTCCTTGAATTGATAAGTCTGGTAATATTAAACTATAAATTTGCTGCCCTGTCCATTTCTTATTTCCATTTATATTATCTTTCGCTGGATAAAAATTACCATTAAATGTTTTACTAAACATCATCAAATTAAACATATCGTACTCACTAATTCTATTTTCATCTGTTGTGAATAAATATGCACCAACAAGAGTGTCTTGTACAATTTTAATAATTGGCCTAGAAGATGCTGGACTAATAATGTGTCTTGGACATAATGTTAACTGTTCCAATTCAACAATTGTTTGTAAACTATTTGGGACATGCATATTCATCTCATCTCCATCAAAATCTGCATTATATGGTGTAGTGACTGTAACATTTAATCTAAATGTATCATCTTGAATTACCTTAATCCGATGGCCCATCATACTCATTCTGTGTAGAGATGGTTGTCGATTAAATAATGCAATATCATCATCCCTTAAATGTCGATTAACTACATCCCCTTCGTGTAAAATTAAAGTATTTGGATCAACGTATTTTAATAATAACTCACATGGCGATGGAACTCCGTTACAATCGTAATTATTTTTAACAATTGATTTTGCACCTGGATATACAAGAGGACCATTCCTAATTAATTCATACATATTTCCAATATTATATTTTGTTACAATTTCTGGATATGTTATATTCATTGCAATTTTTATCGGTACTCCAAATTGATCAATACTCAAATTTGGATCTCCTGAAATAACTGTTCTTGCAGATCTATCACATCTTTTGCCCATAATATTTCCTCTGATTCTACCCTCCTTTGCTTTTAATCTTTTTCTTAATGTTTTATATGGTCTACCAGAACGATGTGAAATGGGAGATACCTTTGGAATATCATTATCTACATATGTTGCAACTGATAACTGCAATGCCCCCTCATATTGATCAATTATTCTTTTATCTGCACCATGTTCAATCTTTTGTCGTAATTGATTATTTGTTTTAATAATTGTTAACAACGAATGTGTTAAATCATCTTCTGCACGTTGGTTATTATCCTGTCTTACAGATGGTCTTACAAATGGAGGACATACTGGCAGTACTTCACATATCATCCATTCTGGTCTGCTATATTTATTTGAAAATCCAAGTAATTCACAATCTTCTTCTGAAATATTTCTAAATATATTTCTACATAACTCTGGGGTGAATAATTGTTGTGTTTTAATATCACTCTTCTTTAAAGATGCTTCATTAAATTCTCCTATGATTTTAATTATGTTATCCTTCTCTTTGATTTTATCGGCTGTTAATCTAACATATTTTTTTGGTTGGTCAGCAAAGCATCCATCATTGTGTTTGCATTTTTTTGTTTTAATCGCAATTTTTGAATATACGTGATTGAATCTATTTTTCCCCTTTTTTTTCCCAATCTCACTTATTATAGTTGCATCTGATTTATCAATTAAAATATTAGAACATCTAAAACAAACACATCTTAATAATTTAATTATAACTGGTATAAACTGATAATGAAATACTGGTCTTGCCAATTCAATATGACCAAAAAAACCTGGGCACATTGAATTATCATTTTCATCCGTTGGGCATAATCTACCAAAATCAAGGACACCCATACGAGGGTCAAATAAACCATTTATTTTTGGTTCTGTACCATCATATGTTTCAGGCAAAGATACCTCGCATACTGATGCTTCTTTAATTTCTTCAGGACTAAGTATCCCAAATTGGATAGACCTAACTGTTTCGATGTTATTTACATCTTGAAGTTCATGAACAAGTTTCGACATTACTAATATTGTATGTTATATTTTTATATAAAAAATTTATCATATTTTTTTTAATTTCATTACTTAAAACGTTCTTAATTATATTATAATAACCATGACAACTGACATAAAAAACAATAATCCATCAAATAACACAAGGAGTAAAAAAACAAAAAATATAGATTTTAAAGTTATTAAACATATCATTTTTGATTCGTCCAATTCGTCCAATTCGTCTGATTCGTCCAATTCGTCCAATTCGTCTGATTCGTCTGATTCATCCGATGATGAATCATATGATCCATCAATTAAAAAAAATAAAAAGAGTAAAAAAAGTAAAAAGATTAAAGTTGTTAAAAATATCAAAGACATCAAAGACATCAAAGACATCAAAGACATCAAAGACATCAAAGACATCAAAGACATCAAAGACATTAAAAATGATGAAAAGATCAAAGTTGTTAAAAAGGTCAAAGTTGTTAAAAAGGTCAAAGACATCAAAGACATTAAAGACATTAAAGTTGTTAAAAAGGTCAAATACATTAAAAATGATGGAAAGATCAAAACTGTTAAAAATGATGGAAAGATCAAAGATATTAAAAATGATGGAAAGATCAAAGATATTGATGACATTGAAGATGACATTGAAGATGACATTGAAGATGACATTGAAGATGACATTGAATTAGGTGAAGATGATTCCGACGAAGATTATGATCCATTGTTAGATGAGTACGATTATAAAGATGGGTTTTTAGTTGTAGACGAAGATTCAAGTGGAGATGTGCAATTAAAAATATTTGCAAAAATACTAGGACAAAAAATGTATGATGCAATTAATAAAAGATTAGATGAAGAAGAAGATATGGACGATGAAGATTATATGATGGAGGTAGATGGTGAAACTGGTGGCAATGTAGAAAGTAATCCAGAATCAAAATCAAAAACAAAAAAAAGAAAATATAACATTGATTTAAATATTCCAGAAAAAAATTATTTTAAAAAATTAAAGAAAGATGAAAAAGACCAAATTGAAAAAAATAATTTAGAAGTTGTTAATTATTCTAAAACAGAAATACCATTAAAAATTAAAATATTACAATCTAATATGCCTGTATCGAACAAATCTATTATTTTAAATAAAATACATGAGTTCCATCAAATGAGTGAACGGAGTTCTGGGTATAATAAAATGAAAAAATATATACATGGTCTTGATAAAATGCCATTTGGGAAATATATTGAAATGCCCATTAAGAAGACAGACTCACATAAAAAAATAAATGGATTTATCAAAGATGCATATAAATGTTTGGATGATTCGGTATATGGTCAGCAAGAAACAAAATTTAAAATTTTACAAATTTTAGCACAGTGGATTTCAAATCCCAATTCAAAGGGGAGTGTAATTGCTTTGCAAGGGCCTCCTGGAATTGGAAAAACAACCATTCTAAAAAATGGATTGGCAAAGGCATTAAAAAGACCATTCGCATTTGTAACACTTGGAGGTGCAACTGATTCATCATTTTTGGAAGGACATGGATATACATATGAAGGGTCAACTCATGGCAGAATCGCTGGAATTTTAATGGAAACCCAGTGTATGAATCCTATTATTTTTTTTGATGAACTCGATAAAATAAGTGAAACTAAACACGGGGACGAGATCGTCGGTATTTTAACACATTTAACTGATTCGAGTCAAAATACAGATTTTCATGATAAATATTTTGCTGGAATAGATATTGATTTATCTCGTGCATTAATTGTATTTTCATACAATGATCCTTCTAAAATTAATCCAATTCTGAAGGATCGGATATTAACAATTAACGTTAAAGGGTTTGATACCCCAGATAAATTCAAAATAGCACAAAATTATTTATTAAAAGATATTATTCAAAATATTGGATTAGATAATGGTGATATTATTTTCACAGAGGATGTTTTAAAATTTATAATCACAACATTTACCAATGAAAAAGGTGTAAGAGAATTAAAACGTTGCCTGGAAACAATTATTTTAAAAGTGAATTTAATGAGGTATACCGATATGGAAATTGGATTTAGAATAGAAAATATAAAATTCCCAGTAACACTTACCAATGATGATATTATCAAATTAATGAAAGAAAAAGATATAGACCCTCATAAAGATTTATGGAAAAACATGTACATGTAAATGTTCATGTAAGTGTTCATGTAAGTGTTTCAATCTATAAATATTATGCAATATAAATCATATATATTTTCGTTATAATCTTAATTTACTATTGATATGTATTGAGATGTATTGATATGTATTGATATGTATTGATATGTTCAATTTATTTATAAGATGTTCAATTTATGTGTTCAATTTGTTCAATTTGTTCAATTTATTTGTTCATTTATTTGTTCAATCTATTTGTTCAATTTATTTGTTCAGTTAAACTGACCCATGTATATTTCACTAAAATCTTCAATTGACCTAACCCGTTTTCGGTTCATGTCATTGTCATTGTCAATGTTGTCAATGTCATTGTCACTGTTGTCAAATCTGCAAATGTTGTCAAACTCATTGTTCATGGTGCCATTGTGATTGTTCATGTTCATGCTGTCATTGTCACTGTCAGTGTCATTGTTCATGGTGCCATTGTACCGTCGACTACTTTGGTTGATCAACCCTATGTCAGTGTCATTGCCAGCAGAAGTGTCACGATAAGTGTCACGATCAGTGTCATTATTAGATCGTTTAATCGTCTCATCATAATTTATTTTATTTATTTCACTTATTTTATTTCTTTCATGTTTTAATTGTTTTAATTGTCTTAATTGTTTTAATTGTTTTAATTGTCTTTCATGGGTTAATGTGTTATTTTTATCATTATCATATATGGATCTCGGATGGTAGGTATCATGTTTAGATCGTTCAATCGTATCATGATAATATCTGTCATTTCTTTCATTTCTTTCATTTATGTCATTTCTTTCATTTCTGTCTTTTCTTTCTTTTCTTTCTTTTCTTTCTTTTTTGTTTCTTCTTTTATTTCTTCTTTTATTTCTTCTTTTTTTTTTTATATGCTTAGTTCCAGAATCATTGCGCTTATTATTGTACGTGTTGTACGTGTTGTTTTTATCATTATCATATATGGATCTCGAATTGTAGGTATCATGTTTAGATCGTTCAATCGTATCATGATAATCTCTGTCATTTCTTTCATTTCTTTCATTTATGTCATTTCTTTCATTTATGTCATTTCTTTCATTTATGTCATTTCTTTCATTTATGTCATTTCTTTCATTTCTATCATTTTTTGATTCTTCAATTGCATTATTTAATCGCACCTGGTGGGTTGATTGCACCTGTTGGGTTGATTTAATTCTCCCCAAATATGTTTTTAAATAATTTAAACGTGACATGTGCCTGAGAGTCTCAACACTATTTTCCGCATTATACAAATATAACTTAACCGATGCTATTTCGTTACAAATACCTTGTTCAGTTCGTGGACTGCTATAAACTTCAGATTTATTATTACGTTTACTAAAACTTTGTTCAGTTTGTGGACTGCTATAAACTTCAGATTTATTATTACATTCACTAAGACTTTGTTTAGCAAGTGCAGTACATAAACCTCCCATTTGTTATTAATGTTGTTAAAGTTGTATAAGTTGTATAAGTTGTATAAGTTGTATAAGTACTTATAATTAATTGTAATAGACACTTTTTAGTGTCACTTTTTAGTGTCACTTTTTAGTGTCACTTTTTAGTGTCAGTTTTTAGTGTCAGTTTTTAGTGAGAAAAATTGATTATTATAATGTTCAAAATAATAGTTTTAATAATAAAATGCTATATATAATTTTATTATTTATTTTTTTTTGTATATTTATATCACTATATGATTATTACATTGATTATTACATTGATGATTACTGGGAATCATCTAATGATCAATTAGTTGGTTCATATGGTACCTATGGTACCGATGGTACCGACGGTATTATTTCAAGAAAAAGAACACACAAAAGAACACACAAAAGAACACACAACCGGCCACACACACGGCCACACAAACGGCCACGATCACGTACACGGTCACGTACACGCAAACGGTCACGTCCACGGTCAGTATAACCTTAAATAGCCAAATATACTTGATAATATTCAAATATTAAGTAACATGACTGGTTAAATATTATAAATGAGATAAATGAATTATTATAAATGATTTATTAAAAAGAATCATCAAAATAATTCTTATTTCCACCTCGATGTTGTCCAATAAAATCACGTTGTTCTTGTGTAGTACATACGCTACCATTACTTGTAGAAAAAGATGATGCACATCCTATTTGTGAACTTTTATTTTTATTAAAATAAAACATAGATTCTTTTGGCAAAGGAACATACATAACTTCGTGTTTTAATGGAAGAGGGGTGCCTTGCGGTACATAAAATTTACCCTCAAGTGTTTCAGTTTCAACTTTTTTATTTGATTTAAGTTTTAAATTATCAAATGATCCCGGGACACCATTTCCCATACCATATTTAAGATTTGCTGGACGGTTCATTGAATCAAAAAATTTTGAATTCATAATATCATTCATTCCGTTGTTCATATTTATATATTATGCTTATAAAAAAAATATCAATCTTTATGTAATTCTAGATGAATTTCCAACGGTTTATTAATATAAAATATGTCATCCATTATAAAATCATTTACATTATTGTCTGTACACTTAATTTTTGTTGAAAATATATGTTTTATTTTCATATTTAACCCAATATCTATATAAAAATTATTTTTAGGACCTAACAGCTGATTGACTTCCTCTGTTGAATCTACCTCTGTTGAATCTACCTCTGTTGAATCTACATCTGTTGGATCTACATCTGTTGGATCTACATCTGTTGAATCTACATCTGTTGAATCTACATCTGTTAGTCTCATAATAGTGCTAATAGCACTTAAAAATCTATATTTATATCCATATTCAAGTTTTGTCATATAGGGGTATGGTGGAAAATTATATTCAGAATCATATATTACCTTGTATTTTTTACCCAATAAATTATAAGATATTACTACACATCCTAGATTATTATCTGTCATTTTATTTGCAGTAGTATAATCTATTAAATCTCCAGATTCTCCCTTTAACAAATTTTGTTTATCGTATACATTGCACTGAGTTACTATAGAGTTATTTGTTCTTTTAATTCTATTGTATTTTGTATATTTATATAATATATAATCTGTAATTTGATATTTATAATAATTAATTCCGAGTGATATTAATAAAAACATGAAGGCAAATGAGTAATAAAACATTAAAATTGATTCTAATAATGATTAAAGACACTGCTTTATATATTATTTAAAATGAATAATACATTTCCAATACTTTACAAAAAAAAAACAAAACGCACATACTTATGGCAAATAGGTGTTATTAAAGAAAACAAACAGATTTACATTATTACATCACATGGTGTTAAAGGTGGTAAAATGGTTTCTCATAAAAAGGAAATTACAATTGCAAAGAGTAAAAAAAATATTAATGATCAAGCTATATTTGAGGCACAATCAAAATGGAAATCAAAACAAAATAAAGAAGGGTATTCTGTGAATGAGAATGAATCAAATTTGGTTATCAGACCAATGTTAGCACATACTTTTAAATTTGAATCTCTTACAAAAAAAGGAAGAAGTGTTAATATTAAATTACCTGCATACTGTCAGAGAAAATTTGATGGGATCAGATGTTTAGGATTTATGAAAAATGGAAAACCTGATTTAATGTCACGTCAAGGGGTTCAATTTGTATTTTTTAAAGAAATTAAAGAGGACTGTGACAAAATGATTAAAGCATCAGGTATAAAAGATTTATATTTAGACGGTGAATTATATTCAAATGATATACCATTTCAAGAGATTACTGGATTAGCGAGACTAAGTAAAAAAGTTTCAGACAAAGATCAAGTTAAGATGAAATTAATGAAATTATTTATTTATGATTGTTTTTCCCCATCTAATCCTGAATGGCCTTTTGATGAAAGATTGGCAATGTTAAAAAAATTATTTAAGATTCATTATGATAATCTAAATTTAACAAAAACTTTTAAATGTAATACTCCATCTGATATTAAAAAATATCATACCGAGTTTGTTAAAAATGGATATGAAGGAGTTATTTTGAGAAATATTAAATCGCCATATGAAATTGGTAAAAGAAGCAAACATCTTCAAAAATATAAAGAATTTATGGATGATGAATTTAAAATCATTGGGTTTAAAGAAGGTGTGGGTGGTTCGAAAGGAACTGTTATATGGTTATGTGAAACAACAGATGGGAAACCATTTTCAGTTAGACCAAAAGGAACAACAAGTGAACGAAAAAAACTTTATGAAAATGGGAATAAATATATTGGTAAAATGTTGACTGTTATTTTTCAAGAATACACCGATGACGGAATTCCAAGATTTCCTGTCGGAAAAGCAATCCGACACATAATGTAATATTGATTATTATATAATATTCATATAAAACTCACTATACACCCCTTTGTAGTTCAATTATATTTTATATATTTATAAACATTAAATTTAAATTACGTGCATTATTGTAATAAAATCTAAGTAATATTATAACAATTATGAGCGATAACCAACAATTAACAGAAATAGAGCAAGCAAAGGCAGACGCACAGGAATTGGTTAGACTGAACGGTTTATTAACAACTGCAAAGACAGCGGCTGCAACTGCAGTTGAAAATGCAGCTGCTGCAGAATTTGGATCACAAGATGCGATTACAGAGGCAGAAACGTCAAAAACGAAAGCACAACTTGTAATTGATGCCGCTCAAGCAGTAAAAGATCATGCA